AACTGGTGCGACCGGACAAGCTGGTACCCCAGCTCTGTCTACGTCGAAGAGGAAGTCGCCACCGACAGTGGCGACCACACGACCTACAACCTCGCCCACCAAGAGGTGATTGATACCTTCCACGGCAAGATCACGTTCGAGGATTTCCTGAAGGACGGCTCGAACCGCAGCTACCGGGTGGCAGTTACGGTCGATGACGTGGCGAAGGTCGAACAGGACCCACACACGGGGTCCGGTGGCGACTTCACCGTGAACTACGCTCTCGGCAAGATCACGTTCCTCGCCGCGCTTCAGGGAACGGAAGTGGTGAAGGTCACCTATCACTACGCCAACGGCAGCTCCTTCACCGTGGCCCCGATTGCGGGCAAGACGCTCGTGATCGAGAAGGTGGAGGTTCAGTGCTCGGATGACCTGGAGATGCTCGACACGTTCGTCTTCCAGGCGTACGGGCTCGTGGACGTGTTTGCGCCCTACCTCATGGAGCCGCCGTACAACCTGCCCTCGGGCACCAAGATCGCTCTCGGTGACCCGCTGAAGTACAAGACGATCAACGACATCATCAATGACAGCAATCACAGCTACCCCTCGTATCCAGCCATTGGTGGTAGTGGGTGGCGGGCGAACAAGAAGCCGCTCTGGATCTTCGCCTGGGACTACGACGTGGGCAGCACCCTGCTCCACTCCAGCTACGGGATGGAAGTCCGGATCAGCCTGGAGCACGAAACGAAGAGCGGGGGAACCAGTGCTACGGCGACGCTCTACTGCACGAGCGAGGACGAAGTTCTACCGTGAGCTACGATGCCTGCTGCTTCGCTGTTCGTTGGGGGGAGATTGTGGCTAGTGGAAGATCTCCATTGTGGCTACATGGCGACGTGCCCTGTGACTCGCCTAGTGATCGTCAGTGAGACGTTTCAAGGACTGGTCTACGATATTTGCGACGAGATGGGCATTGAAAGAGTGGAATTGACATCTTGCACTGGGACGGACAAGACGCCTGTGAAGGGCTAGACCTATGACAGGGCAGCTTCCGAAGATCACCATCGCTCCGATATTCGACTTGTGGAGTTTGATCCACTTCGGCTTCTGGGCCTTCATCTCGAGCACAGTCGGTGCCTGTTGGGAGCCGCCGCTCTGGGTGCATCTGCTCTACACGCTGGTTGGGAGCTACATCTGGGAAGGGATCGAGTATCCCTTGCAGAGGAAGTACCCTGCCAGGTGGAGCTACCGTCTGGAGGGCAAGCTCAACGCCTTCGTCGGTGATCCGATCTCGAATCTTCTCGGAGCCGCCTTTGGGTGGTTCGTGGTGGCCTATTACCGGAAGCATTTCTGGGTTTGGAGGAAGAAGTGAGCCGTGACCCAAAAACGACTCATTGTACGGATCCTCTGGGAGTGCCCATGGTGCGGGAAGCTCTGGACTCAGAAGCCGACACCCCGGTCGACATGCCCCACATGTCATGCCGTTGTGGGGGAAAGGGGCTGGGCATCACGGTCGGGTTCTCCACCACCAACAAGTGGATCTCCAGAATCATCCGATGGATCACTGGTGGTAAAATGAGCCATGCCTGGATCGCCTACGACGACTTCACGCTCGGCCTGCGGATGGTGATGCAGGCTGAGGCGTGGGCGTTTGAGGTCCGACCGTGGCAGCGGTGGATCAAAGAGAACAAGTGGGTGGCTGAGTTCCGGATGATTGGTGGTCGTCAGCATGTGGCTTTGCGGAAGAGAGCCCGTGACCTGGGGGCGAAGTACGACTGGGCTTCCGGATTGTGCGTGGGTATCTCTGCGTGGTTCAAGCGCTGGATCAAGTCCGGGTTCAGCTTTCGACCTAGTCGCACCCCAAAGAGATTGATGTGCTCCGAGGCCGTCGTGCGCTTCCTGAAGGACGCCGGGTGTCATAGTGTCTCCGATCTAGACGAAGAGCTGACATCCCCTGCAGAGCTGTACGACGTTGTGAGAAGCTCAAACGACTTCATGCCGGTGAGACGTCATGGCTGATACTCCTAAGAAACGAAAGACGGCTCCTACACAAGAGTTGTTCGCAAAGGTGATGGCTAAGTTGGAACGGCAAGACAAGCGCCTCAAGGTAATTGAGACACAACAGACCTTGATGCTCTCCTCCCTTCAGCGGCAGGGGCAGTTAACGGAGGACGTTAACCGTCGCTGCATGGAGAAACTTGGCCTGAAGTGCCCACTAGTGGAAGATGACGAAGATAACGGTACTGGCGCAGAAGATAATGGCAAGAATCTGTCAATAGTGGAGCAGTAAACATGGATGCGGCACTTGGACCAGTAATCTCTGCGCTTCTCAAGATGGGGGCACCTTGGGTGATCACTGCTGTGTTCGTTATGCTTTTTTGGGCAGAGAGGACTCAGAAGGATGCTTTGGCCAATAGGCTATATGATCTAGGTATGGCCATGGTCAAGACCAACACCGAGATGGGTCTAACTCTGAGAAAAGTAGAACACGATATTGAGGAGATTCGGAGGAATGACCATGAGTGATCCGAAAGACGACGAAACTTCTATTGGATCAATACTGATGGCCATGGGGGCGGTCACAGTGGAGCAGCTTAAGGTTGCCGTAGAAGAACAGAAGATCGCTTCGGAAGATGTTCTTCTGGGCAAAATCATGGTAGCTTCTGGTTGCATATCGCCTGAGCAGCTTGAGGTGGCTCTCAGTGCTCAGGCTGGTCTTCGTAGCAAGAAGAATGTGAAACGGGCTTACGCCCAAGCATCCATTGCAGAGAGTAGCGGAGCTGTAGTGGTAGGAATCGCATCGTTGGTTAGGAAGCAGTCTGAGATAACTCGTAAGAGCAGAACGGGTCAGGACTACCCGGCTGTCACTGACGATATGATCTGCAAAATGAGAAAGCCATAGATGTCATTCGGACCTACAGTACAAATTCAGTCCGGCGCCAAGGAGCCGATTGTTGTCATGGTCGTTGACAACAACGGTGATCCTATTGCTGGCTTGATTGACATCAAGCTAAAGGTGCGGCGCAACAGCGACGGATTCTACTTGGATTGGTCCGACAACATCTTCAAGGCCACCGTGACCCAGTTGCTGCAGGCCCTAGACGAGATCTCGGCGACCTTCAGCCCAGGGGAATATCACCTTAGTACTGTCACCCACATCGATGGATTCGACACGTCCACGTTTGCTGGAGCGCTGCCGGAAGAGGTGTACTTTTTCACAGCGGTTCAGGACGGTGGCAGTACTGCTGCCAACGTCCCTCAAATTGGCGAGATCAAGGTCGGCGGGTACGTCGACAATGTTGTTGAAGATCGGCTGCCCGTGATCTTTTAGGAGAGGACCATGTCCTATATCGCAGTGCTTCAAGGGGTTCCAACGTGGCTGCCGTTCGTTGCCGCCGATGTCAACACCGGAGCGCCTCGAGTTGGGATCACTTTCAGCCAGGTGGACGTAGCCTATAAGAAGGCCACTGATCCAAGTTTCATTCTCAAGCTTCTCTCGGGTCCTGATTTTCGAGAGAACGGCAACGGTGTCTACGAGATTTTGTTCTCATCGGGTGAGCTGGCAGTAGTTGGCTCATTCATTTTCGTGGTGAATGGAAACGGATCGCTGCCGTCGCCGCCTATTCGGCAGGCTCTCACCCAAGCGGTTGTCCAGTCGTCCAGTACCTACACACCTGGCACAATCAGTCTCAACACCAACATCCTCACGGGAAACCTGGTTGATCTGAAAGGTGTGGCCATGGTGGGTGAGGCAGTCAGCGCCCGATTGCTACAGGCGCCTGGCATCTTGGGGACGAACCCCAATCGTGGTGGTGTCGGAACCCAGATTGTGGCTGCGAAAACAGATCAGGCTGGGTTCTTCGCCCTCGAGGTGATTCAGGGTTCAGTGATTGATGTGGTGATCCCAAGCATCAACTACAGGCGAACGCTGACTGTCCCTAGCAACGCGACAGACAAGCTGTTCGACATTCCATAGGACGGAACCATGGCGGCCCCGACAAGCATCACTGTCAAGTTGGATCTCGACGAGTACAGCAAGTTCGAGAAAGACCGCCGCACGATGACGGTGACCTGGACTGCTGCGGGCGGCGGCGACATGAGTGGGCACGTTCTGAATCTGGAGCTTCGCAAAGCTCGTCGAGATCGTACGAGCGTGGCCTACACCAAGACCTTCGCGATTGTTGGCACTACTGACCCCGTATCTGGGACCTGGCTGATCAATTTGAAAGAGGATTGTGTCGATTCGGAGTTCATCAACACAATCCGTCGTGGGTACTACTTTGTTCGCGTCTCTCTGTCCACCAACGTGGCTGTCTATGGAGATTCGCCCGATGTTCCGATCTCCATTATGACTCCTGCGTTCCTACAGCAACAGTTCCTTTTTGGACTGCCGCTGGAGGCACGCGAACAGAAGATGGTCAAATTTCAACCCACTAACATCTCAGGTGTGGAAATCATCGAGGCCAGCCAGAGCCATCCCGTTGGGTTCTGCGCACTGACTTACGTGTACAACGATCCTCCAACGCAGCGTCAGTTGTCTTGGGGCGCCGGCCCGCTGGTCTCGATCACAGCACCAGGAAGGTACTTGCTGAAGTACGATTGCAACGGATCGGACTACATCGTGGTCCAGATTCGAAGTCTCTCAGCGTTGCCAACAGCGGGAGCCACCGACGATCTCTATATGTCGCATGCAAAGATCACTGACGCCATGATGCGCAGGTGGATTGAACAGGCGTGTGACTGGTTGGAGAACGACAAGATCGCTGGAGTGTTCCTTGAACCAACCAGGCTGGTCACTGATGTGGTTCTTCCTGGCAACGTGATCCCAGATTGGGATTTGATCATTCCGCCCATCACCTATTACCAGATGACGGCGGCCAAGTGGATCGACATCCTCTTTCCGTACATGAGCCTTCTGAGGCTGAATCGGCTCTTCGGAAAGATCGCCAACACTGAAGTGATCAATATTTCCCTGGACTGGATTGAAATCTCGGAGAAGAACGGTTTGGTGCAGCTGATTCCGTTCAACTCTTCCACGTCCAATCAGTTCCTGGGCATGGTGTGGGTGTCTGCCTTGAGCGGACCCATCGAGCTTCCTAACTTCTGGCACTTCGATGCCATTGCCGGCTTGCGAGATGTCGATCCGATCCTAATCGAGATCATAGGCAAGAAGGCTGCAATGGATGCTCTCACGCAGGCGGGGCACGCCTACCGAGGAGGCTTCTCGAGCCAGTCCATTTCACGCGATGGTGTGTCGGAGAGCGTATCCTACACAGCCAGTGCCATCTACGGGATCTACGCAGCAACTATTGAGGATTACAACAAATTCCTCAACCGGGAGATCAAACAGATCAAGGGTAGGTACCGAGGCTTGAACGTGGTGGTGCTGTAATTGTTGCCTGGGATTTCAACTACTTTATAATGGCGGACCAATGGCACCTCGTGGATCAGGATTAGGGATCGACTGGAACTTTCCAGTTCATCACGGGCTCATCGATGAACGCGGGGAAACCGTGATCCACGAGATCGGTCTGCGCTGCACGTGTCTCAACGAAGACACCATGGCCGGCGAGATTGAGCAGACTCATGTTCCCAGGAAACGAGTGACATTCCGCTGCGATATCTGTGGCGGAATGGGACTCATCTACAGGGATCCTAAGAAGATCGTCGCTCTCGTCACAGGGATCTCGGAGGACTACTCGAGAGACGAACAGGGTTGGCTCAGCCCTGGTGACTGTCTGATGTCTCCGCATCCCGAGTACATAGTCAGCGCCGGAGATAGGATTACCTTCACCTGGACGCAGCCGATTCCAGATGGACAAGTGATCGTGCGGGGAGCTGGAACCTTCAGCGACAACAGCACCAGGAAGACCGAGATCGATGAGTCAGAAGATCGACTTTGGTACCATGCTGCAAAGAGCCTGTGGTGCGAAGATCGAAATGGAAAGATCTACCAGCCCAACGGTGACTTTGTCCTGGATGGCAGCAAGGTGATCCGGTGGGTCGGGAACCGACCCAACCTGAATACGCCTTACACCATCAAGTACGAGGCCTACATCGAGTGGAAGGTCTTCACTCCATCTGGGGCCAGAAGAGATCGTGACAGGGACCTGGGAGATCGCGTCTATCTCCGCAAGAGTCACCTCGTCAACCCAAACGACAACCCGCAGGTGCGAACAGAGGACCGCATTCGCTTCTGCGCCAGGCTGGGATGCTGATGGTCGAAACCCACATCAATATCAAGATCGAAGTAGATCTTGGTGAGATCGGGAAGACGATCGAGAAAGCTGCCAGCGATGCTTTGAAGCAGCTGGCGACCCAGGCCTATGAGGAGTGGCAGTCTGAGGCAGGCCGCCGGCTGAAGACTACACGTCGCCGCTATCAGGATGCCCTCCACTGGACGATGAAGAGCGATACCGAAGCTGAGATCACTCTCTTCGCCAGAGACAAGAAAACGAACTGGATCGTTACAGCTTTGGAACGTGGTGTTGGGCCGTACTCGATCCGTGATGCTGCATTGAAGAAGGCCAAGCTCCAAACCAGTCGGACGATGAGCGACAAGCAGCGACGTGCCATGTTTGCCTACCTGGCCAGCGTAGGTCGATTGGGTCTTCCGCCGACTCCGTTTGCAGACATCCCGTTTCGCTCGCAAGGATCACTTGAGCAAGGTGATCCAAATTCTTGGAGGCGTATCTCCAAGAACACGAAACCTGGAAGTTGGAAACATCCAGGCTTCAAGCCTGGTGGATCGGGTGGTCCTGGACCTCTGCGGCCAGCGATCGTGGAGTACATCCAGAAAACAGCAGGCGACATCTTCACGCAGGTGTTCGCTTCAAGGATGAAGGCATGAGCATCCTTCCAGAGTATGTCCTGCAGCAGGCTCTCGTGCGCGGTGTGCGGGCATTCCGTGAAGACCAGACCCTTGTGCAGATGCTGTTCCGGAATCTCCATCAAGAAGACGTGATGGGATTGATCAAATTCCTTCGCGATAACACGATTGACATCGCGTTGAATTATCCTGAAGCACCGATCTCTGTTCCGGCTATTGTGATCACTCTCAAGAACGAGACAGAGAGCCAAGGCTTTCTTGGTGACGTACTGCAGCCTCCCAAGAGCATCAGAGCGACGGGGCACCCATTCCCGATGGAGGATGTAGAGGACCCAGCGGACGTACTGGGAGGTGGATCGGTCACAGACGTCGGTTTGAGCGATCAGCTTTTGGAGAGTCCGATTCAGGCTCTCGGTGGTACCTCTACTTCGCTCACGTTCTCTCTGCAGTCACCCTTCAAGATTTCTGATCCGTTTGAGGTGGACAACCTCCAGATCAGGGTTCTTCAGGGTACAGGTGCCGGTCAAGTTCGACAGGTTTCTAGCATCACGCCGAATCAAGTGTCCGGTACGGTGGCAGTAGAAGTGGATGCAGCTTGGGGAACTCCTCCTGACAGCACGTCGATCTTCTCTTTCTTCACAAGAGACCCGTTTGGTGTCCAGGGTGAGCCATCCAAGCTCTACGACAAGTCATCTGTGATTGAACGTATTGGGGCCCACTACCGAGTTTCCTATCAGCTGCTCATTGGCGGCCCTAATGCCGAGATCACGTTGTTCCTGTACGCTATCGTGAAAGCGATCATGTTTGTCAACTACACCTATCTTCAGAAGAGCGGGTTCATCAACCTGAAGATGAGTGGAACTGACTTTGTGACGAAGCCTGAGTACTTTCCAAGTAGATCTTATGCTCGCGCTTTGATCATGGAGTTCGAGCATTCGTTCGATGTGTACCTGGAGGTTGCGGCTGTCAACAAGCTCAGACTGGACATTGGAGTCTACGATCCGAATGTTGGTGATGGTTCAGGCACGGAACGGGTCGTTTCGTCAGTTGAGTTTGATCTGAATCAATAAAGGAGACCGGTCATGGCGACGAAAGTAGTTCGCAGTGAAAGCACGACGACCGAAGCTCCGGCTCCTTCTGCCTCGAACAGGTCGGAGGAAGTCGTTGCCCAGAAGTCGTCACAGCCCGTTGATCCCCCGATGCTTGTGACTTTCGATCGGTGGTTTGCGGCCAAGAAGTACAAGCCCCACTGGAAGGATGGGATGTTGGCCTTCACCAACACCGATGGTCGAAAGACCATGGAAGAGTGGGACTCCATCTTCAAGAAGTACTAACCAGGGTAGGAGCGAACAATGGCAAGATCAGTAACTTGGAACGGTATGACCCAGTACCGTCCGGGCGGGTTGACAAGGATCAACGCAAGCGCTCTCGCCCAGATCGGACTGGCTACCAACGGCATCATCGGCCTTGTCGGTGAGGCCGATGGTGGGCAACCACAATCGATCGTCACGATTGACGATCCCGCTCTCGCGAAGGATACCTTCCGAAGCGGCCCACTCGCTGATGCGATCAAGATCGCCTTTGATCCATCGAACGACCCCAGAATCCCTGGAGGGGCTTTCAGGTGCCTATGCATCAGGACCAATGATGGCACCAGGGCAACCCTGACATTGTACAACCGCTACTTCTCGGGGACTGCGGCAGCCGGTAGTTCGACAACCGTGATCAATGTGACGGGAGGGGCTTTCACACCTGATGCCCTCATCGGCAGTCAGCTGACGATCGGAAACGAGACCCGGGCGATCACGGACAACGATGCCACCTCGATCACGGTTGGAGTGGCGTTCTCTGCAGCACCGAGTGCAGGAACGGCGATCGAGGTTCTCGCTCCGGTCATGGTGCTGACCAGCGTCGACTACGGTGCCCACGCCAACATGGTCACCTTCGAGTTCGAGCCTGGTGTCAGCAAGGGCGAGGTCTGGACTGCAGCCTTCGAGAGCAAGCAGCAGGTCAGCCAAGACCTGGGTGGAAAGGCATTCCTTCAGGTCGAGTACGTCGGTCAGTTCACAACGACGGTCCTGGCCTCGGGAGTGACGACGGCAGGTGCTGCTAGCAGCATCACCGACTCCCTGGCTACCTTCGGTACGCTGACCAACCTGTTCGTCTACGTGTCGGGCGGTGGTCTGATTCAGCCGAACCTGCGCAAGATCGCATCCAACACTGGAACTCAGATCGACACGACGAATCCGTTCAGCGGCGTGCCCGCTGCCGGTGCTACCTATGAGGTTCGCAAGGATCAGATCCTAACTGGCACGGCTACCGGTGGAGGTGCCAGCAGCATCACCCTGGCCGCTGATCGCCACCTCGGTGTCGACGAGTTGGTTGGCATGCAGATCGTGATCACGAGCGGAACAGGTGCAGGTCAGCGCCGGATCATCACCGCCAATACGGCTGGGGTCAGCTCTGTGGTCACGGTGTCGCAGCCGTGGATCACGGTTCCGTATCTCTTGGCCACTCCGGGTGTGTACTCGATCCGTTATGCCACAGAGGCAACCGGATCGTTTGTAGGGTCCGCAGGCAAGGCCACCGGGTTCAGCACTTCGGTGGCGGTCAATGGGGCGGTAGCTGCGACGCAGCTAAACATCACCTTCGCTCCTGGTGACACGCTGGAGACGTTGGTTGGGACCATCAACGCCAACACCAACTACGTCGCCACGATTCCTTCGGGAGTCAACAAGCAGACCACGCTCTCGGAGTCGTTCGATTTCGATCTCGGCAATATTGGGGTCGAGCTTCGCAACGATCGGGGCGCGGTCCTCACGCAGCCGAACCCAACCTACAGTTACACGGTCCCGTGGCCGAACAACTTCAAGCGGGACTTGCAAGTGGCGATCGACGACATCAATGCCACCTGCGAGCTGCTGACGGCGGCCAGGGCTGCGACCACTCCGATTGCCGGCATGGGTCGTCCAGCTTGGACCGGGACGGGAAGTTCCGGCACTGTAGGCGACAGCATCAAGTACCTAGCTGGCGGTACGAGAGGCACCAGCTCGAACTCGGCTTTCCAAGCTGCTCTCGATCTGCTTCTTGGGGTCAGGGCCAACTTCGTCGTTCCTCTGATCTCTTATGATCTGACGGCTGACGGCTTCGGCTCCGATGCCATGTTCGCTTCGGTGGCGGCTCAGCTCAGCGCTCACTGCAAGGCAGCCAATGGCGTCGTCAAGTCGGAGCGCGGTGGCCTCCTGGGCATGGAGGGAACAAAGACGGAGATCCTCGACGAGGGTGCCCAGCTCAACAGCACCGATATTCAGCTCTCTGGCCAGAAGCTGAAGGTGCTGAACGTGGACGGCACTCTCACGATCATGCCTGAGTGGTCTCTGGCGGTGGCGGCAGCAGGCATGCGAGCGGGTGCGCCGGAGGTTGGCGAGCCGCTGACTCACAAGTACATCAAGACCTACGATCTGCTTCAGGATGCCAGCTGGGATCCTCTCGATCGCACGGACGCCAACCAGATGATCGGCGGTGGTTTCCTCTTCGCCGAGTACATCAAGGGCAAGGGCACCAGGTTCGTCCGTGACCTCACCACCCACGTCCAAGACGACAACCTGGCCTACATGGAAGGTTCCGTTCGAGACTGCGTTCGCTACATTGCTTACGGTCTGCGGACGCTGCTGGAAGATCGATTCACAGGTGTCAAGGGCACGCCAGCCAATGCATCTGGGATCAAGCAGGCCGCTGCCACGTGGCTGGACGCAGCCAACGCCGAGAACATCTGTGTGACCTCACTCAATGAGAAGGGAGTGCTGGTGCCGGGTTACGAGAATCTGCGTGTCACGATCTCTGGTGACATTGCAACGGTCAAGGTTCAGGTCTATCCGGCAGTCGGGATCAACTTCCAGCTCAACGACATCTACCTCCAGCTGCCTAGGCAGGCTGCTTAAAGGGTTTGAAAAGGAAAAAGGAGAAACACCATGTCGATCAGCATTCCAGCAATCGTGGACGCGCAGCTTGCCAGCCTGAAGGCCACTCTTCTGCCTGTCAATGATGCGGTCACCAAGACCTCCAGCTCTCCGGTTCCGCCCTATGTGCAGGGCAACCGGGTAGCCGATCTGTTTCGGCTGCTCACGGGCCTCATCGACGCCGGCCCGCTGACGGCCACAGGCGGTACGGCGACTTCGGTTCAGGACACTGGGGCCTTCACCGGGGTCAACAGCTTGGTGGGGGCCAAGGTGACCTTCGTGGGAGATGTGACCGCAGCTCTGGCTGGGAAGTCGGCCTACGTGCTGACCAACACCACGGGTGCCCTGTTTTTTGCCCCTGGGGCGCTCCCAGCGACTCCACAGGCAGGTGATACCTACTCGGTCGAGTTCACCTCGGTGGATACCGATCTGGCCGTCCTGGACGGTGGGAAGGGCACTGGCAACAGCCAGTCGAATCCCTACAGCTCAGGCCCGAGTCTCATCAACGCCATGATGAAGCTCATTGCCCAGTTGGGTGGTGCGCTTCCGTCCTGGCTGGATTTTCACGCTGCCGAAGCATTCCATGTGGGATCCCCGCATGGTGGAGCAGGGTCTCTCGGCCATGGTGGAGCCCAGCTCCTGGCGTCCGGGATCCAGCTCGTCCGGGACACGGTAGCGGCGTACACAAAGCCTGCGTAATCTCAACAGGTTAACGCAGGATCTGCATTTCTTGACACCCTCGAGCGGACCAGCGTACGCTCGTCTACAAGATCCTGTTGTCCGCCAGGCCACAGGAACAGGACATCCCGGGGGGCTTTGGCCCCCCGGGCTCTGTCTTACTCGCCAGCGGCGCACCCTGGTCCGGATCGCTTCCCACGATCCGCCTTCAGTGCGCCCACTTCAAAGTGTTGATCTGAATAACAACAAGGATCGGAGGATTCTGTCATGGGTCTTGCAGCCCCGAACTACAGTGGTTCCCCGCAAGTGTTCTCGGGAGCGAGAGCACGATTCTACTACGATTCCACGCCAGTTGGCTATGCGGCCGGAGTCAGCGGGGAGGAGACGATCGACTATGAGCCGATCGAGGTACTTGATCTTCTGGAGGTCCGGGAGCACGTACCGGTGGCCTACCGGGTAACGCTGTCAGCGCAGATCTTCCGGGTGATCGGGGATTCGCTCAAGCAGCAGAACATCTTCCCGAAGCCCGAGGACATCATCACCTCGAACGCGATGTCGGCTCACATCGAGGACAAGGTGTCCAAGAACAACCCGGCGGCCTTCACTGGCGTCAGGTGTGCAGGGCACTCATTCGACGTGACCGCTCGAGGCATCGTGAGTGAGAACGTCAACTTTGTCGCGATCCGAGTCAAGGACGAGAGCGGCAACTAACCGCGAGCCTGGCCAGACAACAGGAGAAGAAAGATGATCGATCCAGCAACCCTTGGTGGTCCCGGTGGGCCACAATTTCGTGCTCCTGCTCAAGGTTCTGTACCTACACCGCCACCCACAGCTCCTCAGTTTGTGAACCACCCTGCACAACAGGGTCTCATGAACACTCCGATCGACAAGACGCGGACGTTCAACTTCCGTTACGAGTCCATGGTCGATGGACAGGTCTATGAGGGCACCTTCACGTGTCGAAAGCTGTCGGTAAGAGACCTGGCCCAGATGGGTGTCCGGAAGGTGCAGCTCAACGGCGGCTACCACTATGATGAAAAGAATCCCGGATGCGGGATCGAAGAGCACATCGATGGGATGAACGCAGTGATCGCCCATCTAGAGGTGGCGCTGGTTCAGGCTCCCTTCTGGTTCAAGCTCGATGATGTGTATGATCCACAACTACTCCACGAGGTGTACCAGAAAGTGGTGGAGTTCGAGAACTCGTTTTTTCGACGACCGGGGGGTCAGGTACAGCCTGGACAAAGCGGCCAGAATGCTAGCGGTCCAGCGGGTCAAAACACCAGCTCTGCTGGATCTGTTACGGCAGTGGGCGGTGGACAAGTACCACCTTCCATGGAGCCATGATGCGTTTCAGCAGCTCACGGTTCTTGAGCTGCTGACAGATTTCTGGGAAGACTACTATCGGCGCAATCCGGTAGAGACGAGGCGTACAGAGAGTGGTGATGTAGTTTACGCCAACACAGGTGATCCTCTTATCGATAAGTGGGAGCAGGAAATCGCAAGAGGACTTGTACCTGATCTGTACGAGGGCATCCCTCAGAAAAAGAAAGATCGTAAGCGTCAAGAGGATTCACTGAAAGAGCAGCAACGAGCCATGTTACTAGCTCGTGAAATATCGGCGGAAGGTTTCTCTGACGACTACGGCGACCGACGTAAGGCCAATCGGTAGAAGGGCGGTCCTTCATGGCAGCAGCCGGTGGTAGTGGCGATGGAAACAAGATCGTCATCGAACTTGAAGTCAGGGTCAAAGAGCTTCAGCAACAGCTGAACGATGCTCAGAAGAAGATCGACGGCTTTGAGGGCAAACAGAAGGGACACCGGACTCGACGCAAGAAGGATCACAAGGAACAGCTCAAAGAGACTGCTGCCGTTCACAAGGCACAAAAAGATCTAGTTAAGACCTACGACACGGCGGCGAAGTCATCCACTCGCATGCAGCGAGCCTGGTCCTTTATCAGAAAGGACACTCAGCAGACAGCCAAAGACATCAAGGCCATCTCCAAGCATGACGTTGGGAAGGGATTCTTTGGAGGTCTGGCCAGAGGTTCCGGTGCCGCCGGAATCTATCAATCGATCCGAGGACAGCCCGGCGGCCCAGGGCTTCGTCAGCGTTTGGGTGGCGCCATTGGTAGAGGAGTTACTGGGGCAGCTTCCATGGCTGGCGGCTTCATCATGGGAGGCATGCAGTCGGCCTACGAGAAGTACATGCAGTTTGGGGCGGCACAGTGGGGTATGGCGGGTCTTGGTTCTGGAAAAGCAGATCGTGGAAGAGGAAGGAAGGCCTTTGGAGCTGGAGTGAAATACGGCTTCACGCCGACTGAAACTGCTCAGATGGCTCCAGGAGTCGCTGCAGCCACAGGACAGCTTGGATCTACGACGTTGGCCCAGCAGTTTGCCATGGGCGGCGGCTACGGCCCTGGTCGAGTTGGCGAGGCCGTCCAGTACATGGGGACCATGCGCCAGGCTGGAACTGACTTCGGCGGTGGTGGAAAGGGAGCTTCCAAAGAGCTGTCCAAGACGATCGCCGCAGGCATGTACTCTGGTCTCGAGAAGGCCAGGCTGCCGGAGTTCTATGAAGGTGTGCGAGGATTGGTGCAGAGCCAGTTCAGCACTGCTGCCGGCAAGGTGGACTCTATCAACATCGCCAAGCAGCTTGCCATGATCGGTAAGGGTGGTGGTGTTGGATTCCAAGGAGCCAGAGGCTCCCAAGTTCTTGGCCAGCTCGATCAAATGATCAAGTCTCCCGGTGGAGGAGAAGCTGGTCAGGCCATGATCTTGCAGGCGATGGGCTTTGGGAAGCCTGGCGGAACGGTGAATTACTACGATGCCCTCAAGGGACAGCAAGAGGGCATTCGTGATCCAGACAACATCAAAAAGGTGATGAAGGAGGTCTACTCGCAGCGCGGTAACATCGAAGCTGGAGGCTCTGATCCGATAAACAGGGAGGCCAACCTTCAATTTTCGATGATGTCCGGATTGTCGATCAAACAAACGGAGCAGCTCAAGGACATCTACTCCAGTAGCAAGTCCCAGGAGGAGAAGGACAAGGAGATTAACGAGGTTCTGCAGGAGGCCAAACCAATCCAAGAGAGGGCACTTGACGCAGCCAAGGATGGATTTGCTGCCATCAAGAAACACATCGCTGGTGTTGAGGCTCAGCAGATCAGAATCGGATCAAAGATCGCCAAGCCAATGATGGAGCTTCAAGATCTGCAACTCAAGATTTTGGGGGTCATCGCTGGTTACTTTCCTCAGATGATCGACTTTCTAAAAAAGTTGTGGGGTACTCTGAAGGAGATCGGGATCTTCATCAAAGACATGGCGATGGCGGCTGTTGGCAAGTCTGAGGCAGAGTATGAGAAGGACATCGAGAATCGATACAAGGGCAGAATCGATTTGATCAAAAAATTCGCTCCCAAGACCTCGGCGGATTTTCTGAATCAACAATCGGGACTACAACAAGCCGCTTATCAGAAGGCAACTGAAGCTACCAAGACGACAGGTCCCACAGCCCTGTTGACGTACGCTGGTCTTGCTGGCGAGAGGAAAAATCAATTCGGTGGTGCGCTTACCCGCCGGACCTACAGTGCAAAGCTGGATGCTGAAGCAGCTCAGTCTCGCTCCTTGGCGGGTATCTATGTCAATGAAGCTTTGAAGGCGCAGGGGCTGGTGCAGCATGCTACGGGTCCGGAAGCTCAATCGATCTACAAAAAGATGGGCAACGTGGCTCCAGGGCAGGCTGGCATGATGGCAGAGCATTGGCTGCCACAACTTGTCGAAATCGCCAAGAAGAACAAAGAGGCTGCAGAGGCCTCGGTAGCCTTGGCAAAAAGCAAAGAGAACTTGGATAAGGACGCTGCTGCGTGGCGAACACGTCAGGAGGAGCGGGAGAGGAACCAAAAGGCAGGTGGGAATCCAAAGCATGGTGGAGTTGGTACCAGAAAAGCCACTCCTAGGGACTAAGATCAAATGCCAGACATCTTTGGATCAGAGATCTATGATGTGCCGAGGCAGTCGTCTCGCTGCCAGATCTTGGTTTACTCCCACATCTCCAAAGGAACAGAAGACAAAACCTACTCCGGTGCTGTCAACTGTTCTCGGGATGTTATCGAATGCAACACAGCCAAGTCGATCAAGGCCGGTGGGGGAGCTGGGTTCACTCTTGTTCCTAGGCGAAACTATCTCAACTTCATCTTCCCCAATGACTACGTCTACATCTATTTCGATCCAGGTGATGGACGTGGCTTCATTTTGACCTTCTTTGGATTTGTGGATCGAATTGAAAGGTCCATAGCAGTGTCAGGCAATGGTGAGTCTGTGACACGTTACAATGTCACGTGTTCTGATATCACCAAAGCTTTTGACAAGACTAACGTCTACTTCAATCCGCACATTGTAGATCGCGGAGATTTCGCCTCTCAATTTTTTGCGGGTACGAAGAACATGGGCGGATCGGCTCTGCGCACCAAAGGGCTCTCATGCTACGGTACTCCGGCCGACGTGGTCATGAGCCTAGCCCAGCGTCTCATGGGCTTCGGTGCTCAATTTGCTGTTCCCAAATCACATCCTACGGTGGGTGCCCTTGTTGATGCGAGCCGCAAGGTTCGATGGAAGAACCTGCTCAAGGTTCTGGCTTCCGACTTCCAAGATCTAGAATCACCTGAGGTGCTTGCCGACCTCAAGGCCACAGTGAACTCTGAAATGGCCCAAGTGATAGAAAGATCAATATCGGAACAAACGAGCCCATTGGCTCCTCAAGTTTCGTTCATCAAAGGCCTAGTTAGCGGTGCGATCAGTCTGTCAACAGATGTCTCCCTGGGCCAGCAGCCGCCACTTTCGTCAGCAGCATTCCAAGCAGTTCGATCTGGTTTAGCTGCCAAATATGACAGGGTAAATGATCCGCTCACTAGCTCGGCCATTGAGGAAGGAAACACCATCTTTCTTGGTGCCAAGCAGATCAGTCTTCTGGACTTGATCAATTTTGGATTTATGGAGACCGAAGCCATCAGCGGGGCCATTCTGGCAGCACAGATCTGGCAATCTCAGGGTTCTCTCTGGTCGATCATGAATTCGTGGTCCAATGACTTGGTCAACGAGCTGTTTCTTGATCTGCGCCCTGTTGGAGCTAACGACAGTTTCGATCTTCGAGAAGGAGCCTACAGTCGGAATCCGGACTATCTGCAGGGAAACACAGGCGGTGGTGTGCAGTTCGTCAATGCCATCGTGATGAGGGAGTACCCATTCTCGACTGTTGAAGCCGTTGTCCCAGCAATGTCTGTCAAGGTTCTAGGCAGTGCCCTTGGCGTGGTTCCGCTTGGTGGATTTGGAGACAGCGGTATCTGGTCTAAGGATCGAAACAAAGCAGGACGTAAGGTATCCAACATACAGTCGTTGAATCCGTTCACGCGTGTTGAGAAGCCTAGTGTCAAAGGCGTAAAGCACCTCGACGTAGTTAAGATCAGTGTCAATGACATCATCCAAGAAAAAGTTGGACGTACCGACGCCGACACTGTGAATCTGATCGAGGTCTACGCAGACATGGGGATTGGAGAGATGGGCAAGTACATGGACAATGATGTCCAGCCTGTCAGCAATCCGATCTCAATCATGCGCGATGGTCTTCGAGTACGCACGTATACGTCGAAGTTCGCTCGTTGGCCTGCCGAGAAAATGGGTGACGCCGGGCTGGACAACCCCGGAGCACGCTATCAGACCATTCGTTGGGCCCTCCTCCTTGACCACTGGTACCAACACAACAAGGAGTACTTGAACGGGACCATCACCACGAGGGCCTTTCCAGAGATCAGGGTTGGATACCGACTAGACATCGTGGAACGAGCTGAATCCTACTACGTCGAGGGAGTTAGCCATCAGTGGTCCTACAGTGATAAGGGATCGATGCTGGTTAGCAACTTCACAGTTAGTCGTGGACAACGCAACGACCCATTCCCTGTGTACGTGCTACCGGCGTTGACGGGTTTCGGTGGGTTGAATAACAGAAATGATGAGAGCCGATTGGCTCAATGCTTCCGACAACGAAATCCAGCGGCAGTGGCCAGCGCGTCTCTGCTATTCGGAGACACAGACGTGCTGTCGGATCAGTTCTTGGAAAACTTTACTGACATGAAGATCTCTGCTAACAAGTGGTCCTCGAACAAGAAGGGATACCTGGCCGCAGGGGCAATTCCGTATTCGTCCAAGGAGTACCTAGACGAAGCATGGGAACAGGTTGGTGCCACCGTCGAGGAACTGAAGAAGCTCGCCAAGGAAAAAGTGATCGATCCTGGAATGAAGGCACTGAAGTCTCTGTTTGGGTCAGGCGGCCCTACAGGTCCAACCGGATCAGGTACCAGCAATGGATGATGTCAAAGAACTGGACGGTTCCGTAGTCGCGTCGTCTCAGCACATCATAGACGACTGGATAACGGATCGAAGAATGATGCCTTTGCTTGGTATCATTCTGGACGTACATACTGCTGATCACAAAAACAACTTCTCAGCGCAACAGACGGCTGATCTTCGCGGTGTTCGTCACGAATGCACTATCCTGGCCACCGACTACCTGGGCAAGCAGCCAGACATTCTCATCCCACACGTGATCATCACCCCTGCTAGACATTCAGGGATCGACAACTTCGACGAAGACCTGCCTCGTGGTTGTTCCAAGATGGTCGACGGATCAGTCTACGACACAGGCCTCAAGAACATCGACTACGCCAAACTCGATGGTGAGTGGTGCATGGTCGGTTTCGTTGGAGGAGCCTTCGAGTGCCCGTTCATCTTGTGCTGGTGGCCACACCCAGCCAATCGCTACGACCTTGCGACCAGTGGCTCTGGGTACAAGGGCAAAGCACTGGTACAGTACGATCCAAAGAAGGACAGATCCAGATTCCTGCGTCGGATCAATGGTACCTACTTTGCAATCAACAAACTTGGTAGCGTCTACTTGGACACGACCGAGTCCAACTCCCAAGTCACTATCAAAGACGCGAAGGTCAAGAGAGAGCTGGTATCCAAGGGCGGTCACCTCCAGTTGGATATCGAGAAGAGTGCCCAGCTGGAGATCAATTTCAACGAAAAGGAGCACAAGGGTCCTAGGCTTGGCGCCGGCAGTACGAAGTCCGCTCCTGTCACTGATGTTGACCTTCCACACCCAGATCAACCCGTCACGGGTAGTCCGAAAGCCCGGTCTACCAAGCGTGGGTACCGACGGCAAAAGCAGTGGGAGACCTTTGAGAAGACTTCTAGATACGATCTCTTTTGCGAAAACACAGAGGCTGAGGGTGACTCAGACAAGGGCAAGAAGGGGGAGGCCCTGCTCAAGGCTGAGGATACCATCTCAATCACGGTAGCCAAGGGAACTGACACAGGCACCATGATCAACATCGCAAAGGGCAAGATTCAGCTCTGGAGCGATGATGGAACTCAGATCAATGTACTTAATGACGAGGTGCAGCTCGTTACCAAAGGGGGTGGGTCTGTAGTTGTTAAAGGACAGGTCGTCACAGTAAATGGCCTGGTGAATGTTACCGGACCATTGTCTGTTGGTGGTGTTGGGGTTCCGACAATCTTGGGCACTCCGTTCCTGGCAGATCTTGGAGCGGACTACCTGGCAAAAGAGCTGGCATGCGCCACCACGACGCTGGCCCAGTGGAAAGCCCTGGCTGTAGCCAGCACAGGCCCGCTCGTGCCTCTCAAGGTGGCCTTTGAAGCAATGGCCACGGCCTGGGAGCTGTACAAAAACTCCATCCAGGCCTACATGACCAAGGCAATTCTACCACCGGCAGCCAACACATACCTGGCGAAGAACACGACTACCACATGATCTGCCCGCTTTTCCCACCGCTTCCTATTCTCTCGCTGAACATCCCAGCGATACCGTCGATCCCTTCGTTGCCTACTCTTCCTATGATCCCTATTCCAACGTTGCCGTCGATCAACCTAGAGATCCCACCGATCCCGTTGCCTCCGATTCCTGTTCTCTCGCTGAACATTCCAGTGATCCCATCGATCCCTGCGTTGCCCACGCTTCCAACAATTCCGATCCCGACACTCCCGTCGATCAATCTAGAGATACCACCGATCCCACTGCCGCCGATCCCAATATTGGCAATCAACATTCCAGTGATCCCATCGATCCCTGCGTTGCCCACGTTACCCACGCTGCCGGACTTGTCATTGACGTTCCCGTGTCCGACCGTGGAGGAGAAGCTGTAGATGGCTGACACCAAGGCTCTTGTCCTAAGAACATCTACTCCAGCGGCCACTGTAGAGCGCCGGTTCTGGGCTACAGCAACCAGTGGCAAGATCCTTGGTTTGAGCTATTCCGGAAGCTCTGGTGTAGTCCTGTCCAGTGCCTACTCGATCTACCTTCTTGATCTGGCCACGAACTCGATCATGAATGTCCCTGGGTTGGACCCAGCTGGTAGGACGAATGAGGCGTTGTATCAGTTTCCTATGGCTCCTCAGCAGTACGAATGCACAGAGCCAGCCTCTACGGTGATCACTCCTACTCAGGAGGGAGGGAAGTTCGTCGAGAGTCAAGGAAGTCTATTCAAGGACATTAGGATCGGAGGTACGGTAGGGTTTCGTCCCAATCCAGCGTCTACAGAATTGATCCCGGGTCTTGGTAAGGCTACGGGAGTGCAGTTGACAATGCCGGGTGCCCTGCAGCAGTTGTTCAATGATGAGAGAGGGTTGTCCCCGGATGAGGCCACCGGCTTCGACGACATCATCTTCTTGCGCAACATATTCAGGGCCTATTGGGATTTCAAACAGAATCCAGACACGGCCCGAAGGGTTGCCCTGGTGTGGATCTACGCCAAGGAGTCCGAGTCGTGGGTCGTGGAACCGATGTCGTTTGTCACAAGTAGGGAGTCCAGCAAGCCATTGAGCTGGACCTACCAGATTCAACTGAGGACTCTCTATCCTTTGGGCTACACGTTTGTAGTAGTTGACGATGCTCTCGGATTCTTTGGAGGTCTTTCCAAGTTCCTCGGAGCCGTTCAGACACTGACAAAGGCGATCAAGGATATCGGTAAGTTCTTCAACCAGCTGTCCAGCCTAGTCAACTACATCGTTCGTCTTCCGTTCAAGCTTGTCAACGACATCATCGGAGGTGCCCTTTCTGTGATGTCGTCATTGTCTGATCTGAAAAACAGCTTGGATTTCTCGAATCTGCCAAAGCAGACCTGGGAGAAATGGGGATCAGACCTCAGAGAGGCCTACTATATCATGACCGGCGTGTCGAACACGTCGACGCCAACGGCCCCTCCGACAAGCAGCATCAACCCAGCTCCGAAAGACGCACCCGCGAATAATCGTGGTGCGACTGGGCAAGAAGGTAGAGACGGGGAAGCAGCTAAGGTGATCCGTGATGGTCTTCGTACTTTCAACTCCCTGATCACCAGCAGTTTGCTATGGGCGCAGAGCAAACAGGTACAGGTCAAGGACTACTCATCGGCCTATCTGGATGAATTTGGTGAGCCTCCTCTCACCGCCGGTTCTCCTCTCAATGTTTCTAACATCACGGTACCGGAATCGGCCAAGCAAGTGATCATTGAGGGAGGCGAAGACCTGCGAGCGATTGCAAAGAGGCTTCTCGGAAACGAAGCCTTGTGGAAGCTTCTGGCGATCCTAAATAATCTCAAGTCTCCCTACATTGCTGCTGTGAGGTCTCCTGGCGTGTTGACGTATGGAGATCCTATTCTGATCCCGAAATCTGCTGATGGAATTGAGGCACAGAGTGGAGTTGCATCCACGACCAATACTGATGCAGCTTTAGAGGCTCTAGATCCGGTCATGAAGCGATACGGGCGAGACATTCGTCTGATATCCGTGAGCGATGATGGGGAAGCAGATCTAGGTGTCAACCAGCGCGGTGATTTCGATACGGTAGACGGAGTGGACAATGTCCACCAAGCAGTGATGATCAAGTTTTCAACAGAGCAGGGTGAACTGGCGACCCATCCCACGTTTGGGGCAAAGTACGCCATCGGTACGAAGTTCCCTTCGTTGGCCAAGTTGCAAGAATTCTCTCTCAATGCACAGAGGACGCTGCGCCAGGATCCGCGTGTTGAAGAGATCACTGAATTTGGGATCAAAATCTACGCAGACCAGGTCCAACTCAAGGCGAAAGCTAGGCTACGTGGGGCGGATGTGCAGCTCCCCGTGTCTTTTCTGGTGAGGAGATAGTTATGGCATTCCAGCCTCGCAACTTCGAGCAGATCCTCACGGACATGATTGCCCACATGAGGGCAAACACCACGGTGACGGATTACACTGTTGGTTCTGTGGCCAGGACTCTTCTCGAGGCGTGTGCCCTGGAAGACGATGAGCAGTACTACCAGATGGTCATGCTGCTCGACGCTTTCAGGATTGCCACCTCGTCTGGAACCGATCTAGACGAGCGGGCGGCCGACTACAACCTCACTCGATTGGCTGCGTCATCATCCAGTGGTGAGGTAACAGTCCAAGATGGATCGTTGGTCACTAGCACATTGAAGTTTGATGTGACTTCTGGATCACCAAAGACCGTCTCCCTTGTAGACTCCAGCGACTTCCCGACAACGCCTCCCAACTTCACTGTTCGTATTGGGGAAGGAACCCCTCAAGTAGAGGATTGCACAGTCACGCTGCACAACCCTACTCTTGGAACCTTCTCAGTATCTACTCTGCTAAACAACCATGAGGCAGGCGAGAGAATATCCAAACTAGGAGCTGGAGTCAGGACGATCAATTCTGGTCTTCAGGTGCAGGTACCAGCAAAGGGTAACAGCCCCGCTGTCACTTTTATCTCTACACTCAAGGTGACCCTGGCTGATGGAAACTACGAATCGTCTCCAATATCGATCCGAAGCAACAGCACTGGCAAGACCACGAATGTTTCTCCTACGCAGATCTCCCAGTTCCAGGGGTCAGCCCCATTCACTGGAGCTACTGTTACCAATAAGAAGTCGACATCAGGTGGCCGAGACATCGAAACAGACGATGAGTTCAGGGCTCGCCTGTTGCGCCGAATCAGAGAGTTATCTCGAGGCACTGTCAATGCTATCGAATCGGCCGTCATCGGAACCACGGACGCCACCACAGGTCGCAGCATTGTTACTTCCAAGATGCGGGAGGACTTCTCTGATCCGTTCAACAATGTCATCTACGTCGACGATGGGACTGGGTTCACCCCGACAAAGACCAACATGGCCCAAACGTCCCTCAGTGCCCTCCATCTAGCTGGCGTTACGACGTTGAATGTCAGCTCAGTCAGCAATTTCCCAGACAGTGGATACGTGCTGATCGACGCCAATGGGGCCTCGGCTGAATACGTCAAGTACACCAGTCTCGGTCCTGGAAACGTGATCAATCTGGCGTCATCAACGGCGAATGGCCATGCCAGCGGGCAGACGGTTCGACTGGTTGATGTGGTTGGCGTAGCCGAGGACGCTCAGAACTTCTTCCAGCTTCCAAATTGGCCCGTGCTTGAGAACACATTGGAGCTGTACGACAACGATTCAGGATCATTTGTTCGAAGAACAGAGAAGACTGAGTTCTACGTCAATCGGACCAACGGGGAGATCCAGTACCTGGGGACAGGCCTGAACGCCGGCACGGTGGTTCTGTCCCATTGCTCCTTCTACACTGGTCTTATGGCACAGGTCCAGAAGGTGATCACGGGTGATCCAAACAACCGATCCAACTACCCCGGCGTGGTAGCCGGCGGTATTATGGTCCACGTTGGAACACCGATCATTCGTCGGATTTCGGTTACTGTCACGATCACGGCCAAGAACGGGTACGACGAGATTCAGCTGCGGGGAGAGGTTCAGCGAGACGTCGAATCCTACATCGATGGTCTACTGATCGGGGAGAATGTGTATCGTTCCAAGATCATCGAGAAAGCAGTGAGAATCACAGGTGTGGAGAACGCCGTAGTGACGTACCCTACGGAAGACCTTGTGATCTTGGAAAATGAATTGCCTACTCCCTACGACATCAACGGCAACAGCCTGGTGACGGTGATCTAAAATGACATCCACCAAGTCCGCCATTCGAGAGTGCCGAGACCAGCTCTTCCTGGACAGATCTGTTGGCAACTATCTGTCCAGGGTTGGGTCGAACTTGAGCATGGACCGACCTCAGCTTGGCTACCACAACGATAGCTTGTGGCGGGCCGTGGTGCGTCGTGGAGCCGTCGACTACTTGCAGATTGCCAACCTGTTCCGGGATTGGCTTGATGTTGTGTTTGGACCTCGAGTCACGGTGACGTCGGTTCTTTCTCAGACGACAGCGGCCTATGACGAATTTCTGATGATCGCTGATCCAAAACGACTTCCGCAGCGTGGGACAGTCGTTGTCAACGAGGGTTTGGTGACAGAGCAGACTTGGCTCTACACCTTCATCGATCCGCTCACCGGAAAGATGGACCTTTCGGGAGTGTTGAGCGACGTCATCGATCCGGACAGCAACAATGCCTTTGGGACATTGCTGTCTGATGCCTTGATCGGAGCCACCTCACTACAGTTGTTGCTATCTCAGGCTGCTGCCTTTCCCACGTCTGGCTTCCCAAAGACTTTGCTTCTGGATGCTGGAACAGCTAGCGAAGAGGTGGTTACCCTAACCGGCCATGCCACGCCAGACAGTGCGCTGACGGTTTCCGCTCTGACCAAAGACCATTTCGGCCCCACTTCGTCGCCCGTGACCACTAGGTTCAAGCGATCTGAGGAGGGTGGCCAGGTCATTTTCGTTGTCGACTCTTCTTCCTTCCCCAAGGAAGGGTTGATCAAGATCATTGACAACGGATTTGGATCCACAGAGACCGTCGAGTTCTACAACAACGATCCGGAAAACGGCATCCTCTATCTTCGAACAGCGATCACCAATTCCTACACCACTCTCACCACTCCGGTGACATTGATGAGAACTGGCTGCACAGTGCAGCTTGCACAGCTTCAGGTCAAGGGAGTCGGCTGGGAGGTGTTCCAGACAGAGCCACGCAAGATTCAGATCTACATCCCCAAAAGCATCGTGGAAGATCGATTGATCGATGCATCTTTTCTGCATGGGGATTTTTCATCGATTCCAGCTAGCAGCTTGGCCGCCAATGCCAGCATTGGCGATTCACTGGTCATGGTCAACAACGGTCAGGACTTTCCGGTTGCCGGAAGTGTAATCATCGGTATTGGCTTTGGATCAGAAGAGAAGAGGAGTTACTGGCGTATCGGTGACTTTGATACAAGAATTTCAGCACGACCGGTCAGGGCAACAGGCACTCTCACAGTCGTTGCTCCTGGGTTGATCTCTGATGGAGAGACCTTCACCCTCAATGATGGGTTGAATCCTCCTCGTGTCTTCGAGTACGACAAGACGGGTGCCTGGACCCCGGCCAACGTCAGAGTGAACATAGCTACAGCTGTGACGGTACAGGATGTCCGCGACGCGACACTTCTTGCGATCAACACGGCATCATCGCTTGACATGTCTTCCACAGTTCTGACCGTCAGCCAGTTGTCGTTGCGCAACTATCATTACGGAACAACAGGAAATCAGACCCAGTCAGACACGGTAGCTGATCTAGGATTCATTCTGACCAACATGACGGGTGGTGTAGACGGAATACCTGTTGGAACGTCTACTCTCTACGTCGATAGTGCCATGACAATCTGGGAAGCCAGGTACATGACCAAACAGCTTCTCATTGGTCGCGGTACTGGCACACCTGAGGTTGTGATCTGGAGTTCCATTGATCTGCAGCACAACACGATTCAATTAGCCAGCCCAACAACGCTGCTGCACAACGACCTGGACTTCTGCGAGGTCTATCCCAAGAACCAGTTCAACCTCAACGTACCGTTGTCGAATGCTCACTTGGCCCTTGATGGTGTGCAGCTAGTTCACGATCAATACCCAGCAACCGATCTGGAGCTTGGTGATCCTACTGTTGCACCGACTAGTGACGACACTAGGTACCGAGGTCACTACGTCTACTACCCAGGCAACTCGGCTCGCCGCAACAACATCGCGTCGGCCAACTTGTCAGAGCACCTTGCTGGGCCCGTGGGTTTGATTGTGGATGCTGTGTCGGGGTACACGTCTCTTGAGGTGCCAGATGCGGCTCTATTCGAGAGCACTGGAGCCTTCAGTGTCACCATTGGAAGAAAACGAGGATCTACTGAATCTGTAGAGACATCAGGTGCCGCTGTTTTGGGAACCACTATGGTCACGCTGCCGGCGGTAGCGGTTCCGATTGGTTCCACGTCTGTTGCTTTGAGCCTTGGAGACGGGTTGCTGTTCCCCAAGCCATCCGGAGGGGCCCCCTACGGCTACCGTCTTGAGCTTGACGTCAACAACGTCACCGGGAGGTCTCTGATCGGTGTCCGCGAGGTGATTGGAGACACGATTTACTTCGAGACACCCACCACGGTTGGCTACGTGGGCGGCGAGACAATCCGTCTGAAGTCTGACGTGATCTTGCTGTCAGCACCGTTGGCCAACAAGCATCTTGGCAAAATCCCGTACACCAACAGATTGAGCCTGACCCCAGGTAGCCTGTTGTCACCGGACAAGGTTCACCTGGTGGAAGAGCTACGGACCTATATCACGGTCACGTCGATCACCGATATGCCAACTGTGCTTGGCACAGTGATCTTCAATTTCGGTACAGGCTCAACTCCTGTTGAGGGGCGCACCAAAGTTACCCTTACAGCAGGGGGCGTCAACGCCGATCTTGACGACACGTCCCGGTTCCCAACTGGCGACTTCATGATCGTAATAGGATCAGGATCGAAGCGAGAACGCCGGCACGTGAGCAGCAACAACGTGGGTCTGAACAGGCTGATCTTGAGCAGTGGTGCTGACTACACCCACGAAAAGTGGACACAAGTACAGTTTGATCCGGGAGACCAGACCGAGGTAAGCTACGATGCCACGGTGACCTTGGTTGGTCCTATCAATCGACTTGTGTTCAACGAGGGAGTCTACCTGCCGGCGCACTTCCAGAAGAATCTGCCGGTAGTAGCAAAAGCCAAAGAAAGCGAACCTTCTGACTACGGGACCGACTACCCGCTCATCCTCTGGGGAGGATGGGACACCCAGCTGCGATTTCTGCTAGACTGGGGCCGGGCTGCTGGCGTTCAGGTAGTCGTCATCACGGACAAGTAGGAGAGGACCATGCCGAAGGCACTCTTGACCCACGCAAATGAGCGGATTGACAAGGTCGATCTGGACTTCGCAGCGCTATTTGGTCGGAATACCACCAACATGGCGATGAGGAAACTGATCCTAGATCAACAAGACCGACTCGTCAGTGGGTTCCGTGTGGAGCTTCCCGATCAGACAAGCAACCCGGGTCGAGTGGTCATTCACGGAGGCTATGGTCTGGACCGAGATGGTAATCTGATCTTCAATGAAGCCCAGATTGACATCACCAGGGACATCATCCTGGAAGGATCCAACACGACCTTCTATCTCGAGGTTGAATTCTTCGAGCCCATCTCTGACGTTGATGCCAGGGCCTTCTGGGATCCAACGGTTGACCAGGGCACAGATCCATCCGGCGACCCAAAGCCTTACGGCCAGGAGTTCTTCGCCAACGTGGCAGCACGGAAGACGCCAGACTGGCGCATCGTGCAGCCCGTTAGCACGACCGGATTCCAGAGAGACGCTGGCGGCACAGTGTCCTCTACCAGGATTCCTCTGCTCAAGGTAGCAACAGACGCGCTCAATGAGATCACCTTGGCTGTCAACGTTGGCCTGGCTGTTGGCCCCGCCAGCACCATTCTTCTTGAACGGATTTCGTCTACTGTGCTGAGAGTGCAAGAGGCGTCGTTTTTCTTCGCTGGCCATCTTCTGACCGTTGACTACGGTGGGGCGGGAGCTGAGACGGCCACCATCGCTACCGTTGATCCAGAAACCGGTGTTGTCACTTTGACAGGTGCTCTGATCGGAACTCCGGCGCCTGGAGCGATCATCCGAGGTGACACTGGGGCTACCCAGTTCATCGAAGAGTCCAAGGTTGGCCGCTACCGCCGGCCTTCTGAGACCAATGTCATCGACTATCGAGATCGGATGTTTCAGGGCGACGAGGTCCACGGCGACATTCTCAATCGTGGTCATGACTCGATCACGGACAAAACAGACCTGAATCTTCGATCTTTGAAAGATTATGTCGACTATCTGTCGGCGCAGATCGAGGACATGAAGTGGGGTTCCCACAATCCATGGGATGCTGGGCTTGCCGCAACACGCGTTCCTCCTGGTCTCCAGACTGCTTTGCCTACAGTTCCAAGGCACTACCACAAGTCTGGTGGGATCATGGGTGCCCGCACAGCAGCAATCACTGTGGGCGATGGAGTGAACTCGTGGGGTGACTTCAATGGAAACTTGGAGACCGCTCTCCAGGCTGCTCACGATGCTCTTCCAGCATCCGGTGGGCGGATCTTCCTGAAGCGTGGGGTCTACGGTCTTGCGAATGACTTCGACTGGACTAGCACTGGATCAGTAGTGCTAGAGGGAGAAGAGGGAACCCAGATCGTCCTTGGTGGTGGAAAGATCCATATCGCAACCACAGGTTCTGTGACTCTCAAGAATCTGGCTATCTACGGATTCACAACCTACATTGGAATTTTGGTGGATACTGCGAATCCTTCTGGGTTCGTGATGCAAGATGTGTTTTGCCAGGATGCCGCATTCAATTTGAATGCTGTGCTGCCTGGGACCTCGACGTTTCGTAGGGTGTGGTTTTGGGGCACTATCGGTGCTATGGCCTCGATCCCGTTGTTCAAGATCACGGGAGCGAATGGTACGATCAGTGGTACCTTCACGGAATGTGATTTCAACCACCTTACGATGATCTCGTTGTCCTGTAGTCTCATCGACTGCATCAATGGTGCTCCAACAGCAGGTTTGTCAGCGGTCAACTTTCAGGACTGTAGCTTCGCATCTGCGTTGCTGAACGCTGAGAGCATCCACCTCGGTAACTCTGGAAACATCATCCACTTCGATCGATGTTTGTTCTGGTCGTGGTTGACAGTGGTCCACGTCCGCATGACAGGTGGAACGAACGTTAAGTTCACCAACTGTGTAGGTATGGACAACTTTGCTGGCTTCCTGGCAGCAGAGAATGTCGATCATCTCGAAGTGAGTGGCTACCTGAACAACAACGCTGTGGCCTTCCCAGTGATCGATCTGTATGACTGCAGTGGAGTCAAGATCGTCGACGGTGATTTTGCTGTATCGTCTGGCTCGTCATTGGGAAATGCTTGCATCAAGATCACCAGTCAGAATGAGAGCCTTGAAGACATCTTGATCGAGAGCAACTCCATGACAGGGCCTAGTGGAGCCAACCAGGCCCTAGGCATTCTGTTCGTGCTCAATTCAGCTGCAGCACGAACAATCGGCAATGTGAAGATCATCGACAACGACTTCACCAATGTCGAGGCAGGGGTGTACTTCGCCAATCCTCTCTCCGCTGCAGTTGGTATCTACCGGAACGTCATAATCACTGGAAACGAGTTTCGTGGTAGCACAACAGGCGTAGCAGCAGACAGCCTGAAGGTTGGTCTTCTCTTTGGAGATCGATCTCAACGGCAGACGGTGACCATCAGTGACAACATCTTTGACGGCGTCAATCCGGATACCACGACGCTTGCTGGAGGCATAGCCAATAGATCAGCAATCTGCATCTTGGGGACCAGCAATTACCAGTTCCGGATCAGTGGAAACCAGATCTACAAGGTGGGTGCCACTGGGTTCGAGATTGCGGACACATGCGGAATCTACGCTACTCAGCTTGGTCTGAGCACCATTGTCGACAATGTCATCCAGACAGTGATTGGAGTCGCAGGCTTCGGAATCCGCATTGTTACAGACATCTCGAATTCCAAGATCAGTGACAACGTCATCTTTGGATGCACCTCCTCGGGTGGCTCCGGCCTCCAGAGCTACGGGTGGGGAATCCAAGCAGAGTCCGCTCTCAATGTCACTATTACTGGAAATGAGATCGGAGCCTGCTACGGGTCTGGTATATTTGGAATTGCGATCGGAGGCTCTTCGTCCACAGGAAGCTGGGTCAACGTTTCCATTACAGGAAACACAGCAACAGGAACGTTCGCTGCCCAGCTACGAATGGTGAACCTAAGTGCTCAGACCGTTTCTGGCATCACAATCAGTTCCAATACTGGGTACCTTACAGAGATCGGAATTGCGATCATTTCTCTTCCTGGATCGTTGTCTTACAACAACATTCAGATCACCGAGAATTCAATCATCGGTGATGCTGGCGTTTGGGTGAATTTGACCTTTGCCACTACCGACTACAGGAATGTTTCAGTCAATGGAAACTCACTCCAAACGTACACCTATGAGTCAATCGTAGTCACCAAGGTCAATGGGCTGGTGATTAGCAAGAACAACGCGCATTCGACAGCGGCCAAACACAATATCTACTGCCAAGACTGCACCAAGTCCACGATCACTGGAAACTACCTGCACACCATTGATGGTGCCACCATCTACAATGTCCATCTTGGATCTGCTGGCAATGTTGTCTACCTGGTTGGTAACAATGTCTGTGACCGAAGTGGTGGCATTGTGGGCCAGTCGATCTTCACATCAGGTTCTGGTAACAGCCTAGTTCCTACTGGTGCGAATGGGCAGGGTCTGATCTGTGATAACCTAATCAAAACTGCGTGTGTAGCAAACCCTGGGGACATGATACACGATACGAATACTTTGTTCCCATAGCTATCGAGGAGTGACAATGGTAACCGTATGGCCGCCAGTTGTACCAGAGAAGTGGGGTAGCAAAATTGAGGTTGAGGTAGTGGATGAGACACACGTCAAACTCAAGGATAAAGCAACGGGCCACGTGCTGATGACCTTGGACAAGGCTCAGTACGAATCTCAGGTGCATCCAGTGTTCGAAAACCACAACGGGAAATAGAGGAGATCATCATGAGAAATCTCATTGCAACGCTGATCTTGACCACGGCCCTGTCTCTCACACTGCCGGCGATGGCCCAGGCTCCTACGACACAACCTGCTGCAGCGGTCATCAAAACCTCTGTCTCTGCTCCGGCAGTCAAGACAGAGGTGCCTGCAGTCAAGACAGAAGCTCCTGCAGTCAAGACAGAAGCTCCTGCAACACAACCTGCTGTGTCGGCCACCAAAACCGCAGAACCGACTCCGGAGCCAACCGTATCCGAGTGGTGGAAGGTTCTGCTCAAGCGCCTCATGGAGCTGGTTTTCACTATTCTTGGTATCATGGCGACCGTCCTCGTCACCGTGCTAATGAAGAAGTACGGCTTCGAGAACTACTCCTCCAAGGTCAACGACATTCTCCTGAGAGGTACCGCCTACGCTGAACAGATGAGTGTCAAGGCTGCCAAACTCAGTGGCAAGCCTTTGGCTGGAGCGGAGAAGATGGAACTGGCCCTCGGCTTCGTTACAGACATGGCCAAGCAGTACAAGCTGCCGGACAAGGGCAAGGAATTCTGGACCAAGAAGGTCGAGGGTTGGTTGGGTGTGCAGAATCAATCAAACGGAACCTAGCGAAAAGGTACGGAGTAGCGGACAAAGAAGGTTGAAGGCTGGCTTGGAGTGAAATAGGACAGGTCTCATGGCAGATCGATTCGCCAATGGTCTAAAGCTCACGGCAGCAACTGCGAGTCAGTGTGGGCGTACATTTTCACGCTGGCTCGTGGAGTGGCTTACCCAGGTCTGTGGTTGGGAAGTTTTTGACGTAGTATCTGGCACCGGCTGGACCAACATTCTTTCATCTGGATCAGATGGTGCTACCAGCTCAACTTCCAACCAGTTCGTTTCGGCAACAGCTACGTTTGCTGCCGCTGATCTGGGTGGGTACTTGACCATCACAGGGTTCACAGGTCGTTTTGTCTCTCGGAACGGAATCTATCGTATCCGCAAGATCATCAATGCGACAACTGTGGAGCTGGAAGTCGAACGGTCAGTTCATGAAGACGGTTTTCCGGATGGACTCACTGGGCTGATCTGGAGGCTTTGGAGACCGGTTGCGACCTACGTTCCGACAGGAACTGACGTGATCGTGCTCAAAGGTCGCGGCACCACTGGTAGTGGCTACGATTTCCATCTCCACGTTGCCAGCCGTTCGACAAACAGCTACTTTCCAGAGCTTCGCATGAGCCCGTTCGCCTCATGGAACAGCGGATCTCATAGCTGGAATGACAGTCGCTACACCAGTGCCATCGGGATCGACAATGCGAGCAACAGTCTGATCAATGTGGATAATTGCCGAGTTTGGGGTGCTGCGGATGCCGATCGTTCTGTGATCATGTTCCGCACTGAGGATGACTACTTCGCCTGGCACTTTCTCTACTTGGGAGAGATCGATACGTTCTTCCCCAGCAGTGATCCTTGTCCGTGTGTTGCATGGGCTGGTAGTAACCCTGGCAATGCCACACCAGCCGGTGATGCTGTAACGTTGCTTGGATATGGGGCCGCAAGCAATATCAACGGTCGTGGGAACTGGCTCTCTTACGATGAGCTGACAACAATTGGTGCCTACCTAACCTTCTCGCACAGTCCGTATTCGTCGGAAGCGCACTGGTTGGCAGAGGGTCGTCGTAGATTCTCGACACCAACTCGAAGGAACTACTTGTTGGATCTCGTGTGCGAAAGTCGCACGAGTGGGCATATGGAATTTCGTGGCAAACTTCGTCGTGTTTGGATATCTGGTCGCGATCACCAACGAGAGACTCCCTTCGGTGCGAATAGCGAGTATCTGCACATTATAGGTGGCATCACAATTCCTTGGTTCAATACCAAGGTTTGGTATCAGGTGTAGCATGGACGAGAACGAGCGTAGAACGTTGATCACTGACTCCATCTGGTGGTGGTTGCCTGCACGGTGGGAGAATGCAGGTTCCTGGTACGAGGTTCTGCGCTATGAGTTGGTGGAGGAAGGGGTTGACGTGTACGTCACCAAGGATTCTGGTTCGGAGGTAGCAGTCAGGTTTGTTAACGACGAGTGTTTGGGTGAATTGAAGATTCTTCCCGAATCCGCTCGTGGGCGCATCTACGATGAGGTGGTTTGATGGCAAGCGAACGTAGGTGGCAAACAGGACTGTACTTGGCTGATCCTAGTGGTTACACATTCAATGGAATGCCAAGTAATGCTCTGTATCGATGGTTGTTTGAGTTCTTGGTGAAAGTGGTTGGTTGGACCGACGTTGATTCAGATGATGCCAAGTGGGACAACGTTGCGGCCTCTGGAGTGGATGGGGCCACCGACGCAGTTCTCACAGATCGATTCATTTCTGCATCAGCATCCTTCACCCAAGCTGATGTTGGAGCTTACCTAACTATTACGGGTATTGCTTCTCCAAATGAAGAACGAAATGGGATCTATCTGATAAGTGCTTTTGTCAACTCCACTACTGTTGTGTTGAATACAAACCTTGGAGTCCATTCCGATGGACTGCCAGTTGGGTTGTCTGGTTTGAGTTGGAGAAAGTGGCTACTTAACAGCACTACTGCTTATGTTCCTGCTTACAATGCGGTCAGTGTTGTAGCCGGAAGGGGAAAGACCGGAGCAGGGTTGAAGGACGCAGTGGGTCCGATTGGAACAGCTAGTTTTAGCATCTCAGGATCAACTGTGACTTTGGCTGACACTGGGGCTACCTTCCAGGCGTCAGATGTTGGCAAGGATGTTGTTATCGAGAATGCCACCACGCCAGGCAATAACGGTACCTACACGATCACTGCTTGGCTGTCCGCTACCCAGATTCAGTACACTAATGCGTCTGGCGCAACTGAAGCATTTGGTGGATCTACCACCTGGAAGATCAGGTACACCTTTCATTTGCACATCCAGGTAGCCACAGGATCGGCCAGCGACCCAACTCCCATGGGTGGGTTTACCATCTCCCCATGGCCTACTTGGAATGCAGGCACGAATTCTTGGAGTGATAGTAGGCACACAGCTCAGTATATACAGTCATTCCCTCAGCTTCTGGACAGACTTCAAACTACTCAGGTGTGGGCTGTTGCAGACATGGATTGCGTGACAATCTATGCAAGAACAGTAGAGACCTATTACGGGTGGTCACAATCCCACATCTTGTACCAATTCGGGGAACTTGATACGTTCTATCCTGCTCAAGACCCTCGACCTGTCATGATGATGGTGTCTCGTTCCCAGGCAGATTATAAAGACGCAATTGGAACGAGTGCTACTTGGTCAGCCTCTCCGTCTGGAAACATTAGGATGATGAGCTGGGATGATGTAACCAGTCTAACTGCGTATTTGATGTTCCCCCATTGTCCCTATTCGTCTGATTACAACTGGACTGCCGGACATCGAAGGCATAAGTCTCAGTTCAGCCATAAGTTGTATCGACTGCCACTAATTGTCGAGAGCAGAACAAGTGGGCACATGGAGCTTAGGGGTACGCTTAGGCACATACAGCGTACAAACACGAATCAACCGTTCTCACTGATGCCCATCGGAGCTACACATTCCTTGATACACATTGTTGGGGGTTTGTTACTTCCCTGGCATGGTGGGAAGCAATGGTATGAGTTTGGTGGTAGATCAAATGGCTCAAGCTAGAGGTGACCTATGACTAGCCGTTGGCTCAGAGAAGTTGATTGCCTTCAAGGTCCTACCCTCAGCCAGAGTTGGGGCATGAAGGCCACCGCCATCTTCCTTCAGAACGTGATGGGGTACACTTTCCAATCAACCAACTGTGGAGCTGGAAGAAGTTGGGTATCCACTGAAAAGAACGGAACCAATGGTTCTTTTGGTGGTAGTGATTGGATTTTCACAGAGTCCTCTTCAGAGCCTTTCAGCACGTCTGATGCCGATAAGTATCTCGTGGTCAGGGATGATACCAACCCGCGTAATGGAGGCATCTACAGAATCAGACGCTACATATCATCCACACAGGTCGAGATAGATTTCAAATCGGATTTCTATTATGAGTGGCCGACAGCTAGCACAGGGATATCCTGGTGGGTCGTAGCACGAACCTATGAGCTTCCCAGTGCACATGGAGATCAGGTACGACTCCAATCCCGGCATTCAACCGGTTGGGCTGTAGAGCTGAACTACCACTCCACCTACAATGCTGTGTGGGTGAGGGTCGCAGTTACCGGAGATTGGGGCGGAAAGGTCATAACCAGCGGATCGCCTTCCTTGGGGTACGGTTTTACGACCACAAGCAGTAGTTGTGGTGCCATTTGGAATGCCGAGGGCGATTATGACGGAGAGTGGCTACATCTGTGGCTTAAACAAGTAGACTACAACACGAGTTTCGATGAAAGTGTGGGCGGTGTTTGTGGCGGCATCATGATATCCAGAATTGATCCAATCGAGTCGGGTCATTCTTCAGATGAACTACTTGTAGTCTGCGGAAACACAAACGCTGGGTTCCTTACTGCGTGGCTTCAAAATGGATTCAACCGAAGCACGGATGATCGATCCAGTGGTCACGTAGCTGCTTGGAGCGATAATCTTAACAGTGTCCTCGATGGTTACATGCTCGAGTCCACTGCTGCGGGTTGGGGTAACGGTTTCTCCCATAACTACTACAGACAACCAAATCGACGTATCGGCAACAAAATTGAGTTGGTACAAGGCACAATAGTGATCCTTGATCCAAATAATGTCAAAGCAAGTTATCAAATTTTGGGCAGGATCAAAGGTCACTACACTTCAAGAGCCTTTTGTTCTGGGTTGGGCCGATATGGAACTATTGGCTATAGACACCTACCGTTGACCAAGGATTCAAGCAAAGACCTGTTGATGATCCAGGATGGCTGGATTATTGCTTGGCCTGGCGTGACACCACAAGTCTGAGAGGGTAATTGCGTGGCCACCAAGTGGATCAGAGAGCTTACCTCTGCGACAACCGGTACCAACACCGGCATCCCATTCGCTTTGAGGGCCATAGTAGGGTTCTTGGTTAATGCCCTCGGGTTCTCCCTTGATAGTTCTTCAGATCCCCCCACAACAGGAAGTGGCTCTTGGGCCAGTGCTGGCGGTGGAAACTGGACTCTCACTGCCACAGGTGGTGATTTCACTTCTTACGATGTTGGAGGACTCGTAACCATAGCTGGGTCTACTGCCCAAAACAACGGTTCATGGACTATAGTCTCAGTCGCCAGCAGAACAAGCTTGGTGTACTACAATCCAACTGTTGGAGCTACCAACGGTTCCGGTACATGGACCAGCACAGGGACAGGCACTTGGACAAGCTACAATCCAGGTGCTGGTTCGAATGGGGCGTTCTCTGGGACTGACAAGAACTTTGTGGATTCAACAGCCGGTGCCTTTCTGGCTGGTCATGTTGGGTACTGGATTCTCATAGATGGTGCCAACGCCGGATGGTACAAGATCACAGGCTATGTTGATGCCAACACTGTGACCATCGATTACAGATCTGGCGCTACGGAATACCCACCAAGTGATTCTGGGATAACTTGGCATTTGCTTCAAGATGGCTACTTCATCCCGACACGTTCCGGGGCATATGCTCAGCTTACTACTCCCCATGCAAATGGATGGGCTATTGAGTTCAAGTACACCAACTTTGCTTTCCATCAGGTCAGTATTCGTGTGGCCACAGATGGCAATTGGGCTGGTAGCAAGATTCTCGGTCCTGTGTACTTCGGCTGTGCTGATAGCAAAACCAATTGGTTCTATCTAGCAGCCGAAGACGATGGGTCTGCTCTACATGTTATGACTCATCAAGCAACTGACAATCGATATAATGGAGCTTTTGTCTGCAACATTACCCCCTACGACACTGGTCACACGAGTGACGAGAAAGTTAGTTTGTGGGGAAATAGCGGATCATCAATAACTGATGCCGACAACGGGAATCTCAACCACAACTACGACAGCAAGCGAGTAGGAAATGGTTACTGGTGGAAGGAGTGGGCGCAAGCTGTCAGATCTGTCTACATGGTTGCCTCCACCTACGCTGGGTACGCCAATGGGCTGGAGAAGTGGTCCTCTCGCGAGAAGAATCGGCGACTGAGTGGTAGCGGATCTGGTACGGGAGACAGTTTCTCGAAGACTGGATCAACAATCACTTTGACAGACGCTGGGGCTGCCTGGGTTGTCAGCGATGTCGGGAAGACAATCAAGATCAGCGGGGCAACTACGTCTGGGAATAACGGGCTCTTTGTGATCACGTCTAGAATCAGCGGCACACAGATCACCTACGAGAATGCTAGTGGGGCTACAGAGGCGTTTGCTGGTACGTGGGCCATTGCTGATTTCCAAGATGTGTTGGTTGGAACCACGGTTGTTCGCGATGAGAACAACACGACGGCTGAGTATGAGCTGGTTGGGCGTCTGCAAGGACATTACGGAGTGAGGGCATCGATCGGTAACAAGACAGCCTTCAGCGATTCAGCCCCTCATGCCTTGGACAAGTTCCACATGGCTGACGGTTTCGCCTTTGATTGGCCTGGCGTAACCCCACAACACTAAACACAATGGCTATCACTATTGACATTCAACTTGAGGTCCGTAACCAACCTGTCCATGAGGCATTCAACAACACGTGGGTGGTTGTAGATCAGCATCCCATTGATGTCGATCTGGTCCGTAACCAACCTGTTCACGAAGCCTACAACAACCCGTGGGTGGTTGTAGATCAGCATCCCATTGATGTCGATCTGGTTCGTAATCAACCTGTCCATGCGTGGGCTGTAGCAGCAGAGATAGAGCCCGAAATAGGCTCTGAGCCTGAGCCTTCGTCGGATCCGTATGTTGTTGAAAATCTGCTCAATCCAGCTCCGGGGGCTGTGGATGTTGGTGTCGCCGGCCCCTATTTGTTAGTGGTCGGTGATGCGATCTCCACAATGGAAGTTCCTACAATCGAAATTGGGAGGGTACCAACTACAGCTCCAGATCCTATCATCGGCATTGATCCTGACAAGACTGCAATCTCAGTGAGCATCAATGGAGGATCACCAGTTGATATATTCTCTGGAGGTATCCCACACGCCGGTTGGTCAGTAGTTTCTGCTGTCAATGACTATGCTGGAGTGAATCGCGGCATACAGGGTGTAGGAAGGAACTACACCCTAACTCCAGGAGTCTCTCTTCCGGGTAATGCTCTGGTTGAGATGCTTGTTGAGCTTGTCGATTACGGAAACAACTACTCATACTATGTTTGGACGTTCCGCACTGAGGCCCCGAGTATAGCAAAGATCAAAGAGATCTTTGTTATTTCGGAAGATCTTCTGCAAATCGAATTCACCCAAGATCTGGCTGTCATCGATAGCTACTTTGATCTCACCAGCTTCAGCATCACACCTTTGGGCGGGGCAGCAGATGTTTTCATCGAAGGAGTTCTGACTCCCATCGGGGCAAAGACGCCCTACCTATTCTTGAAGATCAAAGGTCTTCGATTCGGAAGCCAGTATCAATTCAATGTCTCCTTCCAAAAGCTTCACTCTTCAGATGGTAGCTGGGTCGCCCCTCAAAGTGGTGCATGGCTCATGCGACGGACCAAGGTCGATTCAATGAGAGCCAGCTTGGCCAGGTTCTACGATACGAGGTCTCGCGGCCTCATCCGAGGTCTCATTGAGGCCATCATGATCTCTGATGAGAAAATTGGTGGTGACTTCTAATGATCCTCACAGGAATCACTGAAGCATAGGAGTGTAGATCATGGCTGTTCCTGCCGTAACCTGTGCAGCGAAGATTACCAAGCCTTGGAACGATGGCGATGGACTGACCAGTGCGTCTCTATCCGCGACCGCTACTGGTTCACCCACGAGCTGGACCTGGACGATTCTCTGGGTGCCGGTGGGGCTCGAGACGTTGTTGTCTGGCGCCCATGGTGATTTCACCGATGGAGTTGCCACGACCGGACCGGGTGGGTCTTCGGCTGTGCTGCTGGCCGACATCCCGTCCGACATCGTCGGCGGCACGATCGTGATCCAGGCCGTGGCGACCAACGGCGAGGGTCCGAGCGTCCCGACCACCGACAAGAAGAACGGGCAACAGTGCGTGGTGATCGAGACCGAGCTTCTCGCGCTCCCGCTTCCCGGCGACAAGCAGTACTCATGGGGCGAGGCGCAGCTTCGCGAGGTGCTGACCAAGCTCGAGACGGCGGCCAGTGAGGGCGGAGGAGGAGGAACCGACGAGCACGCGATCCACGACAACGTGGACGATGAGATCGTTGCGATCACAGAGGAAGAATCGCCCGGGATGACCGATCTGCTCCTGCTTGAGAAGGCGACGGGAGAAAAGCGGCGGCTACAGATCATCAATCTGCCGATCCTGAAGCCGGTCAGCGTGACGGGCGGGTACACGGCGGACTACTGGGACTGTGCCTCGGTCAGCGTGGCATAGGAGCTTCGCCATGTGGAAGATGATTGAGCAGGACACTATCACCTCCGACTGTTCTGGAGGAGTGCCGCCCAACGATCAGGGAGCACAGATCATGGCCAACCTGTTCTGGTGGCCAGCGATCCTGAAGATGTGCGTGGTGGTGAAGAACGCCACCGGCGGTGCGGACGACGGCAAGCTAGAGCTGTGGGCACGCAATCTGACCTCGTGGACGAAGCTAGCGACCTCGCCCGACATCTTCGCCGGGCAACACCGAATCATGGCAGCCGTCGACGGCACGGACGGCGCGGTCGTTCTCGCAATTCATGACCTCGATGCCTCTGGGTATCGGTTCTCGAAGCTCGCCTGGAGTGACCCAAACTTCGTGTGGACCGAGCCCTATCCGGGTCTCGATGGCAGCTACTTCGGGACCGCCGGCGGGGAGGGGGGGCCTCCCATGATGTGCTCAGGCACCGACGGAGGCCGCCCGCGACTCTTCGGAAACTTCGACGACGGCCTCGGCGGTTACGCGTTCTCCTCGGCGGGGTTCGACCCCTCCGGGGGCACTGACGGGCTCGTGCTCCACCAACCTGCGCCAGCGTACATCCTGACTTACGGAATCGCTTACTTCGCTTTCGAACTCGATCCGGTGCGCGACGTGGTCGTGATCTTTGGCGGCGGGGGTGGTGATGGCCTCTACGCCAAGGTTTGGGAGAGCGCATCTCCCGCCGCGCCATTCGCAGAGGTCGAGTGGTCTGGCGCGGGCCCTTACGCGAGAAGTGGCGCTGCCATGTGCTATCACGCCGCACTCGGGAAGATGTTAATCTACGGAGGTTATGCGGGTGCGCAGAGCTACCGAGGTCGCGGTGCTTGGAGCTGGAATGGCACCCTGTGGACGAGGGAAGCAGGACTCGAGACCCAGTACAACGACCCAGTGCGCGGTGGCATTGCCAACAACCACTTCTTCCGAGACCGGACGCGCATGGCCTATGACCCGGTTCGCGGTGTTCCTGTGGTCTTCCGCGGCGTGCAGCTCGATTAGGAGACATCGTGGGCTACAAGTTAGTAGAACAGGACACCATCACCTCTGACTGTGTGGATGGTCTTCCTCCGCCAGGTGAGGGTCCGGGACACATGGTCCACCTCAACATCTTCTACTGGCCAGGCCCCAACAAGGTGTGCTTCGTCACACGCAACATCACTACCGGATACCTCGAACTCTGGACACGGACGCCCGGCAGCCCTGCGTGGACGAAGGTGTCGGACTCGGGCGCGGAATGGAACACGACCTATGAGGTGCTGGCCTGCTACGACCCTACCGATGGCGGGGTGGTGCTGGCCTACCGCGTGAATGACATCGACAGCGACTGGCGCTGGGGCAAAATCGCCTACTCGGCTCCGAACTACACCTGGAGTGCTCGGTACCCGGGAACGACTACCGATTGGCAGTTGCAGCCAGGACTGGACCTCGTACTGTGCCGAGGCACGACGACCAATCCACGACCGCTGGTGATCGGGTGGATTCGCACACCGCCCGCAGCGTTCGCGTGGCAGTCGGCCTCCTTCGACCCCACAGTCGCCGATGGTCTCGATTACCAGTGCGCCGCTAGTGCCTTGCCATGGACGGGCACAGATGCGATCTATGGCAGAGCTGCACTGGACGAATCGCGGGACGTGATCGTATGGGTCACGAACCAGGATGGCACACCGGAGAATCAGGGCGTGTGGGAGGGCAGCGGACTATCAGGCGACGGCTTCACCAAGGTGTCTGACGGCGCCAATGGTTTCTCGCACCGCTTCGGACACAGCGTGTGTTATCACCCCGGGTTGCAGGGAGTGATTGCGTACGGCGGATTCGATGCCATGGGCACCGGAGAGCCCATGGGGCGTGGTGCCCATCTCTGGAATGGAACTCTGTGGGTTCCCAAGCTGGGAACCGAGGTGACGTACAGCGACCCCCTCGGTGGCGAGGCCAACAATCACTTCTTCCGCTTCTTCTCGAGTATGGTTTACGACCCGGTTCGCGAGGTGCTGGTGCTCTTTCGTGGCACGCAGAAGCCGTAGGAGATAGGTATGGCATGGATCCCGAATTCGACCCTGGAGTTTCTCGAGCTGCGGCTGCAACTGCCAGCGGCGGACGCCGACCATATCGGCTGCCAGGTGGCCGCCCGTCTTCCTCCTGATGTGGAGGAGGGCTTCTCTCTGGTCGTCTACCCAGATGGGAGCGACACGATCAACGGGGAGACCACCTACGAGATTGAGCTGCCCGGAACCTCGATCACCGTGATCGTGGGCGAGGTTGGAAACTGGTGGGGCATCGCCAAGTTCGACATGCCAGACCCGCCGTACGAGCCAGCACCCGAGTGGTGAGTGATATCCCCCAGGGTGAATGGGAGTAGCAAATGGATGAACCGATCTGCACCTACGGCGGCGGACAGTACGGAGAGCCTGATCCTACCTATGGGGAGTGTCTGGATGAGAGTGGACCCACACCTCCTTCTCCTACTATTCTAAGGATCCTCACGGTACAACTAATCGCTGACGATGAAGTAAGGATCAAATTCTCCATCCCGATGTCTCTTGACGGACTAACCAATGTGGCCAACTACGTTTTTGCGCCGGTAGTGCAGGTCAACGAGGTTTTAGTACCAACTGCTCTTGGCAGCATCAATTATGTTGATCTACATGTCACTGGGCTGGCAAGTGGTGTGCAGTACACTTTGTCGCTCAACAATATCGTTGACGTCAACGAAAGTGGTGTGACAGCCGAGTTGGTCTTTACACCTGGCGACACTAAGTCGACAAAGCTGATGGGTGGTCTGCCACGTATGTACACCTCCGATATCAAGTCTCTGATGCGGCATCTTTTGGTTGCTGTTGGCATCGAGGATGAAATCATAGGTGGTGGAGACCAGGTTTCCAGGACTATATTTTCCAGGACTAGGTGACTGATGGCCAATCAAGAAAAGAATGATCTCACTGAGGTCAAGCAAAAACTCAACAGTCTCCTGGAAGCGGTACAGAGCAAGAAAGAAGAAAGTCAAAAGAGCGGCACGTCGTGGGGTTGGGTCACAGCAGCCATCGCAGCTATCCTAGCCTTCGTTGGACTAGCCTTCGCGGCCTACGATGCCTGGAAGAAGGGCCGAGAGATCGCCAAGCTAAAACACGAAATGGACAAACAAGAGGAGTTGAAGATTCAAGCTGAGATCAATGCCAAGATCACAGCTGAGAGCGACGTGCAGAAGTCACAACGGATGGTCGCAGAGCAGCTAGCCAAGCAGATTGAGAAGACTAAGAAAGAGATCATAGCGCTCGAGAAGGAACGTCTATCTGTTCATAACAAGATCGACAAGGTCACCAGCTGGGCCGACATCGATAAGCTGATGGGTAAATGACATGCGCTACCTGATCGCAGTTCTGATCTCCATGTTGGTTGTTCCACCAACACTCAGCCTGGCCCATCCCCCGCTCTTCCGGCTGCCGGAGGGAAAGCGAGTCGAAGTCTCGGGAGAGACTCTGCAGGGCTACACGCTAGAGGAGATGAAGGTGCTCCTCAAGATGGACGCGGACCTGGAGAGCTTTTCGGAGCAGCTACCGAAGATCAAGTCCGCACTCGATGCAGCTGAGAAAGCTCTGAAGGCCAAGGACACCATGCTCGAGTCCAAGGACAAAGCGATCAGCCTGCTCACGCAAGACCGTAACCGAATCACGGAAAAGTGGACTCAGGAGAACAAATTACGGCATGAGTGTGAGAACAAACCCAAATTCGGAAGTTGGATTGCCTGGGGGCTGACGGCAGTCCTGGGTGCGACAACCGTAGCCTTGGGGATCACTCTTGTGGTAAAAGAGACTCGTTGACGCTGAGAAGATCAAGCGTCATAGGCCTTGGTCTGAAGGAAACACACATGAGAAGGTTCCACCTACTTAGGCTCGAAGATGAAACTGGCACTAGTGGCAAGGGGGTGGTCGCTGAGGGCGTCAAATTCACGGATGGTGTCGTAGCGGTGCGCTGGTTGTCACCAACTCCAACGACCGTGATCCACGACAACATAGATTCGGTGACCAAGATCCACGGTCACAACGGAAAAACTCAGATCGTCTGGAGAGACGAGTAGCCCATGTGGGAATTCGTGAAAAGTGCGCCTTGGACCTGGGCAGTTGGTGCCTTGATCTTTGTTTCTGCAATCGTGGGTGTTGTCTGGGGTGTGGTGAGACACCACGATCGGGGCTTCATGAAGCGTGGCACCAACACGCTTCAGTGGGGCAAATCTGACATCCCCTTAAAGATCAAATACACCCGACAGGTTCATAGCACCTATGTGGAGCTAGCAAAGCTCTGCACTGCTCAGCTCAACAATCGATTGGGCAAGCTTATCTTTGATCCTGTGCTTGACCGGTACGAAGACAGCGGAAACCTGACCAAGATCGACGTGCTTCTGGACAAGTTGGACATACCCTTCAGTGCAGTTGAGGCACCAGATGGATCGGTGAGGGTCGAGGACAACGTAGGTGGCCGCACCGACGTGTACGACAACGCCGGCCGAATCGTGTTGGCCAAAGTCCTCATGCCTGATCCAGCCAAGGGCTGGGCCAACGGTACAATGCTTACACATCTGAGGCACGAGCTAGGCCATGCACTTGGATTGGACCACGATGACAAGAAGGATTCTGTGATGCACCAGGTCTCAGAACAGCGGACCAAGGATTTCACAGCTTCTGATCTTGATAGGCTGAAAAAAACGTACTTGTAGCTTCTTCTACGCGGAGTTGATGATGGACCAACGGCCTGGCGGCTCGATCCTTTTTCTAATCTTCTGCGAGCACACAGTCTTCTTCAAACTGGACTCGATCTTCCCTGAGTGCTACCTACATCGGGATCAGATGCCACGTACTGATCCTTTGATGTGTTTGTACTCGAACTGCCCAGGGAACAAGAACTGCATGGAGACTCTAGCCAAGCGGATCTTCGTTCTATTCCATGAGGTCATTACCCAGGCTGATCTGATTGTCCTCTACTACCGCAAGCAGACCTCAGATAGCCTTGGCGCCGGACTCTTTTGGAAGGACATGCGGGAGCCCAGGTACATCACCATGAATCCGTCTGCTTGGGACCTCATCAAAACCCGTGGTCTGGTCTTCCAATTCACACCGGGACCCTACTTTTTCCTTACTGGTTCTGCACCGCCCCCGAAAGAGGAGACCGAGAGCGAAAAAAGTGCTCTCTAGGACCCTCGAGAACTGTATAAAGGTATGTGACAACACCAATCACACCAAAGAAGCCGGTCGTCGGCCGCAACGAGGCAGACCAGCATCCTGAGCTGAATGGGGCCCACCTCCTAGTCTCCGTGGGGCTCAAGAAGCGCTGGTCCAAGAAACCAACCTACTGGATCGAGATCTACGGCAAGCACGAAGCTCGGCCTAGTGGTCACCCGCCCCCTTCAGCGACGAAGATCATCCGCTTCTACGTCTTCCGCCAGTGGTCCTTCATCAAAGGATCCATGTTCGATGAAAACCGTGAGTTGGTGGCGGGAGGATTCTTGATCCCGACGTGTTTCACCCAGGTCCGGGCGGCGTTGGAGGTGAGCACTGAGATTGTGCGCAAACAGGTTGCTGACAAGGGCTATGATGTGTGCGATGTCAACATCCCCGATGAGGTGCAAAAGGCTACGTGGGGGATGCTACTTCTGAGCGAGCTAAACACGCACAAGGACATCTTTTTCAAGATCAGCAACGACAAGGGCCAGCAGCGTGCAGAGGAAGCTACAGAGATCAAGATGATGGCCAAGCCACCCGCCAAAAAGGTAGACTTCTGGGACACAGCTCGACAACGTGAGAAGAAAGCCAAATGGTAGCTTATGACAAATCCTGCACCATTGTGATCAACGGTGCAGATGCCTGCATCGAAGGGATCGTCCCCTGGAACACGGTGATCGACGCGACCAGCTACTTCTCGCCCGGCTACCAGTTCAGTCCTCGCTTCCGCATGCATCAGTGGGATGGTAGGATCAAGCTCTTCAAGCTGCGGACTCGATCTTTCCCAGCTGGCCTGACAAAGGATGTCCAGACCGCCCTCTCAGAGATCGGCGTCAAGACACACGTTGACGAGCGGCGAAAGATGCCGGCGCTTCCGCCCCTCGATGTCAATTGGACGCGAGGACTTGAGCTGGAGGGGGTCAATTTCGCGTACCCGTACGACTACCAGACAGACGTGGCTGAGAAGATGCTCGAGGCCCAGCGAGGCATCGTGGCCATCGCCACCAACGGGGGCAAGACCGAGATTGCTTGCCTCGTGACCGCTGCCCTGCGCCTTCCCACGCTGTTCCTGGTGCCGGGCAAGGAATTGCTCCATCAGACGGCCAAACGCTTCACCAAGCGGCTCAGGCTGCCCGAGAGCGACCCCTGTGGGGTAGTTGGGGACGGCATCTGGAAGGAGGGCTCCTGGGTCACGGTAGCTTCGGTCCCCACCCTCTTCCAGAGCCTGGCCAAGGAACGTGGCAGGAAGCTCCTGGAGCGCTCCCAGCTCGTCTTCGCGGATGAATGCCATCATACCGGGGCGGACAGCTGGTATCTCGTCCTGAGGGCCTGCAACGCGTTCTTCCGGTACGGGATGAGCGGCACTCCCCTGAAGCGTACAGACGGGGCAGATCTGCGGCTCGTGGGTGTCACAGGTCCACTCATCGCGGAAATTCGCAACAAGGAGCTGATCCAACGGGGCATCTCGAACAAGGTGAAAATCGAGATAATCCGCATAGATCAGCCCGACGACATCGACCCAGCAACGCCCTACCAGGACGTGTACCAGATCGGCATCGTCGAAAATCCCTATCGAAACAGGGCGTTGTGCAAGAAGATCGAGGAGAAGGTCGCCGCCAAGAAGAGCGTCATCGTGCTCGTCAAGGAGATCTTCCACGGTGACAGGTTGGATGAGAACCTGTGGAAGTACTGTAAATTTGTACCCCACAAGTTCATCAACGGCCAGGAGACCTCCGAGGTCAGACAGCGTGCTCTGGCTGAGTTCGAGAGCGGCGCTCTGAAGGTGCTGATCGCCACGTCGATCTTGGATGAGGGAGTGGACATCCCCAACATCGACGTGATGGTGCTGGCAGGTGGAGGCAAGTCGTCAATCAAGACGCTGCAGCGGATCGGTCGAGGTCTCCGCAGAGGAGGATCATCGGACACCCTTGAGGTGGTGGACACAGCCGACTTCACCCACGAGTACCTCCTGAAGCACAGTCTGCAGCGCCTCGAGGACTATAAGGCCGAAGACTGCTTCGAGATCATCGTTGCGAGGTAAGTCTTTCATGGCTACTACGTGGAAGGGGAGTCGTCCACAAGACTTCACAATCACCATGAGTGGGCCACACCAGTTTCAACCTGGGATGCTCATCAATATCGACACTGGTGACGGCAAAAAGAAGCAATGTATGATCACAGAGATCGTCGATAGGCACACGTTGCAGCTCGCAGAGCTAACAGCGCAAGAGCAGTCCTTTGGATCACCTGTGGTGTATGGGATGATCAGGCCAGAGAAGGAACGTACGGACATCGTCAGGCGTGAGGATGCGCCCTACAAGGACATCGAGTGATCAAGCAGCCTTCGGATAGGCCTCGTCGATCAAGTCCGCCACAGGGGCGTCCCGGTCGTGGTCTCCGAAGAACCGCTGATCTGGCGCACGCTCTACCAGCTGGGCTGAGTGTACCGCTCCCGTTGGTACTACAGGTACTGGGACGGAAGCGCATACGACAGCGTTGGAACACACCAGACATAGTCTGGCGTGTGCTAGGCCGTACAGGCCTGGCAGGGCTGGGTGAGCTGGGGCCCCGCATCTGTCGCAACGAAGGTACATGGTCTCCACTCAGTAAGCATCGATCCAAGTTGTGGTCGATTGAGATCAAAAGTCAAGAGGTTTTTTCATGGATACCGTGATCCACATCAGCCCTGTTGGTTGGTGGGTCTCCTATAAGAAGGACCAATGGACCGGTCCCTTCAAGGATGAGAACGAGGCCCACGAAGCGGCCAAGGTGATTGTGCCGATGATCTATCCGGAGTACCAGCTACTACGGGTCATGCCGTGGGAACGGAAGACCTGTCCCAACGTCTACAACGAATTGTTGACGAAGAAGAATAGGAGATCGAAATGCCAGGACTGATCATCAATGGCAAAGAAGAACTGGTTGATGGACTCACCATCATCAACTACAAGGACGAGCCCAAGCTCAAGCTCAAGGCGGGCGAAGACATGCGGGCGCGCAAGACCCGCTGGATTCGTTCGATCGTCCTGCACAACACCAAGAACATCCAAACCAAGGTCAAGGCTGGCTTTGGTCCCTCCACCAATCTCGGCAAGCGCATCGCCGATCTTTGGGCCACGAGCAGCAAAAACGCTGGTGCTCACCTGTCCGTGGACTGGGACGGGACGGTCTACTGCCACGCAGATCTACTTCAGGATGCGACCTACCACGCAAGTTCGATGAATGAGGTCTCGATCGGAATCGAGATCTACGAGGATGGGAAGGGCGTGGTGTACGAGGGCCAGCTCGACGTCGTGGTCAAACTCGTGGTCTGGCTCTGCCGGCGCTTTGGTATCCAGATGCAGATGCCGATCGCCATGGACAACTCCGAGATCTCTCGGATCAAGCGTGGCGGCGAAGACTGTGTAGGGGTGTTCGGTCACTGCCACCAGAACCACAAGGACAAGGCCCACGACCCTGGCATCGACATCTTCAAGCGCCTGAAAGCCGATGCTGGGTTCAAGGAGTTCGACTTCGCTCATCAGGGCATGCCTGATGACATCAAGTACTGGATGATCACCCAGAAGGCACTCGATCTCGTAATCGACGGTGTGCCTGGCCCCAAGACCTGCGACGCACTCCAGGCTCGTGGGTTTGCCAACGGTCTCTACGACTGGAAGACGACACTGTGATCTTGAAATTCAACAATAGCCAACAAGCCAGGTTGTTGGCAGAGCTGACAGGTGATCTGGTTCAAATCGAAGAGGCCGAGATCAAACACCCAACACTTGACCACATGTGCATGTTGGTTGGCAGTGTGAGAGATGGTGGTCGTACCAAGCTCTGGTTGCGGTTGGAGGAGGTTTCTGAACTGACTTCTGCTGTTGATCCTATTCGTAGACCGCCGATTAGAATGAAAAAGAAACCACCACCCATGAGGCAAAAATGAGAACCGTGATCATTTTGAAGGCACCAAAGCCGTGAAGTGTAGCAGAAGAGAAGATCGTCGTCGTCTTCGAGGTGGCTCGCAACTGACGCGTAAGAAGCGTCGACGAAATCGTATGCTGCGTCTGGTTCTCACTAGACGAAATCGCAGGGTACAGCGACAACAACTGGCCCAAGAGGAATTATGATCAAGCAACCTCCCCCTGTTCGACCTCCGGTGAAAGGCTGGAAACAGGCGCCTGGCGGCAAGATTTTCACCGGGGACTGCATCGACATGCTCAAAGAGCTGAGTTCAGAGTCTGTTGATCTGTCAATCTTCGATCCCGCCTACGAAAGCCTGGAGAAGCATCGAGCTGTCGGATCGAAGACCAGGCTCAAGCACTCCAAGGCCTCCAGCAACGATTGGTTCACGACCTTCCCCAACGCCCGATACGGGGAGCTGTTCCAGCAGCTCTTCCGAGTGATGAAGCCAGGGACTCACATCTACATGTTCTGCGACGAGGAGACTCGCGACGTGGTGACCTGTGGCTGGTCTCCTCAATCTCCGAATGTCAACCTCGGTTTCTCACCCATCCTGGCCGCCGGCTTCAAGTACTGGAAGGCTCTCATCTGGGACAAGATGATCGCCGGCATGGGCTATCATTATCGAGCCCAGCACGAATTCATCGTTATGGCTGAGAAGATCGTGAGAGTGAACAAGCACCGGCAGCTAAACGATCTAGGACCAGGTGACGTCCTCCAGCATCGTCGCCTCAAGGGACCGGATTACTACCCGACGGAGAAGCCTCGAGAGTTGATCGAGCTGTTGGTGAAGCAGTCGTCGAATACAGGTGACACGGTGCTTGATATGTTCGCTGGTTCTGGTGTGGTGGGTCAGGTCTGCCAGGACATCGATCGTCGTTTCATCCTGGGTGACATCGACACCAAAGAGATTCGCCTGAGACTCGTATGACCACGCTCAAGATCACCTTTGATCCCGATACCAAGTTCTGCCAGCTTCGCTTCGGCTACAATAAGCGATTTGCTGAATTCATGAAAAGTGGGATCACTCCTCTTTCTTATCGGCGCTGGGTGGCAGACAAGAAGTACTGGGAGGTCCACGTCTCGAAGCTGGCTCGTGTGGTCGTGGTGGCCCGTCGCTACTTCGGTCATGTCGATTACTCAGAGCTGCCAGGTGGCCTACAGATCGAGCTGGCCATCAGGATGAGTGCCTTCGATGACGTGGAGGCACCGCCCAAGAGGACGGCTTCTACACCGCACGATGTGCTCTACCTGCTACCCACTGCGCCAATCGAGGTGGTCAAGGCAGCCTATCGAGCCCTGGCTCTTATTCATCACCCAGATCGGGGCGGTGACGAGGAAATCCTGAAGGAGATCAACTCTGCTTACGAAACCATCACTGAGGCGAAAAAAGAGGGTTGACAAACGACCCGACCTAGTTCAAGGATGAAGAATGATGTTCCAAGCCGCAAAACGAACAAAGTCGAGCGCCCGGAGTTGGCGCGGGACGTGTTCGTTTAGCGTGCGCCCAGATCATAGCTCGAGGGAATTGGGTACCCTGCAGTCTTACCCGAATACCCTCGAGCCCATTGGAGCGCCAGGCGGCTAGGACTCGAGGAAACATAGGACTCGAGAGGCCGCCTGGGAAACCAAGCGGCCTTTTTTTTGTTCTGGGTGGTTCGTCCAACTGGAAGGGCCCCGGGCCGTAACCCCGGCTATCTAGGTTCGACTCCTAGACCACCCATTGGAGATCGACTATGTGCTTGCAGGAATTCATGCACCGCTTGAAACAGAGGCTTGAGTCAGATCAAGCCTCCGTGGTGCAGCGGCTAGCACACATGGCTTTTACCCATCGAGACGCAGGTTCGAGTCCTGCCGGGGGCACTGAAGGAAGTCGGGCTCGAAGTGTTATGGTTGCACAGCGGACTCTTAATCCGACAAGTGAGGGTTCAACTCCCTCCGGGCCCATTGAGAATTGATCCGGGTTAGCCTAGCGGCAAAGGCAGCGCGCTCTGACCGCGCCATCGAAGGTTCGAGTCCTTCACCCGGAACTGCGCAACTGGCCCTTGACAATTGAATAGCTGGTCGTGGTCGTTTGGTGAGGTCGTCCAATCGGTAGGACACCAGACTGAAAATCTGGGAACGACGGTTCGACTCCGTCCCTTGCCACCACTTGGGCCTGTAGCTTGAAGGTCGAGCCACCGGCTCATAACCGGTTGGTGAGTGTTCGATTCACTCCGGGCCTATTGATCGGGTGTCGTCTAACGGTAGGGCCGTGGACTTTGGATCCATGAATAGAGGTTCGACTCCTCTCACCCGAAAACGGGGAGTAGGGCATTGGATGACCCGCTTGCTTTGGGAGCAAGAATAAGCTGGTTCGATTCCAGTCTCCCCGACTGATCTTCATTCCAGAGTAGCTCAAAGGTGGAGCGGCGCCCTGTTAAGGCGATGGCTGGGGGTTCGAGTCCCTCCTCTGGAGCCAGTAAAGTTGATCCGCCTCGTGGCTCAGTGGTCCGAGCAGTCGGCCGATAACCGACAGGCGAGAGTTCGATTCTCTCCGAGGCGAAAAGAAGATCATGGCGGACGAAGCCAAACGGTGCGGCGCCTGACTGTGGATCAGGTTCTAGGGGGTTCGACTCCCCTCGTTCGCCCTCGCACATGTTATGCTCCTGCGCAGGTCTACCAGAGCGGGCCAGATCGCCCTTGAATGGGCGTGGAGGGCGGCGCAGGCGGGCCAGGGCGGGGAGCGCTTGGGGACGTAGTGATAGCGGGAGCACACGGCGTTCGCAACGCTGAAGTGAGGGTTCGACTCCCTCCGTCTCCACTCTCTGGGCTCATAGTGAAATGGGATCACGCAGCCTCGGCAAGGCTGAATCCCGGGTTCAACTCCCGGTGGGTCCACTCTTGGAGGGTACTGAGGAATGGTCCTCAACATGGTCCGAACCCATGGGCGGCCGAAAGACCGGGCGTTCGATTCGTCTACCCTCCGCTGATTGTTGATCTGAAAATTGTACCATGGACGCGGAAGCTGTCGGATGGCTGACCGGCTGTCTACCGGTTGAAGAGGGTTCAACTCCCTTCGCGTCCGCCGCAGGGTTGAGGAGAGGTCTACCTCGCCTGGCTCATAACCAGGAGCACGTTGGTTCAAATCCAACCCCTGCTAGCGCGGTTGAGGTGTTTGTGGTTGCACGCGGCGTTGCCAACGCTGAAGACAGGGTTCGACTCCCTGCAGCCGCAACGCCGGAGGTCGAGGGTTCAAATCCCTCCAGGCTCCCGCAAGGGACCTGTAGCTCAGTCAGGTAGAGCACCGGCTTCTGGAAGGTGACCCGTAATGGTACGGGAGCTGGTTGCTAACCAGTCAGGGGGTAACGCCCCAGCAGGTTCGATTCCTGCACCTTCCGCCGGATTGGAGAGCGAGAAGCAGGGTGCGCAACTGCGTTGGAAGCGCAGGAGGGTTGAAAGGCCCGCTGGGTTCGATTCCCAGGCTCTCCGCTAGATGAGTCGACTGACACGGAGACGGCAGCTGATCCCGGTCCCCAAGGGCGTCTTACGGCTGACGGGCTGTCAGAGCACGACTCATCGCATGCGGGTGAGATGTTAACGGTTGCATGTCAGTCTTCCAAACTGAATGACGGAGTTCAACTCTCCGCACCCGCACCGTATAGTTGATCCGGGATGTAGCTCAGCCAGGGAGAGCGCTCGCTTCGGGAGCGAGAGGTTTCGTGGGTTCGAACCCCACCATCCCGACCAATGCCAAGGTAGCCCAACAGGAAGTGGCACACGCCTCAGGCGCGTGACAGTGAGGGTTCGAATCCCTTCCTTGGCATCTTCGCCGCCAAAGCGTAAAGGGTGACGCGCCGGCTTCGTACACCGGAGAACCCAGTTCAACTCTGGGTGGCGGCTCTGGGTGGACCGACAGAGGTTGGATTATCCATGCTAAGGACGAGGTCGCGGGTTCGAATCCCGTCGGGCTCCTTCGGGGGCCCGTGGCTCAGCGGTAGAGCGCGTAAAACTCCAGCTTCAACCCCTTGTTCACCCTACTGCCGGATGATGACTCCTGGGGAGTCAGCGCACTTGTAAGGCGCCAGGGCGGTTCGACTCCGACATCCGGCTCTGATCTGAAATGGCCTTGTCTGCTAACGGTAGGCAACCTGGTTCTCACCCAGGAAACGATGGGTTCAACTCCCTCCAAGGTCACTGACGGCCCCATCTGCTAACGGTAGGCACCGTGGTTTTCACCCACGCAACGGCGGGTTCAACTCCCCCTGGGGTCACTGAGGGCGCTTCGTCTAGCGGCAAGGACCCCTGCTCGACACGCAGGTGATCGCCGGTTCGAGTCCGGCAGTGCCCACTTCGGGGAGTTGGTGAAACTGGGATCACACGGCCCTTGCACGGCTGGATCAGGGGTTCAAATCCCCTACTCTCCACTACCTGCACAGGTCATTGCCGATATGACTAGTCTGTCAGAAGGGATGGTCTGTGCGGGGTCGATTGCCGCCAAAGTCCACGTGGTCGGGACGCCTGCTTGGTACGCAGGAGGGCAGAGTTCGATTCTCTGTGGCGGCTCCGCTGATTATCAGCATTTCACTTATGAAGATCACTGATAATCACTGATGAGACTGATGGGGTTGAGGCTGAGGTAGCCGGACGGTCTCCAAAACCGTCGTCGAGGGGGTTCGATTCCCTCCAACCCTGCTGATGAGTCCGTGTCCGAGAGGCGAGGTACCTGGCTGCAACCCAGGTCACGGGGGTTCAAATCCCTCCGGACTCTCTGATGCACCCGTGGTCCAAAGGATGGGCACCGGTCCTCTAAACCGGATCCATGCTGGTTCGAGTCCAGCCGGGTGTGCCAAGGTCCCGTGGTCTAAAGGATGGGCACCTGTTTCCTAAACAGGATCAATGCAGGTTCGAGTCCTGCCGGGATCACTGAGCTGCGATAGTGTAGGGGACTCTGCACGGTGCTCTCCGAAAGCACAGGTCTGGGCTCGACTCCCAGTCGCAGCATTGGGCGGTTCTCCTAGCGGAATGGAACCTGACCTACACTCAGGAATAATGGGGGTTCAACTCCCTCACCGCCCATCATCTGCCCATGGTCTAAAGGAAGGGCCCCTGACTACGGATCAGGTGCATGCAGGTTCGAGTCCTGCTGGGCAGGCTACACGCCGGGGTGGCGCAAATGGAAGATCGCTCCAGACTTAGGATCTGGCTGTTGAGGGTTCGAATCCCTTCCCCGGTACTTGGCAGCAGGGAGGAGAGGGACTCCTCACCGCTCTCATAAAACGGGAATTGCTGGTTCGATCCCAGCTGCTGCCACGAGCCCTCGTAGCCCAAGAGGAAGCGGCATCGCCTTAAAAGCGATCAAGTGGGGGTTCGAGTCCCTCCGGGGGCACACCGAGGAGTAGGGCATTGGATGACCCGCTCGGATGGGGTCCGAGAGCAAGCTGGTTCGATTCCAGTCTCCTCGATCTTGATATGCCAGGGTAGCCCAATCGGTAGTGGCACCAGCCCGAGGCGCTGGACAGTGTGGGTTCGAATCCCATCCCTGGTACTATGGCGCGGTAGCCCAACTGGTAGGAGGCACCGGCCTCAAGCTCCGGACAGTGAGGGTTCGAATCCCTCTCGCGCTACGACTTGTGAAAACGACCACGATCTGCTATTGGTGCAATCATGCAAACGCTCGTACTCGACCAAGGCTACCAGCCGATCAACACCGTCCCTTGGACCAAGGCGATGGGATACATCGCCCGTGGCAAGGTCGACGTGCTGGAGGAGTACGAGCAGGAGGTCCACTTCAACATGGGCATGCCGGCGGTGGTGAGGCTCAACCATCGCATCAGTGCCAGCAAGAAGAGGATCAAGTTCTCTCGTCAGAATGTGCTGGCGAGGGACAAGTTCAGTTGCCAGTACTGCGGCGCCCACGGACGTGACGTGGTTCTAACCTTCGATCACATCATCCCCAGGTCTCGGGGTGGTCGAACAGAGTGGGAGAACATCGTCATGGCCTGCCAGGAGTGCAATGCACGAAAGGCTGACCTGACGCTGAGAGAATCGGGAATGCGTCTGCGGACGCAGCCTGTTCGACCGACGTGGGTGCCCACTTTCAACGTCGCTCTGCGGGATGCTGGCAACATCCCACCAGAGTGGCGGAACTACTGGACAACAGAGCTGCAGCCGTAGAACCTTGTCCGGAATACTTCCTTGTCCTCTACGTAGCGGACAGGGAGGAAAACCGGACAACTTGGAGGGTGCCGCCGGTTGGTTGGCAACACGGTTTGAACCCGTGGGTGGTCGCAAGGCTAGGGGTTCGACTCCTCCACCCTCCGCTCTTCCCGCCAAATCCTTCATGATTATTTTTGATTCTTTTGCTTGACAAAGAATCATTCATAGGGATAATAGGATCATGAGGGACCGACTGAGTTAGGTTATCAAACTCTCACTTTGATTGGGGCCTCTGGCCCCGCTCCTAGCTCAACAACTTGTTCCTCATGTTTTTTGATCTGAAAAGGAGAATTGAGGGACCGACGATTTGGGTTACCTTGGACCTGTTGGGGCTGGTTCAATTCCAGCTCGGTCACTTAGGTGATCGATAGTGTAGAGGCAGCACAGCAGGAGTGTTCCCAGATCAACAACTTGTTCCTCAATCTTTATTGGCTGTGAGAGTGGACCGCTGATCTTGGGTTACCTTCTTTGGTGAACAACCCCAGGGTCGATCTTTTGTTCGCTCTCCTTTTGTTCGCCCATGGAGGTGGACCGTGCAGAACTTCGGTGGCTCGTTCTCGACTGTTAGCACTCCGCAGACCCAGCCGACCCCGGGCAAGAACGAAATCAAGATGCGCTCCGGTGGCTACGGCTTCGCCGTGGATGACTGGGTGCGCCTCAACCGGTTTTTGATCATGGGCTCGGAGGGCGGAACCTACTACGCCTCGGAACGCGAGATGACCAAGGTCGCCAGCGATGCGGCCATGAGGCTGGTCAGACAGAATGGTGTGGCGGTGGTCAACCACGTCGTCGAGATCAGCCAGTCCGGTCGTGCGTTCAAGAACGATCCGGCGCTGTGGGTTCTGGCCATGGCATCGCAGCTCGGTGATCAGGCTACCAAAGAGCTGGCGTACAAGTCGCTGCCGTTGGTGGCACGCATCTCGACCCACCTGTTCCACTGGCTGCAGTACACCAAGGCCTTCGGGCACCAGGGAGGCAACGGCTTCAAGCGGGCAGTGGCACGATGGTACCTGGAGCAGACACCGGCTCATCTGGCTCACCAGGTCGTGAAGTATCAGGCTCGTGATGGGTGGTCGCACCTGGACGCTCTTCGGATCGGTCACCCGACTCCGTCGGATGAGCTGTTCCAGGCAATCTTCCACTACGTCAAGCACGGCAGGACCAAAGATCTGTCGGCGGTTGCGGCGGTTCCGGAAGAGCTGACGCTCATCTGGGCGTGGGAGAAGATCAAAGAGGCAAAGAACGCCGATGAGGTCGCCAATCTGATCAGTGCTTTCAAGTTGCCGCACGAGTGCGTGCCGAACGAGTGGAAAGACCAGCAGGGGGTCTGGGGTGCGTTGTTGAACTCGATGGCACCGCACGCCATGCTGCGGAACCTGGGCAAGATGACCTCGGTGGGTCTGCTAGAGGGCAAGTCGGCGGCGGTGCAGAAGGTCGTGGACACGCTGACGGACATGGAGCGTCTGAAGAAGGCCAGGATGCACCCGATGTCGGTGCTGACTGCGTTGGCGGTCTACCGGACGGGCCGTGGCATCAAGGGCTCGCTGAGCTGGAACCCGAACCGTCGGGTGATCGACGCGCTCGATGAGGCCTTCTACCTGTCCTTCGGGACAGTGACGCCGACGGGCAAGCGGCTGCTTCTGGCCCTGGACGTATCAGGGTCGATGGGATCGCCGTGCGCTGGTTCTCCGCTGACCTGCAGGGAGGCGACGGCAGCCATGGCGATGGTCACGGCACGGACGGAAGAGGACTACGAGATCGTCGGCTTCTGCGACAGCCTGAAGACGCTGAGCATCTCGCCGAAGCAGCGTCTGGATGACGTCGTGGAGTCGATCTCCCATCTGTCCTTCGGAGGCACGGACTGCAGCTTGCCGTTCCGTTGGGCGCAGTCCAAGCAGCAGAAGTTCGACGGTGTTATCACCTACACCGACAATGAGAGTTGGGGAGGTCCAGTGAAGGTTCACCAGGCAATGCAGCAGTATCGCCAGAAGATGGGCACCACAACCAAGGGAGCCTTCGTGGCCTTTGCGGCCAATGAGTACTCGGTGGCAGACCCGGACGACGCGGGTCAGATGAACTTCGTGGGCCTGGACGCCAACCTGCCACAGGCGCTCTCCAGCTTCATTGGAGAGTAGCTCATGCCCCGCCGCCCAGAAGACCAACCGCAAACCCCACCTGAGGTCTTCACCGTCCGCCTGCAAGGTCAGGATGCGGCGGACTTCCGTCGTCTGCAATCAGCAGCTGCAGCTGAGGTCCCTCCAGGAGCCCGGCAGACTCGTCACAGCTTTGCTGTCTGGTTGCTGAAATTGGGGATGAAAGCGATCGAGACGGTCAAGCGGAAGCGCTAGCTGTTGCTGCTGCCTAGGTCTCCAGCAGGTCCCACACCATCCCTAGAGATGACGTTTCCGTGCTCGTCCACGTCCACGTTCAGTGCTGGCAGCTCACCACTGCTGATGTAGTTTCCAATTCTCCTATGGTTTCTTTTCTGGCTCTCCCGATGGTGGTTCTGGCTCCTTTGGAGTCGGCACAGGCTTGGATACCTGAAAGACCTTGCACCGGACGGCTAGGAACAGCTCTCCTTCCTGCACACCAGTGATCCGCATTTTGGAATCGTTGTCAAGCTCGATCCTATAGCTCTCCTGGTGCAGCATCTGATGGAAGATCGCCAGCAGCTGCTCAGACATCTGCTTCGGAGATAGGTTTCGTTTACCTGAACGAGGACGTTTTTGTTGTGCAGACATCTTTGATAGTCGCCGAAATCGCGTCCCAGTCCGGAACGGCAGTGGTTGGATCCCAGATCAGTCTGGAAACCTTTACAGCGTGTCCCCAAGGCATCAAGCCAGACTCAGCTTCTTGCAGGAGCTTCTGGTAGCCTTCGTTGAGTCGCTCGAGGTAGTCGATAGCCACAGCTGCCTCAGCCCCACGGTTCCGCTGTCGCATACGTTCGTATGCCGTCTTCGGCTGAACGTCAAGGAAGATCAGTTTGGTGGGTGGAAGAAGCTCGTGGCACATGACGTTGTAGCAGTACTCGTAGGTATCCCAGTCGAGCTGGTTGATGTTACCCATTGCAGTGTGCAGGCTGGCGAAGACTCGGTCACCGCTGAGAGAGCGATCGAGAATCGCGCCGGCAAAGGGCCCAACTCCCAGAGAGATGAGGGCAGCCATTTTCTGCATTGCGTACCTTCGATGCAAAAGGTAGATCTGCATTCCAAAGGCATAGGTCTTTGGGTCCTGGTAGAACTTCTCCAGGTATGGGTTGGTGTCGACTGGCTCTTCGATGACGGAGAAGTTGAGCCGCTTTCCGACTTCGCGGGAGAACGTGGTTTTTCCACAGCCAATGATTCCTTCTACCCAGAGTAGAGGCTTCATGCCAATACCTCGCGGTAGTCTGCAAATACCTCGGGGCAGTTCTCGAGAAGGATGCGGCCGATCATGATAGCAACCTCTCGCATCTGTGGGTGAGCCTTGGTCGACGTCCTCATCTTGAGGAAGTGGCGCCACTCACGCAGGTTTGCTGTCGCCACCAGCTCGGTCTTGAGGCAGGTGGGTAGGACAGAACGGGCGATCTCAGGCGGCACTCCCATGGTGATCATTCCGAGGTAGCTGTGTTCTGCCATGCGAATGGAGGCTATCCACAGATCTCTAGTCTCCCCTGTGAGTCCTGGAGGCTCGATGACAGTGATCTCTCCCCCGAATTTGTCCTTGCCATAGTTGCAGTAGCGCGTCGACTCCTGCGAGTAGCTCATGAGCCTGTGTCGAACGAACTCGTGGCTCACGCCTCGGTCGCAGACCACCCTGAAACTGGCCCAGCCGTGTTCGATCACGGACTCGTGACCGCGCTCGAGAAGCATCTTCACGAACTTGGCTGCGCTCTCAGCTGTGATCTTGTCCTCGGACTTGTAGCAAGTCCGCCCGCACACCTCGATGAGCTTCTGGGCGTTGGGGATGATGAACTCCCGCTTGACTGACTGCCACACAATCTTCATTGTGCTCCTCCTTGCAGGCACAGCAAGATGATTCCGAGGTTGGTCTTGTCGAACTGGTACGTATCACCAGATTCTTCTCGTACCTTTCTCAGATGTGCTATCAAGTCCTTGCTCTGCACTGCGTTCATCATCAAGATCGTTCTGATCTTGTTGGTTTTAGCTGGCGGTGGTGTCGTCTTTGGCTTGATCTTGGGTGGCGTTTTCTGCATTCAGCTCTCCCAGTAGCATGTGGTCGATCATCTTGTCGACTTGGTCTCGAAGAGCATCGAGAGACCCATTGTTGTCCAGCTCATAGTCCCAGTGCGGGTATCCATCCAAGGCGATCTCCGAATCATGTGTGTCCATACTCGGATCGAATGGAACATCTCTTTTGCAACGAACCATGAAGCCGCCAAGATGCTTGATCGCCGCAGCCTCGTTGGAGAAGCGCAGATCGGTGACCAGAATCGAGGTGTGCTGGTCCTGCTGGACTCGCCGGACGAAGGTCTTCACCCAGATCTGGTCGTCGATCACTTTCCGCATGGCTTCAGTGCCGGCGTACTGCAGGGCCCAGCGCGGTGTGAATCCCCAATATGGATCAGGAATGCCTTTGAGGTCACCGTAGAGTTGCTCATCGTTGAAGCCGAAGACAACCCTGCACATTTCCTTCAGGGAGTAGGCGAAGGCGTCGTGGCGCACTTTCATGCCCCTTGTTTGCAGGTTCTCAAAGGCCATGGCTGCTGCTGTGTCTTTGCCTCTGCACCTTTTATGGCCGAAGCCGATGATCAATCGTCTCACAATGATCTCCTCAGAATGTGATATCGTCGCCTTCGAACAGGATATCGATCTGATTATCCTTGAAGTGCTTGACTTCGTCTTCGTCGTACACAGTTCTCGACAACGCATCCGCTTCGGTGTTCTTTTCTCTGGGAATCCACTGGAAGGTGACACCCCGACCGTAACGAGCCTTGGCTTTGATCACCATTTCGTGAAGAGGAACCAATTTCTCGTCACGGCATTCCCAGGTACCGCTACACTGGTTCACGATGAGCTGTGAATCTGACTTGATAATGACGGGTTGTCTTTTCCCCACAGGAAGCTTGATCAACCACAGCATGGCCGCAATCACGGCATGGTATTCTCCGATATTGTTGGTTGCCAGAGCACCTCCTTTGACCGAGATACCGGCCTCTTGGTGTACTAGGTTCTGTCCGTTTTTGACGATGAAGGCCCAAGACACAATGCCGCCTGGGTTGAACGGCTCAATTGAGCTGTCAGTGTTGATGAACAACATCTAATCCTCTTCTCCCTCGTCGAAGCTATCCGGGTCTTTCTCCTTGAATGGCTTCTGCAGGCACCAGTAGAAGTCGACACACGGAGGTCTCGTCCCACCACCAGAGCAGATGCTCATCAGCAGGAGGCGCCACGGTCTCTTCAAGTAGAATCGGCAGTAGGACTTGACATTCGCCAGGCCACCTTCCTTGTGCGACAGCTTTGGGATGTCGCCCAGATCTTCTACTGGGCTTCCGGCCAGCTTCCCTTTTCCAGCCTTTCGTAGCTCTGGTGTCGGATGTTCTGGTGGAAGTACTTCCCCGATGACTCCGCATTCAGGATCTCTTCCATCTCGTGTGCTAGATCCGGATAGCGGTACATCTCCCCGTTCCTGAACTGGACGATCAGGAAGTCGTCCTTTGTCCCCACGGCGGATAAATTGGAAGACCTTACCTCGACCCATTGATCAACCTCAAAGTCTGGATGGCTCATAGTTTGATCCTAACCAAATGTCATGAGTGGCACGCGCCGCAATCGTTCCAAGGCGATGTTGCAGAAGTTCCACGCATGCACGCTGTGCGGATCCAGACCGAGGTTAACCCACTCCATTCTGAACGTGCCAGTTTCCTCGTTGACGACAGCCTTTTGCCGAACGATTTTCGTGGCATGCAAGTAGAAGTAGTTGCGGAAAATCGCCTGGGGTTCGTAGCGGCCGGTCTCAAGGCCACGGGCCATTTGGATCAGCGTGCTTGGGGCAGGCCACTCGCAATTGCGGTGGGCAATCTCAGCAAGTGCGAAATCGATCGACATGTAACGGTTGAGAACGCAAGTGTACTTGAACTTGAGTCCTGGTCCACCCTTGCGGACGTTCATCTTGTCCTTGGGACGGTCTCCCCACTGCACAATGTCTCTCTGAGTGCCATGGCTATCGAGGTACCAGGCCACAAAGACACGTCGTGGGAAAGTACGAGCGAAGTCGATCGCCTCATTGGAGTTAGGCATGGCGTCGATGATGCACAGATCGACGTCGTACTCCTTCATCAATTGGTAGAGGCGCTTGAACGGAGTGATCCGCTGCCCACCTTCGTAGTACATCGGATTCATGCTGTCGATGATCTCGTAATGGATTATTCTCTTCTTTCCAGGTTGGCGCTCCGCGATGACCACGTAGTTGTTGCCTGACATCTGGTCCACGCCCATGGCGACCTGGCTCTTGCGGCCCTTGACAGGGCCCCACAGGATGTCTGTGTTCTCGCATGCGATCAGATCATCTGTGCTGACCGGGACGTTTTCAGCATCGACGTATGGCTTGCCCAGCTTGGCGTTGTGGAACTCTTTCAGGTTTTGGGTCGTGGTAAAGGCACGCCAGATCTCTGCCGGCGATATGAACTTCGACATCATCTGGTGGATGTGGTAGCTGGAGACGTCCACGCCAGGATTGTGCGGTATGAATCGGCCATTCTGGGGATCGTTGATCCTCATCTTGCAACGGGGGCATCGGTAGTAGATCTCCTTGTCAGTGATGGCCATGCAATCTGGCCACACCTCAGACAAGATCACTCCGTCAGGGCAGTTACACTTAGAGTGCCAGTAATTCTGAGTACCCTGAATGAACTGCCGGTGAATGTCCGCGTGTGGATAGCCGGCGGTGGAAACTTGCATGATCCATTTGAAGATGCTGTGGCTTACGCGTTCCCTCGCTTGGTCGATGTCCGCTGCATTCATCAGTCGGACTTCGTCGAAGGCTAGCATGTCAAATGGGGTAGAGTCCTTGGAGGCGACGCCGCCGAGGTGGCGCATGTAGAGGGAAGACTTGGCTCCTACCTTTTTGAATCCGATGGTGTCAGTGTCTTGAACGGCATCAGCTAACTCTGGGTTGCTCATCACCAGGGGATAGAGCCGATCTTTGGACAGCAGGGCTACATCATCCTGGGTGGGGAAGAAGAAGCAAGCCTTGACCGAACGGTATAGGCAGAACCAGAAGAGCTTGAGCAGAACGAAGATCGTGGCACCCATCTGGGCGCTCTTCATTAGCACAAATTCCTTGTTTCGATCCAGATACATCGGAATAAGGTACTTGTGCGAGTCTATGTCAAACGGTTTGTGATCAACCTCGATACCTGTTGTGCAAGCCCATAGCAGGAAGTTCTCTTGCTTGAGGGCATTCAACTGGTCTGGGCTAACACTAGCCGGAGAGATTGAGCTGATACCTGAGAAGTCATGGGCCTGCTGCGATGGCATCAGGTTACCAAGGACATCTTGGATTGGCTGCTCGTCTTTCTTGATTTTTACGGCCTGCCGTGTCGGTTTGATCTTGACCGCTGTCCTTTTGGGAGGCGGGTTCTTCTTGATCTCTTCGTTCATGACCGTCTTCCCGGGTCTTGGAACACTTCTCTATCCGTCAAGAATATGATCTCGTCAGCGGCGTTGTGCAGCAGACTCGAGGCGACATTCTGAAAAGTGATCACTTCAACTCGCTTGTTCAACCTCTTCAACCTCTCAAGCAACAGAGCGTAGTCACCGTCACCAGAAACCAGCACGAAGGTGTCGAAGGTATCGATGTCGCTGATAGCGTCAACGGCAATTCCAACATCCCAATCCGTGGCATACGGCTTGAGAAGACCTTTTTCGATCCTCATATCTCTGGTCTTCACTGTGAAACCAAGGTTGCGGAGTGATCGCAGGAAGCGAGCATTCTGAGCGGGCTGCTTGTCGCTGCCTTGGACGGTCACAGCATAGGCAACGATCTTCGCTTGTCGCGGCATGTTCGCGAACTGTCTGGAACAGATCAGCTGCTTCAGAGATGAGTAGCTGACCCTCGCGTCCCTGCCATGGATCTCCCGGCAGGAATGCCAGAGGTTGTTCACGTCGATGGCGACGTATGCACGCTCAGCCTGGCTCATTCTATTTCTTCAGCTCATTGTCCTTGCATGTGCAACGCAGCACGGGTTGTCTGCACTTGGAGCATCGTGGGACCTCGGGTGTCTTAGGCTTAGGCTCTTCTTGGGGGCGGCCTTTTTTCGACTTGTCTGACATTGATCTCTCCTGGGTCTTGACCCTTCATCTGCAGCATGCCGTAGGTGGCGATCAAAGATGCGTCGGATCGACCGTCCAGGGATAGAACTTTGCCTCGTGGCTTGGTCAGCGGCAGTGTGGGGTACAGCCGCTGGCACTTCGTCATCGACCTGGCTTTGGGGTCTCCTGCCGGCACATCTCTCAACACCACCTTGGTCCACGTAGCGGGGTGGACTATATCATATTTGATCCCCAATCCGATACAGATTCCTTCCCACAAACCGAACCCTCGTCCCGTCTTGAACGTGGAGCTGAGCCCTTGCTTGGGCATTGCCTGGGCCTGTTCCAACCAGACCATGACGTTGTCGCTCAAAGCCATGAATTCTCTGAGTATGTTGCCCATCTCAGCGGTGGCGAAGTCGTGCTTGACCTTGCCCTTCTTGCCGAGGTTGACGGTTGGGGTGTCCCTGTAGTCCACCAGGCGGAAGTTCACGTCGACGACGACGATCGCTCCCAAGAGTCCGTTGTCGATCCCAATTACTAACGGCTTTCCCACAGGGACACCCCTTCCATCGGACTACGCGAGATGATCTTTGAGCTTGTCGACATAGCCATTGGCAATGCCGACATCCACCCAGTCCAGGAATGCTCTCTGGTCGGCGACCTTGGACGAGAGAGAGCCATTCACCGGGGGGATTCCTGCCGCCTTTCTCGGAGCCCTCTTGACCTTGGCACCGCTGGCCAAAGCCAGCTCACCTTTTTTCTTGAGCTGGCTCTTCATCGTTGCGAAGTACGATGACGAAAGCACACCCGGAGTCGCTTTGTCGAAGTCCTTGAACGTGCCTTGTGGGTCAGTCAGAAGGAACTTCCTGACCAGATCGATTTTGGAACCACTCTTCTTTGACATCATAGCCTCCTGTTGAGCCACTGATTGGCTCGGCAACGGACTACTCTTTCTTCGTAGGGGGTGTCAGATCTTTCGGGATCGAAGTGGCGAGCTGAATCACCGGAGCCCGCACGTTGGCGTCGAATAGCACGCCGCAGCCAGGGCAGCGAATCAGATTCTGGTCTGGCGGCGCATCGTCAGGGATGTCATGGGCGTGGATCTCTTGGGTCTCGTCCTTGTAGACGACGAAGGTGTCGATCGTCTTCTCCTGGTGATTCACCTGATCGTGAATTTCGATGTGCTTCTTCATCCAGGCCAGGAATGGCTTGATCTTCATCAGCTGAGCAAAGACCTCTAGGTAGCGGAGCGCCTGATTGAGGTGCTTGACCGTAGGCCACTCCTTGAGAGCCCGTGCTCGGATGTACTCCTCCTGGATGTCTTTTTCCTCCTGCTCGGCGGCCTTCTCCTTCTTCTCGGCTATCTTCTTCTCGAATGGAGACCTCTGATCGTTTTTCTTCTGGCTACTCATGGTGACCCTTCCTCTTGGCCTTTTCCAGCTGCAGCCAGTTGTGAACTTCCTGCTGGCTTGGTAGTACCAGCTTGGCCCAGTCCTGCACCAGATCAAGCTGATCTTCAGTGAAGATTGGGATGCTCAACTCGATAGCTTCTGTGTGCTCTCCAACGGCTCCGGTGGATTGTTCCCATCCGTTGAGCATGATAATAGCATCGCACCGTCGAAGCAACTCAAGAGTGGCCTCGTACCAGTAATTGGCCGTCTCCATACCATAAAAGAACCTGTACATGGTGTGTGGACAAAGAGCTACGACATTGCCTAGGGCACACACCTTCAGTGACAACTCTTCGGCCCGTCGAACATTGTTCTCGATTAGCCATGGAGTTGGCGCTGTGAATGGACCTGCAATGTACACTGTTTTCATGATCAACTCCTGTGTCAGTCGATCTTCCATTTGGCGTTCTTTTTTCTATCGTCGATAGCTTCTTTGACTGTCTCTTCTTTGATCTTCATTACAACCTCTCCATTTGGAGATACCAACTTCATTGTGCCAGGAGGCAATGTTGGATCAGAGATAATAGGGAAGTTAGGGAAGATGTAGTTTGGGTTTTCAGCTTGCTTCTTCAAGGCCTCGTAGCGCCGTTTGGATTCCTCAGCGTAGCTGGTGCCATACTCCTTGAGGATGCCACCGACCATCTCATGAGCCATAGTCCTCATGTGCATTGAGATCAATTTGGCTTGCTCTGATGAATCTCCAACGGTCAGCAGTGCCATGTGGGAGACGACATCTTCCACAGTCACTAATTTCGCAGCGGATTGTACCTTGATCGAAGCAAACAATGACAACTTGTAGTCTGGACCTAGATCTGACCTTAACGTGACTTTGAGAGGCCCAGCGAACATACTCATGTCCCATCCGATTTTAGACAGGGATTCCTTGATGTCATTGATGGCCAAGTCACATAGTGCCTTGTTCAAGGCATCATCTGGAAGTTTGAAACTGATCATGACGCCTCGAGCTGAGTCACGCCGTTGCGCTTGATCAGTTTCAGCGTCTTCGCGAAGAGCCCCTTCATTGAATCTAGATGAGTGATGACGAAGATGGACCCTGCATCCACTGCCAAATCCGAAAGCAGTTCCATGACAGCTTCAACACCGGATTCATCCAGGTTCTCAAAAGGCTCATCGAGAAATCGCTGAGGATAAGGACGCCGAGAGCGCGAAGACATAAGGTCAGACATGACAAAATTGATCGCGAGATCTGCTCGACCCTTCTCTCCACCGCTGTTGCCAGCGTAAGAATCCGCTCCGTGGAGGTTGGTGACCTGTACAGAGAACTTCTCACGGGTCTCTCCTGACTTCAGGGTGGTCTGGGTGTTGAACTTGATCGACAGCTCGTCGCCGGCCAAGGCCCGAATGTGGTGATCGACCCGCTCATTCAGGAATGGCGTCACCGAAGCCAGGATATGACTCTTCAGCCCTCTGTTGGAGAAGCCGTATTGCCAGAAGTGGAGATGCTCCAGATCGATCTGCAACCGGCGGATGGAGGCCCGAACCTTGGCCATCTCCTCCCTCTTCGTGACCACCAATCGTTGAGCGTCGTCGATCAAGTCGTTGAACGAAGTGGTCTCGGTTTGCTTCTGCTTGAACAGTTTGCGCAGCGTAAACTCCTGCCGGTTCAGTGCTGCCAGCTCGTTGACCCAAGCCTTGGCTGTTGAGGCCTCGTCTACCAGCTTGAGGTGGGAGGTCTCTTGCTCATTGAGCTTGGCTACGATGGTGGTGTAGGCCGCGTTATGGGCTTCTTGGCTGTTCGTCAGATCAGATTCGAGTAGCTCAATCTGCTTGGACAGCGAACTGGCTAGTGCCTTCTTATCACTGATCTTCTTTTCGATAGTGTGGTGGCAGGACTTGATATGTGTCTCGTTGACAATCTGTCTACATGTTGGGCACGGCGATCCCTCCATGCGCTCCAGGTCAACAACCTCAGTCTTCAGAGCGGTCAGCGCATCCAAAGCCAACCTATGTCCTGCTCTGGCAGTAGCCAGTTTGTCTTTGATCTCAGTTCTCAGGTCGTCCCACTTCTGTTTCAGTTCGTCGCTCTGACCCTTGAGGTGAGCAGTGGTGGCCTTGGAGTCAGCAAGGGCCTTGGAGAAGTCAATCGCCTGACTTTGCTCCCACAAGACCTCCTGCTGCTCGACTACGGCCACGATCTGCTTAGCCAGGTCACAAAGCGAGTAGCGTTTGTCCTTGCTCCAGTTGGCCCGTTCCGATTCGTAGCGCTGCACAGTGTCTTGTAGATCACCAATATCTTCTGCCAGGGTGGCGTAGTTTTGCTCATCCTGGGTCAAGCGCTGACTGACTAACGAAACACGATCGTTGGTCTCTTTCAGCGCCTCAGCCAGAACGCCAGTCTGCAGAGCCCTATCGAAGATGGCCTTCTGCTCACCATCGGTCATCTCTGAGAACTTTTTGAAGTGCCCTTGAGGGATCATTGGTCCCTGGATGAAGGTGTCGTAGTCGATGCCGAGGAAAGCGTTGACCTTGTCCTGGGTCAGAGTCGAAGTGCCTTGGCTCAGATCGTTGGAGTAGGCACCTTCGTAGTGCTCGAATTCGAGATCGTTACCGTTCGTGTCGTGCTTGCGGTAGCGGCTGATGCAGTAGGTCTTGTCTTCGTGACCTACCCAGACCTCCACCATGCAGTTCTTCTTAGCCTGGCGATTCACAACACCGTCACCGGTCTGACCCCTCGTAGTCTTGCCCCAGAGGGCCCAGACCAACGCCTCGAAGAGGGTCGACTTGCCGGCGCCATTGCTGTCCGCTGCCGGGCTGTCGTAGTTCTCTCCGGAGATGAGAACCAGGCCTTGGTTCTCCATCTCCCAGGTCACCCTGTCAGTGATGGAGAAGAAGTTTTCGATGATGGTGCGAATAAAGATCATACAAGGTCTTCCTTCTCAGCGAACCAATCTACGATGACGAGTGTGCCTCTACTGTTCTCTTCATCGTCAAAGACCTCTGAGTCGTCGTGGACAGCTGACTTTGGAATCCAGCGGCTCTCTTCCAAGTCTGGGATGTAGATGAGGAGAGCCTTATCAGTGGCTCGCTTGACCTCGCAGTCGTCAAATCGTGCTGGCATGACATTTCTCACATGGCAGCTTCTCACCGTGAAGCTTGCAGCGTGGCACTATTCGGTAGTGGATGACTCTTGATCCGACTCTGGATGATTCCACGTAGCCTCGCTGCTCCAACACTCGCATTTGGCTAACCGTCATCCTTACTGTAGACGGTAAGAACCACCCTGTCGGAGCCCTCGTCTCCAGTATCTTCAGTAGTGCGTCCACTAACTTCCTCCTCTTTGGTCTCGAGCTGAGCCAGATGGGCCTCTATCTCTGGGATGCGGGCTGCTTGCTCACGAGCGTATCTCAGTTGCTCCTTGAGGCAGCAGACCATGCACCACTGTTGGTACATACCGTGAACGAACGCCAATGTCCCTTCTGTGCCAGTCCAGAATGTTGTAGCTGGTCTTTGCTGGCAGTTCTGGCACGTTCCGCTGGGTTGGGTAGAAGTGTTGGCGAGGTTGATCTCTTCCACGGCTCACCACCTCATATCGCGTTGAACTACAATGTGACCAAGTCGATTGAATCGCTTGAACTCTACGATCTCTTCTCCGTCTGTTTCACGGCGATTCATCTCGAACCATGCCTCGTATTCCGGCGGCTCAGCTCCCTCTTCCAGTTCATCGAACAATGGACTGAGACAGAGGTACAGGATGTCATCCGTTATCGGGCTTGGTCTAGCCTCGACAACGAAGACACGCCTCATCAGCTCGGAGACCTCTTTCCACTTTCGACCATGAACACTGCAGCCTTCCGCACCGATCTCATTTGGTACCGTGGCTGGGATTCGGATGTATCCCCAGCGGCTGCTGTACTTCCTGACCGTCGACACCGGGAATTTGGCCAGCGTCATCATTCGTATCTCTCGAGCGCCTTGGCCAAGATGTTGTTACCAAAACCGATCAAGCTGTCTTCGTCCAGGTCGTCGGGGACTTCCTTCTTGACGAAGGTGACAACCATCTCCTCGTGGTCCATCGCGGGGTGGAATTCATTATTCTTGGTAGCACCCATAATGGAACTGGCTTTCTGATCAAGCCAAAATTCTACAACCTTGGCCCCAGCCTTCAGGTACTCGACCCTGATCTGCTCGCTTGTTGCACCAGAAAGAGGAGCGTTATGGACCACGCGAATGAAGTTGCCCTGCAGGTCCACTACGGTCATGTTGGAGACGTTGTCGATCGGCACCTTCACGAACTTGGGTGCTGAGGTCAGGTGGTGAAACTTGACCACGTTCGTTTCAGTGTCCCAGATCAAGCAGCCTCGGCGCTGATCTGCGTCTCCCCAATTGTGGTGGTGCGTAGCACCGATGTACTGGACGCTGGGTTGAAGCGTCTGGGGCTTGTGGAAGTCACCAAGGAAGATGCGACGGAAGTAGTCGGGCCGCAAATCATCGACCTTGGTAGCGCTCTCGTCCGGCATGTGGAAGTTGCAGCCAACCACACCGCCGGCTATCGGAAGATGGCCAAGCATAATCGCCTGACCTTCGAAGTCAGGGTTTAGATTCAGATCAATGATCTCTTTTATTGGAGCATTCTTGCTTTGCGCCGGCAATGCGAAAACGTGGAGATCAGGTGTGAAGTTGAACCACTCTGGCTTGTCCATCACCGTGACGATGGAGCCGAAGGCGTAGATGCTGTGCTCTCGCCCGGCTCGATCGCCCTGGTCATGGTTGCCAACCAGGAGCCCTACAAATTCCCTGCCGATCTTCAGTCTAGCTATCGCATCGTAGATGGCGTTGAAGGTCGAGATCTTCATTGTCCCGGCGCCTGGCCGGATGTGAAAGAGGTCCCCTCCGAAGAGAATCCCATCCACATCTTCCTTGTCGGCGATGGCTTTGATCTCCTGAAGGATCAAGATGGCGTCATGCAGACGGCTGTTCCTACCAACGGGCTGCGGAAGGACCGTGGAATACGCCTTGAAGGCGTGAGCGTGCAGGTCGCTGAAGAGCAGGACTTTCATGTCTTCGCCGCTTCTTTACGAACAAAGATCAGGTATGCGTCACTGCTCCCATTGACAGTTCCACGAAGTGTCCACCCTTCGTCGAGTCTTTTCTGGACTGCATCTTGTAGCCCCTTTCGGACACCTACGGCGCCGAAGCGTACCTCGTCTATCTCACATACCATGCGATGACTCTTCTTCATGAAGTCTTCTCAGCTCCACACTCTGAGCACTTTTCTGCTTTGGGTTTTTGCACTCTGTGGAGGTACTCAACGAAGCAAGCGATGTTGCAGAAGTCTAGAGTGCCTGTCTCACTAAGCCTGATGTAGTGAGTGTCTCCAGTCCTATCTGGCTTGCGACCCTTTGCAATCGAGATTCCCTGGCCGCGAATCTGAATCCAACCTATCTCCAGGTACCAGTCGGTTGTCTCCCTCTTGCAGTTGTCGCAAACGTGCTTGGTCAAGGTGGACATGAATTCCTCGGAGGTTTCTGGTTTCTTCAGGCTCATAGCCTCTTCCACTTAATATTTGAGATCACGATATTCACCGTGTCAGCTTCCTCAGCTAACGCCTTGTCTACGTAGTCGTGGACATCAGCCATGCTCATCTCACAGTTCTGCAAGGTGAGATTGACCTCTTTGGGCCTGGAGACACTGATCTTCACACCAGGTGTGGTGAAGCACATGCGGACTCTAGGAGGGAACTCCTTCCGCATAGCCTGGGCGAAAGCAGCAGATCGATCGTGCGGGGTGCCGGCAGGGAATTGGACGTGGATCACGACGTCGTTGGAGCTGACCTTCATCAGCTCCGTCTTGATCCCTGAGATTAGCTGTCCGACGCCAGGGATGTCCCAGATGGTCTTTTTCTCTTCATCGACCATGGCGTAGGAGGGTCCACATGGAACGAAGAGCCTCTTCGACTGGACTGCTCCACCCCTCGTCCAGGGACCATCGTATCTCTATGCCATCGGTAAGGTAGAAGTCGATGAAGGAGTAGTAGACCTCCCCCGGCATATCTGGGTGCTCTACTTCATCAACAAAGATCTTATCAGCGTGTGTTGCAAAGAAGATCACGATGTCGTAGTCAATGCAGTCCTTGGCGCTGGTGAACAGCCACTGAATGCACTGCTTGAGAGAGATCTGTTTCAGGTCAGGAGGTGGCTTGATTGTGCGACCAATCCCAGGAAGCTCGTATTGGTTCTGAAGGATCTTGACCTGCTCATCTGGCAGCACCACCGTGGCAGCAGCTCCGAAGATATCCACGTGGGCCACTGCCAATGGCAGCTTGGCATCGACCTCAAAGGTCAGTCGCGTGATGTTTGGGACCGGCTTGCCGTCATGCCATACCTTGCACTGCTTGGGCTTCGAACCCAGCTGGAAGTACCAACCAATTTGTGGGATGGTGGGATCGTCAATTGACATTGGTCCCCTCGATCTTCAATATCTAACGATTCGACATCATCCTACTAACAGCGATCCAGATCAACAAAATTCGTCACCCTCCGAAGACCTTTGCTTCACTGTACTTTTCCTTCACCACAGCGACTAGTTCTCGGTAGCGAGGATGAGGAATGATCTTGTCCTGGAACCCAGCCCAGCCTTGGAAGTTGATGTCTTCGTCGTTCCACTTGATCCAGCTCTTGCTCTTCTCAAAGATCTTCATTCGCACAGCCTGCTCAAAGACTGTGTAATCCTCCGAGAAGCCATGGTTGCCGAGGCATGGAACTTGGACTTTGCGAAGCACGGGGCCCATCTTGTTCTTCAAAATGTGGACCCAGTTGCGGTGCCCAATCACATCCTTCTCGTCGTCCTCCTCAGCACCAGCTGCACCACCTTCCTTGATCGGAGAACCCTTGATGAGCCTGATGCGGAGCGATGCGCAGAACTGCACCTTCTCACCACCATAGCTCTGCCATGGATCACCGTACTTGACGTTGATGTCTCGGTAGAGGTGGTTGACGAAGACCAGAGCGATCTTCTCCTTGGCGATGAGAGCCATGGCCTTCTGCAGATTCTTGCCCACCACCTTGGCAGCCTCAGCATAGAAATGGGCGTCGGTGGCGGCCTCGAGCTGTGCCCGGGTCGGGGTGCCTCCAAGAGAGTCCCAGCCGATGAGTACGGGGACTTTGGCCTGCTTGTCCTTGATCGTGTGGATGAGGTAGATAGCCTTCTCGAAGACGTCTTCGATGCAGTCGCTCTGGAAGAGCACAAGGTGGCTGAGATTGACACCCAGCTGGCTCCAGTAGCCGAGGTCCAGGGCCTGTTCCGTGTCTCCCACGCAGGCGATACCACCCATTCGCTGCGTCGACGCCACAGCGTGACCAAGAAGCGTTGTCTTGCCGCTGCCATTCCTGCCGGCGATCTCAGTCAGTCGCCCGAACGGAATGCCTCCCGGGATGTTGGGATTGCCGGCGGCGATGGCGTGGTCGATCACGAAGTTGTTGCAACTGGCCCACGCATCGACCTTGCAGAGCACGGTGTCCGCCTCAGGAGTAATGGCAGCGCCTTTCCCGAACTTATCCTCCATGCCCTTGACAGCAAAAGTGACCAGATCGATGGCAGGATTGTTCTTCGCTGTAGCGGGTTGCCGAACAGGTGGCTTCTTCCCTGGAGGCGTCTTCGGCATGATCTACTCTTTCTCTTCGAGTACCTTGCGTTCCTTGGCAAGATCTCGATCGTTGGCAGCCTGAGAGCTGAAGCCCTTCCCGTAACGAGCGGCGAGCTTGTTGTGGTTGATCTGCATGATCTCTTCGAAGGAGCGGTCGAGGACATCAGAGGCTATGCCAATGTACCAGAAAAGATCTCCCAGCTCCTCGACGAGGTTGGTCTTGTCGAACTCCTTGCCGTAGAAGATGTGCTTCTTCACAGCATCAAGGAACTCTCCAGCCTCGGTGACCAACCCCATGGCTGCATGCAGCAGGCGGATGGTTCGAACCGTAGTGGCACGAGTGGCAATGTCTGCCATGTCACGCGACTCGGTGACGAGAACTCCTTGGACGTAGTCTTTGGGATTCACCTACTCCTCCGGATCCTCTAGCACGATCTTTGGCATGTGCCGATCTTTGATCGTGCTCATCTTGGCCGCCTTGGCGTTCTTGGCTGCCTGGATGATGACGGCTTGGACTTCCTCGCTGAGCTTGTCGCAGAACTCGAGGGAGGTGCGAAGACCGGCGGCCTTGGCCATGGCTTTGATCTTCGAAACAACGACCAACATGGTTGACTCCTTTCAAGAAAAATGGGGGGCGGGATCGCGAGGAGGGCATCCACGATCTCCCGCCCCCCATCCCAGCTAACAGCAGGTCACGAGGGGGGTCGCTCCTGCTGATGGGCTGCGCTACTTCCTCCCCTTGACTGCGCTCTTCATCTGGCGCTCCAGCTCGTCGACGTCACCGTCACCCTCGTCCTTGGGTGCCGGCTTGCCAGGAGCCTTCCCAGGGGCCTTCCCAGGGGCCGGCTTGCCAGGAGGCTTCCCGGGTGCCTTCTTCGCCTTGGCGGCGGCCTCAGCAGCGTCCAGAGCTGCAATGCGTTCACCACAGCGCTTGAAGAGGGGGCAGTTCTGGGAGCAGTTCTCGTCGTCCTCGTCCCTCTGACGCGCTGCGCCATAGCACTGCACGTAGACAGAGGTGCCGTTGGTGTCCTGGACTGCGATGTTCTGCTTGTCCTCGATCTGGTCATCCGTGAGCTTGTCGAAGTCGAGGAAGCCCTCGTCATCGACCGGCGGCCAGTCCTCATCCTTCTTGGTGGGCGGCTTCTTGCCTGGAGGGGCCTTGGCGGCAGGCTTGGTAGCGGGCTTCTCCGGCTCGGCCTCAGCTTCTTCTTCAGCTTCTTCCTCGGCAGAGGTCTCTTCCTCTACTTCCTCCTCGGAGGTCTCTTCCTCGTCCTCCGACTCCTCCTGTGCCTTCTTGGCGGCGGCGAGTTTGTTGGCCTTGTCCTTGTTTCCAGTCTTCTTGGCTTCGAGCTTCTTGACCTCTTCCGGATCGACTCCTTCCAGGATCGCCTTCAGCTCGGCACCCGTCTTGAGCTGCATGATGTTGTCGAGGCTGTGCAGCTTGGGCTCGTCATCCGGCACCGGGGCCCTCGTCGACTCCTGCTCGATGCGGCAGCGGTACTTGGTGTTGATCCCATCACCCTCGCGAGTGAGAAGCACACTGCGACCCTCGTCGAGATCGGTGATGTCGATCACGTCAGTGTAGTAGTCCAGCAGCTCCTTGAAGACGCCAGAGCCGAAGCTGTAGACCTGGATCTTGGGATCGCCTTCAGCGGGGAGGTTGTTCTCCTCCACGCCAGCAGCCTGTAGCTCCTCGATCTCATCAGCGGTCCACGTCTGGTCCTTGAGATCGATGATGTTGGCGTAGACCCGCATTTTGGCCTTGATCTGCTTGGCCAACTCGAGGTCCGCCGGATCACCGGACTTGCGAAGCCGCTCGACCTCTTCACAGATCGGGCAGGGCTGGTTGTTGGCCTCGGGAGTCTTGGCGAGGCAAGCCACGCTCTGCTTGTTGTCGTCGTCGGGGCCGATCCCCCAGTGTACCCAGACCTCCCGCCACCACTGATAGGCGTTGTGCCCCTCACCGGTCCAAGGTGGCATTACTCTGATCTTGTTCTTGCCCTTCTTGGGCTTCCACCACTTGAGGGTGCCGAAGGTGCCGAAGCTTGCTGCTCGTGCAGCTTCTTCTGCCGCCTTCTTTTGGGCTTTCGCCATGTCAGCTTTCAGAGCCATTTCGATCTCCTTTGGGTTACCTGCTCAGCGGCAGATTGGGTTACTGGGGCCTCTTCATGGGAGGCTTGCGTGCTGGAGGGGTAGTGGTTGACTCTTCCTGGGCCTTGCTAGCCATCTCAGCCTTGCTCTTGCGCTCTTCCTTCCGTCGTTCACGCTCCTCTGCGTAGCGAGCTGCCTTCTCGCGGGCGGCTTCTTTCAGGATAATTGGATCAGCCTGTCCCTCTGTCCGGTAGTTGGCGCCCAGCTGCAGCAGCATGTCTCGCCGCTGGTTCATTGCCATCATGCCAGCGGTAGCGAGCCCTGCCTGCTTCTTGGCGTTGTTGTATCGGGACAGCAGCTCTTGGTACTCAGTGGAGGTGGTGACTTCGTTCTCGACCATCTTCTCGGTGTACTTGATCGGAACCTGCTTATTGGTCTTGGCATCGACGGCAGCGATCTGTGCCTTGGTCCTGACCTTGTGGTCGAGTCGAGCGTAGAGAACGTCCAGCTCCGACTTGATCTGATTGACCTGATCCTTTGCGTGCTCGGTCAGGAACGCCCACCAGGCATACTTCTCAGCCTGGCCCAGGAACTCTTGATCCAGGTTCCCGTTGTCGATCTGAACATCGTCAGCGATTGGGTTGCCCCAGTCTCTGTCGTTGACTTGGAGTGGTGTTGCGAGCCCGTTGAAGTCTTTGTCCATCGTGTCCCCTTTGCCCTTTATACAGGCGAGGTGGGTCTTACTGGACAATCGGCCATGTCGATTTCACATGTGGAGGGCTTTTTTCCCTGCCCAAGAATCACGGGCATAGGAGACCTCGGCGATGATGGGAATCGAGAAGTTCCAGTCTTCCATAGTCTTTACGATTGGGTTGAGGACCGGCAACTCGTTCTTGTGGATGTAGAACACCAATTCGTCGTGGATCGTCATGACGAGCCGAGATCTCATCCCGCGCAGGATGTCGCCGACCCGGACCATGGCCACCTTGAACAGGTCAGCGCAGGTTCCCTGAATCAGGAAATTGACCGCTTGTCGCTGGCAGCGCTCGCGCTCCCACTTCTCCAGCCTTGGGTTGTTCAACTCCTCGAACCGGCGGTAGCGACCGAAGTAGTTCTGGACGTACTTGTCTGTCAGAACTAGGCCAGACGTTCTGATGATCCACCGCTTAAGCTGCCGGAGCTTGGCGAAGTACTGGTCGATGAACTTCTGACACTGATCTTTGGCGAACTGCCTCTTGGGGGAGCTGATCTTAGCCCGCAGGTTTTCGGCGCCGCCACCGTAGATCACAAGGAAGTTGGTTGTCTTGGCTACCTTTCGAAGGAGGGACACTTCCTCGAACTTGGGATGGGCGTTGTCGTCCAAGATCTTCAGAACTTCATCGTAGTCGTAGCCGAACACCTCGCAGAGGGTGTTGGTGTGAACGTCACGCTTGGTGACATTGTAGCAGTCGAGGAGTACTGGATCTTGGCTGTAGTGAGCTGTCAGTCGGACCTCGACCTGCGAGTAGTCAATGAAGACCATGATGTATCCGTCTGGGCAGACGAAAGCCTTTCGGATCGTCTTGGTCTTCGCAGGTATGTTCTGCAAATTGGGACCTTGGCTCGACATGCGGCCCGTGGTCACATTTTGGTTGTAGGTGCAATGAAGGTAGTCGTTGGGATCGAGCTTGCTGAGGATGTTCTCAACGTAGGTGCTCTTGAGCTTCTTGGTCTGTCGGAAGTGAAGAATATCCTCGCACACATCGTACTTGATAGCGAGTTTCTCCATGACCTCGACGTCGAGGCTGATCTTCCCTTTGTCTGTCTTCTTCGTGAGTGGAATCTTCAGACGCTGAAAAGCTTTGGCCAGCTCATCGTTGGAAGCGAGGTTGATCTGTGCCCCAAGCTTTTTCAGTGCTGACTCTTCGTACTTCTTGGCTTCAGCCTCGAGGTCCGGTCCTGCTTTCTCAAGGTACTGGCGGCTGATGTACACCCCCCTGTGTTCCATCTCGAGGAGAACCCAGAGCAGTTGGCTCTCCATGAGGTAGAGGTTGCGCAGATCTTCATTCTCGGCCACTTTGGGCATCTTCTTCTTCCAGAGAGCCCAGGTGTAGTGGGTGTCTGACGCCGAATAGGGCGTCATCATGTTGATCGGGACCATCCCGTAATGGACATTCTTCTTCTTGCGCATCAGCGTGCGCTTGGGATTGGTCGGCGTTGGCGCAGGGATTTTCTCGCGACCCTTTTTGGTGCGGAAATCGTCGATCGCCACTTCCCACATGTCACAATTGGGATCAATCTCCTGCTTGGACAGTTCCTTCAACTCGGCAGAGCCAGTCTCTCTGAGCAGCTTGTGCTGAATCAGAACGTCGTGGACCACTCCTCGAGGTGTGATCCCTTCGTTCAGGTAGAAGTGAAGATCGAACTTGGCGTTGAACCAAATTGTGATCAAGTCTTCTTGATCGAAGAATTCCTTCAGGTCATCGATGATGTCTTCGATCTTTAGCTGCTGCTCTCCGGTCTCGTGCCGAACAGGGATGTAGTAGCTGTTCTCTGCACCCCAACTGAAACTGACGCCTACGATGTGGCCGCCAGAGAAATCCAGGCTGTTGGTCTCTGTGTCGCAGGCCACCTGCTTTCGTGTCATGAGCTGCTTGTGGAAGTGCTTCCACAGTGGCATGGTGTCGATCAGGGTGTAGACTCCCCCTGCCACACCTTTCCATGTCCTAGCTTTCAGCGGATCATTCAGTCCGATGGGTGTGATCACAAAGGCTCCTGCTGTCTTGCCAGGCCACACAGTTCTTGTGCCTTCTCAGAGGCGATTCGATCGAGAGGCGGAATCATCAGGAAGAGCACAGCCTGCTTGTTCCACAGGCTCATGTTGTGCCACTCAACGTAGAGGGCGTCGAGGCAGTAGAAGGGTCTGCCATCGTATAAGGGTCTGCCATCTACGAGACCGTTGGCGTGCATCCAGAACCGTACGAAAAACGGGTCCCCCTGGAAAAGGACTCGCTGGACGAACTCCTCACACCTTCGACGATCGTAGTCTACGCTCACTTCATTCTCCGTTCACAGCTTCACTCCACGCTTGCCAGCGTAGTCTTTCACACGCTCGAGGTTGTCCTTGAAGCTGGCACGAGAGTGATCTTCGCTCCTCTTCTTGAGCATGGCGTTACGAACTTCTGGGTCGTTGCTCTGGAGGTAGGCACTGCCTCCGACGATGCGAACGAACTTGGTGCTCTTGCACTTGGGGCATGCCGTGTCGTCGGCGTCAGGTTCTGCCTTGCTGTTCTTGAGCCAAATTGTACGGACGTGTCCACACTCACACTGCACGTCGACGACGAACGGCATGTGACCCTCCTGCTAGAGATTCGTGAACGTGGGTGCAGGACGAGCGCTAGTGTTCTTGCGCTCCTGATCTTCGATCTTGAAGATCTGCTTGTTCTTGTCGTTGATTTGCTTCTGCAGATCCTTGTTCTTCTGAGCGAACCTCTTCTCCTCGGCCTTCATGTCCTTCTCGAGAGCCCTGGCAGCGTCAACCAGCTGCCGGCAGAGGAACAGGTATTGCGAGGCATCGACCTGGATGCCAGCTGCTTTGAGGGACTTCTGGAAGCTCTTCAGCTCCGTCTTGCAGCCTTCCATGACGTCCCAGTTGGGGTAGAAGTCAGGGACATCTGGGAGATCGTACATCTGGTTTTCCAGATCATCGATCTCTTTCTGCAGTTTCTGGACCGGGGACAGCTCCTTCTTGCCGTTCTTCTTGCCCGCCTTGGCCTTGGTAGCCATGATGATCTCCTATCTTGTGCTCTTCTGCATGTTGGACCGAATCTCTCGGTCACGTTCAGACTTCTCTTGCTTTCGTTTCTCTGGAGACTTGTAGCTGTCTTTCTTCTTGTCTCGTTCCGTCTTTCCTGTTCGATGAGTTCTGCTACCGTTGCCGGCCTCTCCAGACAATCGCTTCTCCCAGTCCTCCTGGTCACGTTTGCGCCTGGATTCGAACTCCTGACGCATGCGAGCGTCTTCGACGTCTGCCTCTGGAACCACCTGGGTCAGACCTGAGATCAGATCTTTGGCTGCTGCCACGGAGAAGAACATGACCTTCTTCCCAAGATCGCATCGGATTGAAACGAACTCGCGGCTCAGCTTACCGTCGTCTCGTCTCCTCTGTTGAACCAGAGCCGCGATCTTCACGGTAGGTTCTTCCTCCGGACCAACAGAAGTCTCCTTGATGGTGCGGACAACAGTATAGGGCGAGCCAACTCTCGAGGCAGCAGTATCTTCCATGACGATCTCCCAGGTTGTCAGGCAGAGTAGATCAGTTGGTGTCGGTCTCGACCTCAGCACGCTCACGAGCCTGCTCGGCCTTGTCCTTGACAGCCTGCTTGGCTGCCCGCTTCTTGGCCTCCTCGGCTTTCTTCTTGCCCACCCCGTTGTGCTTGCGGGCATCAGCCGTCTTGACGGCCTTCTTCATGGAGACCTTCTTCACCTTCTTGTCAGCGGGCTTGGCCTTGGCAGTCTTCTTGGCAGCAGGCTTGGCCTTGGCAGTCTTCTTGGTCTTCGCAGCGGACTTGGCCTTGGCAGTTGTTTTCTTCTTGCCGCCGCCCTCCTTGGCCTCCTTCTCCCGCTTCTTGCGAGCCGCTTCCTTCTCCTCGTCAGTCATCGGCTTGCGACCACGCTTGGTGCCGAAGGACTTGGTGGCCTCTTTGCCATCCTTGACCCACCGCTTGCCGGTCGTGGTCAGCTTGTAAGTGCCATAGGCTGACTTCTCAGCCCAGCCGTCACGAATCAACCGGCGGATGCTGTTGCGGACCATGCTCTGGGCCATGGCGTCGACTTCCTCTTCGCCCCAGCCCTTCTCGTAGGTCTCCTTGCAACGCTCGGTGGCGTCCTTGGCGAACTTCTTCTTCATCTCAGCGATGTTGTGAACTTCACCGTCTGAGAGCACGTCGTAGCACTTCTGTTCCTTGGAGTTGAAACCCTTGATCTTCATTGACCCTTCTCCTGTTCTTGGTCCGCCATTGGCATGATCCCTAGATGCTCAAACACCTCGGCAAAACGATCAACTTGCGCCTTTCGATGGATGTAGACTCGGTGTGGGTAGAACCTGTACCGCTTGCGCAGCATGCCTTGAGGAGGATGCTCGATCTTCAGTGTGGGCACGACCTTTAGGACCGCTTTCGCGAGGTCGCCTGAGATATCCATCCATCCGCCGCCAGGCGCTGTCATCCACAAGCGCAAAAAGTGAAAACCATCTCTAAAGAACTGATGGTAGTTTGATCGCCTTGATACCATAACTCCAGAACCAAAGCGATCCCTAAATTGCTTTGGCGCAAGTTCTAGATCTTCTTTGGTTTTTACCGAAGGGAACATCCAGGAATCAGGTAGAGCAGGAGGGCTCCCAAGCAGTTCCCAGATCAATGTTGCCAACTTGTCGATCGGCCTTCCTTGGTCTACGTAGGGGAAGCGGGTGTACTTCCTAACCTTCACCTTGATCTTCTTACGCTTGTTCTTGCCTATGGTCTGAGGTGGGATCTCCTGGGTGTCCTGGTAGGACGCAGGTGACTCTTCCTTCTTCTGCTCTACGCCCAAAGCTCTGGTGTAGACCAACTCACACAGCGATCTCAGATCACAGTCCCACTGGTCACAGATTCCGCCCACGTCTGTGTCGTTCTCGGTGGCGATCACAGAGTCGATGAACCAGTTGCGACCGAAGCATGGGGCTCGTTCAATGGTGTCACGTACCGCCGGACTTTGCGAAGCTTTGAGCTTGGCGATCTCTTCGATGAACGGATCGATGGACATGGGTTCCGGCTCTGGACGAGGCTCTTCGAACTCGTCACCGTCATCATCGATCTTCTTCTTTGGTTGCTTGAAGCCCATGGCGTGGTGGGTAAGCATGGGCATGGTGTCGTCTTTGTCGGTCATCAGGAGTTACCGCTTTTCTGTGGTCTTAGTCCGCTCGTGTCTAATGATATTGTGCGCTACATTGAGCCTATCATGTGCGATGGTCAGGTTCATCATGTGGAGATCGAAAATGTCTTGTACCTGGTCCGGGGTCAAGTCACCACATTGGGCAAGCCCCAGGTAGGGAGTGGGCGCAAAGTGCATGGGCTCAAACCTTGTGCGGTCCACGACTGTGAACTCGATCGGCAGGTCACCGTCTGGGTCCTTGTCGAATTTGGCCTCGATCAGAGCATCGATGATGCCACAGAGCTGCGGCACATCCGTAGGCTGGACCTCAGCCCATCCTCCTTTGCTTTTGCGTTTCTGGGCCAAGAACCTGTCGATCTTGGTGAGAAGACTCTTATTCATTTCTTGATCTCCTCTGGCCAGGCACCTTTTCCCACTTCAAGCTCATGGTTCACCAATCCTGATCTTGGTCGCAAGGAGTTCCCACATCGATGTCCAGAGTCCCATTCTTGATCGTGGCCCAGAAGTACGCCTTGGGCCTCTCCCCCAGAGCCTTCACCAACGCTTCGGGTGGGTTGAAGAATTGCGTGAAGGTTCGATCCTCATCGTAGATATAGAACCCAGGGTCCTTCCCTTCCTTCCAGTCAGAGGAAAAGAGAGGCTGCTGGACCTTCACGATGAATCGCTTGCTCATGCTACATCCTTCTTTCGTCGAGCTGACCGGCGGATGGCTGGGATGAACGGCGCGTTCCTGGGACCCTTGATGTGATCCTTGCGCCAGAACAAAAGCACGGACATCCACTCATCTCGCTTCTTTGGAGCCACGCCTCGCTTGGCCAATTCCTTGGCAGTCTCTGAGTCGGGCCATTGGTCTGTGAAGATCTTTCGACGTTTGTCTCGACGCAGCTGTTTCTCTAGTTTTGGATCAAGTGGTAGCGGACCTCGCATGATTCGACAGTTGGTGCTGCCTCGCACATCGTGCCGGTATCGCAATTCCCAATGCCTGCGTGGGGCGGACAGAACCTGCCGCTGCTTCTCCTGCAGGATGTCCTCGTGCATGGTGATCGTGTAGTAGGGCGCGGGGATGTGCTGCAACTTCATTCGCTTGGCGGACTTCTTGTACCTGTTCCGGTAGCCGAAGGACTTGGTCCTCTCTTCGATGGTCACCTGGTGATCGTTGATCCACTCAACAATCCAGGTCACCACCCAAGGCATCAACGTTGCCGGCCTTACCCATTCGTCCCCTTTCCGATCAGTGAATGGTAGTATGCTTGCGTGCTCTCCATGCTTCCCGTGGACAATATTGGCGAGTGTGAACACAGTTCCTGTCGACGTAATGATGACTGCACACAGCCAAGCTGATCCAGTTTCTTCCAGGCTGTTAATGTTATAAGCCATCCTTTGGATTTCTGACATCTCCAATGGCGGATCGATGGCAAGGTAGAGAACATCAAATGGGAACTTCTCTGGCCACATACTGCCACAGGTATCTTTGATCGTCTTCATGTACTTGGCAGCATGATCATCATCTCTGATTACAACACCGTCGTAGTCCCAACCGCAGTTCTTCGTGGTCAGTCGATCTGCGAGGTGGTAGAAGTTTGCAAATAGACTCACCGGCACTTCGAAGATGCGTGCCTGGTTGACCAATCCCCAGTTGAGACTGGCTCTCTGACGTTCAGCTTCTCCCAGCTCGGTGGCTGCAGAGGCCTTTCGAAACGTCGCCAATGCTGTGAGGTACAGCTCCACAACCAGGTCCCGACCATTGATGAACGTGGTCTTGTTATTTGGATCACCTGGGATGCCGGGGATACGAAACGGAACCGTGTTCGATACCATCTCCTCGAGTGGGGCTCGTTGATTGACAATGTCGACCCACTTGTCAAAGGCCGCAGCTCCTTCCGGCGACAGGACGGACCTGAACTTCATGAGTTTCTCAGCTCTAAGCCTGGCCGCTCCAGGAAACTTAGTGATGTCTCCACCAGACTCGAACACCTTCACTGCTATTGACCCAAGCTCGTTGGCGATCTGCTCTTCGATGCGCTTGACCTCGTTGGCCAGACCGCAATCGATGCACTTCTCCTGCTCGATGTGCTTCTCGAGGAACTTGATCCGCAGCTCTGCTGCGTTGGGCTCGTCCCAGGTCTCGGACGTGTACTCCACCGCATCCATGCAGAAGCCACCCTGCCAGATGTTGACTAGCTTCTGCCACTTCTTAGGATCGGTTATAGGCTTCACCGGGCACCTCACTCAGCAGCCTGTCAATGACCCTCTTGATCTTGGTTCTGGAGTACTTCACCTGCCTCTTGGTCACACCGAGATATGAAGCCAGCCGCCAGTTAGCGATGGTCCCGCGCTCTCTCACCTGGTCTGTCACCAGATGCACTGGAGGATTGGCCAGAGTCTGGAAGACCTTCCTGTCCATGGGTCCAAGCTGGCTACTGATCTTCTCAATCAGGCTGTCGTATGATTGCTCTGGGATTGAGTAGCTACTACAAGTCTCAGCAGCGAAGACAGTGTTGTATTTGATTCTAGCTACCTCTGCCTCCATCATGTTGATGGCTCGCCACCGCAGATGCCGGCCAATGAACGTGAGGAAGGTGTTCTCTGAGTCGTCGTAGCGCGGAGTGGCAGTCACGACCTCGAGCCACAAGTCCTGCAACGCATCATCGAAGGAAAGGGACGGCATGTGGGTCACCATCCAGTGGGCAAACCACTTCACCGCTCTGTGTACGTCAGGACTTGTGATATTCATCGGGCACCTATATGGACCTGCTGATTCTTCCGCAGTAGCCGATCCAACTCTCCTAGCATCACCTTAGGAAGGTCTGTCAGATCGTTGATCACGACTGAGTTTTTGAAGTACTTCTTCACATTGTCGGTCATGATGCCGACAGCGAAGACTTCGATTGCTTTCTCTACTTCCTTGGCCACCCTCTTGAGGTACAGCTCATGATCTTCTTGGAACTGTTGCACGTTTGGGCACGGCTCACCGTCGTTGAACCAGAACAGCAAGCGACGAGGCTCCTGGTATGAGAGGAGCCTCTGAGCCGCCAGCCTCAGGCACTCACCGTCGTAGGTGTTGTCGTGTTGCTGTCGCTCCATGGCAGCACATCGGTGCTTGACCACGTGCCACGACTCGTTGAAGGACTTGTAAACCCCGACCCAGATGCCGCCCCAGCGAGTGAACACCTTCTGATCGGCAGGCGAGGCACTCTCGTAGACTGAGTAGCCTGCATAGGACGAGGTGGATGTCGAGAACCCGCAGACCTCGAATGGGATCTTCAGGGCTTCCAGTACCTCACCGAAAAGCATGGCACTGGCAGCAGCCAGTCTGAGCTTGGCACCGTGCATGGAGCCAGAGTGGTCCACCCAAAGGCTGGCTCTGGTATTGAACTCCGGGGCCTCGACACGCTGCCAGAAGACTCGTTTGCTGGTCTCGAGGCTGACACGGAAGAGGGACCGTCGATCGACCTTCCCACGCTCCTTACCCGGGTCTCGAAGAGCGCGGTTGCGGGCCAAGAGGTTCCGCATCATCTTCATCTTCATGACATTGGTAATCGCTCGGCTCTCGTCGAAGAGCTTACGAGCTGCCTGGATGTCACCACCATGGACCGGACTGATCTCATCCCTCTCCGTGGTGTAGACCAGGTAGGAACCACGAGACTGTTGCTGCGTCTTACGAGCTTCCTCACTCGCCAACTGCTGCCGGTCAGATAGCTGGTCATCCTGCTGTTGCTGCTGGTCCGTGGGATCGAAGTCAGACTTCAACGACTCGGGAGTGTCGTTTCCCTCGTCCAGATCGTCACCCTCTTCCTCGTCAGAACCATCCCCATCCGTTTCATCCTGATCTTCGTCATCATCTCCTGGAGCAGCCGGAGAATCACCCGGCTCTGTCTTCTTGTTGTCCTTCCGGCGACGCCGACGCTTCTTCTTGCCATCTCCATCACCATCGGACTCAGACTCATCACCTTCGTTTCCTTCTTCCTCTGGTGGCGGCTCAGCCAGCTCGTGCAACTTGGTCAAGATCTGTTCAGCCAACTCGAGGGTGGCCTTGTTGTCTGGCTGGTCCTTGGCAGTGACCAGGAGTGGAGCAACCTCTTCGACGTACTCCCAGAGCTTGGGCTCCGTGATCCTGACCCACTTGGTGAACTCATGGTCCTGGCCAAGCCCGGCCACTGCGCCGCACATCTGAGAAAGCTTGCCCCACTCGGACAAGCGATCCCAATTGCCGATGAGTCTCTTAGTGGCCCAGGAAGCAGTCTTCTCAAAGTTGGGCCGGCAGCCCCTCCACTTTTTGATCATGGCTGCTTCGATGCGAGCATCCTCGCAGATGTTGACCATGGTGTGTAGCTTCTTGGGGGTCTTGTGCTTCTTGATCTTGGTGCCAAGAGTGAAGTCACTGTGCAGAACGTGGCTGGATTCGTGATCCACCAAGCCTGGGATGGCTTGCAGGAATTCCTCGGGGGCGCCCTCGCCGATGACGGGGAGGAAGATGCGCTTGCCGTCGGTGCAGCAGAGATCACCCTTGAAGATTACTTCGATGCCGTAGTTCTCAGCCAAAATGCGGCTGAGCTTCTCAGTGGTGTTCTCGATGAGCTGCACACGAGCGGTCTTCATGGTGCCTCAACCTTCTCCACATCATTGATGTCACAGCTGAACCAGTACCCACCGTGGCCTGTCCAAACCACAGTAGGATTCGTCACAGGCAGGATGCCAGCTGTGGAGCCGGGGAGCAGGTGATGGATGCAGACCTTCCTACCACGTGGGTTGTCGTAGCTGGGCCCACGCTGTGGGTGTGTCGACTTGATGATCACTCCTTTTGGGATCAGAACGTAGTCTCCACGCTTGATCGGCAGTGAGTCCAAGCTATGGTAGCCCTCGTACTGGATGTTTCCGTCCCCTTCGCACAGACCACAGCCAGCGATTGGGAACTTGCTGGTGTCGCTTCCAGTTCCATTACACCGTGGGCACTTCATCGCTTGATCCCCCTTGAGGTCTCGAAAGGCATTCCTTCCAGCATGGCTTCCAAGATCAGTGTTGAGTCAGCACCCTCTTGCTCCAACTTCAGAGCCTTGGGTGGCAGGATGTGGCACATGTGATTCACTGGCATGCCATCCGAGAGCCTGTGCCCTTGGTTGCAGTAGGAAGTGCAGTAGATCTGCTCATCGTCCATGGTTCACTTATTGTCGATCTCTGTTTTCCTCAGCTCCACGAACTTGCTACTGTCAGCCCCCTCTCCGGTGATGACAAAGTCTTCTGTCATCTTCAGGAGTTGAAGGAAGAACTCGATTCCGTATTTGCAGCACAAGTAGCTGACGTCCATGGGCCCCGTGGCCAGGTCTTTGCGGACCCTGCGCAGCAGCGGCTCGAAGATGCTGACAACCTCACCAAGGGGCTTTTGGGGATCGCTCATAGGTCACTCTCACTTCTTCTAGATCGATTACTCCCTCGTCATCCACCTTCTGAATAGTCAACTGCACTCCCGCCGGTAGCACTACAGTAAGAATTGGGTCGCAGTGATTCTTTGTCTTCAACCACCCCGCGATCGTATCTGTGAGCTTTTGGGCTGCTGTGACCATCTGCTCCATATAGATCTCGTCGTAGTCCTCTTTGGTGCATTGGAGCACAGCAAGGTAGCGAAACATCCTATGTGTCCTCGAAAGCTCTCTGTACGATGCCTCGACAGACCTCTGCGTCCTCAGTGTTCATGCGGTTTAGGAAGCAGTACTTGGCTGCCGTGATTGGGTTTCCGATGAAGAGGTACTTCTCCACCCAGTTGATCAAGTCGCGAGTGGAGAGGGGAACGCTCAGTTGGTGATTGGCGAAGGCGTCGCGCACCTTGTTGATGCACTTGACGAAGGCGGTAGCCTCGTGGTTCTTGAGCGGAGGAGTGTGCCTGGTGAACTTCTTCAGCAGCATCTTCTCCTCGTTTTCCGGCTTGAGCCAGTCCATCTTGATCGTGAGACCGAACCTGTTGAGCTGAGCGTAGTTCTGCACCCGGGTTCCGTGAGCGTAGAGCCCAGTGTCGTCGCCCTGCCCGCAGGTGTTGGCAGTGGCCACGATCACGTTGTCCGGGTGCAGATCGACGATCTCGATTTCTCCATCTTCGTCCGCTCCCTTCTCCAGGAGCATGAGCTTGCCATCTTCCCGCTGCAGCAGTCGCTGAATCACGAAGCTGGTGTCGGCGTTGATGGTGTCCCACTCGTCCAAGATGATGATCGTCCCGGGGGTTGTCATGGCCACTGGCAGGATTCCCCGCTGGTAGACCATGGTTCCCTTCTTGACCACCCACTCACCCACTAGGTCGTTGCGGGTGAGGCAGGCGTCGAAACTGATCTTGAAGACGGAGTAGTTGAGCCTGGCAGCCACCTGCTCGACCAGCGACGTCTTGCCCGTGCCGGTGTGTCCAACCAGGAGGACCCGGTCTCGGTTGGTCATGCCGAGGAGGAGAACCCGGGTCTCGTCCTTGGAGAAGATGTAGCCCGGGTCGATGGGAGGCGTGTAGCGAGTCGAGTCGGAGAAGCCCTCGATTTCCACGTCGTCCTTCAGGTCGAGCCCGAAGGTCGCGTTACGGGAGAAGGCCTTCTTCTCTCGCGAGGCTGCCGGAGCCTTGCGTGGCCCCAACGGGGGCGGGGTTTTCTTGATATCGCTCACATTGATCTCCTATTCCATGAGAGCCAGCTGCACGACCCCGTTGTAGTCGATCTCTAATTTCCAGCCTATCGACTGTGCTCAGCATGGAATTCATGACTATCACATGTATCATAGGGATAGCAAGCATTTTATACGAGATCACCAAATAGCCTTTGATTCTCTATCCTTAGCTAAGTCCATGAAAGAAGTAACTTTTTCAGGGATGATCCCATTTTCTTCATCACCATGGGAGTTTACCCACAGGAATCGATCGTTTGTCACGATGGTATCGATGTTCATGTAGTTGAAATTCAAGTGATTTGCAGGTCGATCCCATTTCCCACCAAGGCCCATGATACGCTTTTTCCACGTTTCCATGGCCCTCTGAGAGTCCAAGCTGGAGTACTCTACAGCCTCAACATTCTGTAATCCAAGCTCTTTTATCAACTTTCGGATCGACGTACCTGGCCAAGATGCGCTCCGTTCCTTCACGATGTCATAAAAGATCACCACCCTTTGGAACTGAGACGCTACCTGCTGCAGCAATCTGACGCTCCATTTGATCAACCCGGCGTCTTCAGGATGGTTCGAGGTCATGAATCGTCCGGTGTGGTGCCGGATCAAAAACAGATCAGCAGTCTTGACAATGAGAATCTCGCTCATCGAGCTGCCCAACTGCAGAACTCCGGCGACTGCACGTCGATCGCTGCCTTGACCTCAGCCTCCATCAGCTCGGCTGAGTGCAATGGGCAATTAGGATCTAGTGTGTCGCCGAGGTCCAGATCGAGTCTGTCCCAGGCCTCGTGTTGGTACGGAAAGACCTTGACGATGAACATGCCTGAGAGTTTCTCAGCCATCTTGATCATCTTACTTTTTGCGTCTCGGTCCCATGCCAATATGATCTCTTTTACTCGATTCCTTTGCAAGAGATCAATTTGGCTATCGCTGAGCTTCTTCCCGAAGCAGGCGAAGCCAAGGCGGCTCGTCATCTCCCGAATCGCATGCGCGTCGATAATGCCCTCGGTGAGGACCACACGACCAAGGCCCATGGAGTTGGGATGGAAGAGGCCTCCCACCCAGCGTCCAAGAGGCCAAAAGAAATGAGCAAGATCTGTGTCTGGCCAGTTGACCCACTTGGGCCTCTCCCAAGCAGCGCCAGCATCTCGTGCTACAGCAGATCGACACGTTCCTTCTTGATCGTAGATTGGGAAGATGATTCGCTTGACAAAGGTGTTCTGATACTTCTCTGGCAGGAAAGGGAGCTTGGAAACGCAGTACCTGACGTCGTAGAGGGCCTGCCGGTCATCTGGGAAGCCTCGCTTGCCAGCGTAGCGCTTGAAGCTCTGGGAAGCTCTGCCAGTGGCCTCAGAGAGCTTGTAGAACTGCCTGGGCATGTCGATGGTCCGAAGCTCAGGTACGACCTTTTCCTCCTCCCCAGTGCCCTCCTCTAGCTCGAACATCCTCTCCAGAGCCATATCCAGGTCTTCGCAGTCGGGAGTGATCTCGACAGACTTGATGACCCTCTGAAGAGCTACCTGGAAAGAAATGTGTTCAGCATCGGCGATGAAGCGGGGCAAGAAAGCAGTACCACGCTGCACGTCTGGGTCGCCATAGCCGCACTTGTAGCAAATCCAGGCCTTCTTGTGGATGTTGATCCAAAGATGTGCGTGAGTGTCTGAGCCGGCGCAGCCCTTGGGAGCGAAGCAGTTGACTCGAAGTTCGCTGCTCCCTGATGGGATCACTCTGTCGAAGGTGCCGTGGACGTAGCTCTCGAGATCAAAATTCTGAAGTGCCCGCCTCAGTTTTTCGTCGATCATGAATGTACTCCATCCGGAAACCGGGTTGACGCCTCAACCAGCGCTCCAATTGGATTGCGCGTTGACCCTTGAAGCGTCTGACAATAGGAGGAGTGCTCACAACTACACCATCCTGATCAACTTCCACTCCCACCGTCATTCTTGTTGTGCTGAACCAAACCCACATAGGATTATGGTGGTCCTACTTGTACCCGTGGCGGGCGACTGATCGTAGTCTTCTTCAAAGGTGGTGGCTTCTTTTGGATCGTCGGTACGGTGATGATCTTCTCGCCGCTCTTGTTGAATTCCACCGTCGGGTCGTAGAAGCACATGCGCTCGAGGTCTGTCTGAATCTGGACCATGACGCCCCTGGGACCGTTGCGGTTCTTGGCCAGCAGAAGCCTCATGATGCCTTCCTTGGCCTCTTTCGGAGTCTGGTTGATGGTGACCAGGAGGTCGGTGTGCATGGCCTTGCCGATGTCCTCCGACGTGTCCTCCTCGTCGTGGGTTTCCTTGGCATAGGCGGCCCGGCGGCTCTGGGTGGCTGAGATGAGAGGCACATCGAACTCACCAGCCAAGTTACGCAGGCCCAGCGTGATCTCTGTGAGCTGCTCTCGCTTCTCCAAGCGCAGGTCGTGGCTCTTCACCAGGTCCAGATAGTCGACCAGGATGAGGTCTGGTATGAATCCAGATCCAATGCACTTCTCTATGTGGGCCCGGATGGTGTGGATAGTGGGCGCATGCATCGGGTAGTACTTGATGATCAAGCTATTGCCAAAGACCTTGCCCATGTCGCCCAGTGCAGTAGCTAGTTCCGCTTCCTGGTCCACTAGGTCTTTGACCTTGATCCTGGAGAACGAGGCATCGTAGCGCTCAGCTACCTCGTCCTCGCTCAACTCCATGGTGTAGTGCAGTACCTTCTTCTTGAAGATCACCGCTCGCTTGCCGCAGTGGACCAGAGCGATAGACTTGCCTCGAGATGTAGGGGCCATCCACAGAAAAAGCTGCCGGGCCTTGACGCCTCCACCCATTAACTCGTCCAGCTCGGTGATACCCGTGGGCATGATCTTCATCTGCTGCCGGATGATTCGATTGGCAATGCGCTCGGCGTAGCTGATGAAGTACTGGCTGCCGATGTCGTTAACTGAGGTCCCGACCCGAAGTGCCTTCGAAAGCAGACTTTCGATCTCGTCGAAGGCTGTATCGTCTGTAGCAGTCCTGGTGAGCAGGGGTGGAACCTCGAGGATGGCCTTCTTGATCGCCTGGTGGCGGCAGAAGGTGGAGATCTCCTCTATGATGTAGACTTTGTTGTCGACAGGTTCCTTGATCTTCTTGTAGACCTCAAGGAACGAGTGAACCTCAGCGGACTTGATCCTGTTGTTGGTTGAGTCCTTCTTCAACTCGTTACGAAGAGCGATGTCGTCCATCCTCATCTGATAGTTTCGATAGTAGGAACGAAAAGTCTCGAAGTACCAGGCGAGAATGCCGTCGGCAAAGTAGGCCGACTCGACGATGTCTTGAGCGAGGAGAAGGAACTCGAAGTCCTTCATCATCAGAGCCAGGACTTTGATTTGGAAGTCCCGGCTGAACGAGAATTTGGAAGTTGCCACTGAGGATCCTTTCAAGACTCCGCATGGCGTGGGAACAAAACATCGGTCCCGATCACACTTCAGAGCGACGGAGTATGAACATCTGCTTCAACTGCTGATACAGCACGTCGACCTTCGTTGGCTTGAGGTTTTTGATCTTGTATCCCCACTTCATATGCTTCCACCAAGAGTGGTGCTTGTCGTCACATGTTCGATCGTGGTAGGCCCGCCACATCTCAGCCAGCCGGCTCCACTCTTGCAGGTTCGTTAGAGGACGATACAGCTCTTTCTCGCGTCCTAGGAATTTGGCTGATCCATTGGCAGACACATGCACTTGGCCCAATCCATAGTCGTTGGTTGAAGAGCGAAGATTAGATTTCCACTGACTCTCGTGTGTGATGAATGCCACCAGCAGTAGAGGATCAATTCTTCTACGAGATGTCACCTTGTGGACAATCTTCGCGTAGTGTCGCACCAGTCTGCGCGACAACTGTGGAGCGACTTTTTGGATTGCCACTTTCACTTCTTGCACTGTGTAGTACTTTTCAATCGTCGAATGTTCTAGTTCTGGAAACAGGAAGAATAGTGCCAGAAAGATCGTCTGCATGGGGCCTCCTCAGGACGTACTTCACCTCTCGATGACGCCGTCTCTGGAAACCCACATGACTCGTCCAGCGGCCGACGAACACACCGACGATGAAGCAAAGAAAAAAGTACAGCATGATCAGATTCGTCCCAATCGCTTTAACTCGTTGAACACCGAGTTATGAATCAACCAGCGGGTATCGAAGATCCCGACTGGCGCGAATCTTTCGATGCACTGTCTCTCGTCCAGGCCCCAGTCTAGCATCAATCGTTCTAGCCTAGTTTTGTTGATCCTGTCAAGTTCCTGATCTGTGATCTTCGCATTGAAAATCACGCGTGACTCAACAGAAGCTGAAATCTCACCTGAATCTACTCGCTTCCTGTACTCCTTGTAGCGTTCTTTTGCTGGAAATGCACCAGTCCTTCCTCGCAATTCGTAAGGCTTCGCTGCTCGTCTCTGCGTGCGATGAATCCAGAAGAATTGGGCCCGGCAGAAATCTTCATAGGGAGCTTTGATCTCGTCGGCGATCTTGGATGCCTCCAGGAGAGCCTTGTAGACTCTTGATTCTGGATCAAGCTCACTGTGCCGGTTCACCCAGCGAAGCGTTGGCTTGAGGCGGTACTCTCCAAGAACGGCCTCGTAGGCCAAGGCCATCATGAATGCTGGATCAATCTTCCCCCTTCCTGCGGCGTACCTTCGATCCTGAGATGGTGGCGATTTTTCCGCCACTGTGCAATATGAGATCGCTTCCGCTGGATTGGATGGGGTAGTTGATAGCCTCTCGGAACGATCGGTGGAGTGCTGACGGGAGGAAGAGCTGCGTTGGTTGTCCGAAGCTGCTCGCGAGCGCGGCGGCGGCATCTTCGAAATCTTGGGGCTTGAGGGGCTGTCCCCCGAAGATGTTCCCACTTCCTCCGAAGAAGACTGGCTTTCGAGACCCGAAGAGGGGGATGTCGACGACGGTCCAAGCGCTCTTTGACGGGCTCTCAAGACGCGTTCCTGCATCTTGGTTAGCTTCACCCTGGCCATCGTCTTCCATCCTCCACGGGGCTTCTGGGCGCCTCACACGCATGCTCTGCCTCAGCTTCTCCAACTGCCGGCGAAGTTCTAGGTTGACCTCACTCACTCAATCTTCCATGGCGCATCAGGACGCTCGATACGGCGGGCCTTCCTGGCCTTCTCTTCCTCCTCAGCAGCTTTCATCATTGCGTCTACAGCAGCGATGTGCATTGAAGGATCATCTTGCGGCCATTGGCCAAGATACTCACGACGGAAGTGATCTGTGTTTCCTGTGTGGCCAACGGAAAGTACAATGCCATCGATGATCTTTTTGATCTCAGATTCTGAATCGGTGATGGCCCAATTGGGCATGTGGTTCTTGGCAAAATTGACGATCTCAAACATGCTGCTATGGATCTCCTGAGCAGTCTGTGCATTGTTACGGCTACCGATGAATTTGTCCGCTTCAGAGATCATCTTCTCAGCAATGGCCTGCAGAGCTTTTTGCTTTCCGCCACGATGCCAGTCTCGAAGACTGGCCTCGATGACCTCTATGAACTGCTGGTGACTAGGTCTGTTCAATGAATTCGGATCAATATTGGTCAACGTTGTGCGGAATGCCAAACTCGATGATGGAAGCTGCTGTGTCTCCGTAAAGAACGAAGATGGTGCAGTGTTGTCGATGTCAATCGTCTGCTCCAAAACCCAGGTGCAATAGGCCGAATCGGCCGACCGCACTAGCAGCCCCATCGGCAAATGGACCTGCCCAGACTGAGGCACCAGCAGTTCTATCTCCGGCGAGATGCTTTGCTGGCTGTGCCTGACCTGGACTACCTCCAAAGTGGCCACAATCCCTCTGCTGTCGCAGAAGTCAAGATGATCTCCTGGGCGAAGGTCTTGGTTTCGGATGGCGTGATGACCTTTGATCCAAAATGTTTGCATGGGTGTCGGTATCCTCATTGAATTGATGATCGACTGCTTGAGATGCTCCTGCCATTTTGCCCAATGTGAATCAAGATCAGAGTTGCTGATCTTAATTGACTTGATCTCAAATTCAGCGGACCCCATACTCCGTACTCCGTAGCTATAGATCGCGCGCACGCGCGCGTTTTTATTTATTACTATCTCTTCTTTCTTCTTTACTTTGATCTTCTTTTAAGATTGATCTTAATGGATAGAACTCTTCCCCCTTCGGGGGAAGAGATTCTACTGATCCCCTGGAAGGGAAGCCGGCAACAGGTGAACAATTGAGATTCTTTGAGAATTGTCCACGTAGATCCTTATTTCTTCTGACAATCTCAGCCGCGACCGATTTCGTTGGAGGAGGGCTCTTTTTGATGGGCGCGGGAGAAGATTCAGGATCCACGCCCTCGCCGGCTGCAATCTTAAGCTCTTTCGCCAGCTTCTGGATCTCGTCGTCCTCAACCACGTCAGTGGAGACGGACTTCTGGGACGGACTCTCCTGACGTACGTCTACTAGGTCCGTCTCTAGAGACGGACTTCCGTGACGTGGTTCCGGCCAGGAAGGCTGCCTCTGGAACTTGAGGGAGGAGGAAGCAGACCAGCGAGCCTGCCGGTTCGAGTGGTCAGAGGTGACGAGCTTGTGGGTCCACTCGAGGTCGGCGAGCCAGCGCTCGATTGTGCGGTACCCGAGTCCGGTCATGCCGGCTAGCTCGGTTTTGGTAAGGGAACGATCGTGCCAGAGGAGGAGCAGAAGGAGAAGCTTGGGTCCAGGTTTGATGCTTGTGTCAGCGATTGGGTTTCCAAGTTGATCCATTTTTCGCCACAGCACACGCGCAAAGACCCCCGCCCCCTGGTCTCATAAGAACCAGGATCACACTGGACTCCAAGGAAGACCAAAGGGCTGGTTACCAGGGTTTGGGGGATATGGTGTGTCTGTGCCTCCTTGGGTACAGTTGTTGGTTCTTATGAGGCCTCCAGCGTCTCATGGGCATGTAGGCCTCGTCAATACCTATTGCACAACATACTACTAGTATTGATCTTTTTCCTTCTGTCTTGACACCTCTTCCGTGACCACTTACGGTAACGTGGTACACCTGAGAGATACAATCATGGGTAGACCTCGGAAGATTAAGAAGAAACCGCCACCCGTTCCACCAGGGCAGCTGATGCAGCGCCCTCGCAAGGGATCTCTTGACGAGATTACCGATAGGCGTCAGCAGGTTATACGACTGCGGCTCCGAGGCATGGGGTATCGTGCCATTGCCAAGGAGTTGGGTGTCGGGCACATGACTGTCAAGCGGGACCTCGAGGCCATCTCCGAGGAGACCCGTACCAAGATGGGCAAGCTCGAGAAGGACTACGTGCTGGCTCAGTCCCTGTCGGTGTACGAGGAGATTGAGACACAGGCCTGGGACCAGTTTTCCAAGAGCGCTCCTGGCTCCACCCAGCGGGCCAACTTCCTGCAGGTGGTACGGGCGGCGCGCAATGACCAGGCCAAGTTGTTGATGGACATCGGCCTCATCTCCAAGACACCCCAGGAAGTGCGGCACGTCGTGACCTCGAAGGTGATCGAAGGCTGGACGCCGGCAGCTCAAGACCTTGTGGCACTGGCGATCATCAAGGCCGGGCTCACGCCGGCCATGGAGCCTATTCCCGATACCAATCAGCTTCCTGCTTCCTTCCCATCGGTGATCGATGCTCCACCAGACAGCGATGAGGACGAAGAAGAGCAAGAGGCCCCCGCTACGTGATGTCCTTCCAAGGTGCATTGGGACGGCTGATTGGTTCTGCTTTGAAGAACTCACTCCTGGTGCTGGCTAGCTTCACTAAGATCTTTATTCCAGCAGGAACGTGATCGTAGAGAGAGCAGACCAGGTCTTCTCTTTCTCGTTCACTGATCCCAGACACAACGATGGTTAGTAGTCCTCGGTCCTCATCGATTTTGTGGATCCAAATATCTGGATATTGATCTAGAATTAACTGATTGATGCCATAAATGGAGTAAGCGGTCGGGAGTTTGGGCTTGCTGCCTGGCATTGGTTGATCCTAGTCAATAATCCATGGAGCTGCCCGCCTTATCATTGGTTCGAAGAAGCTGACTGAGCCGATCTGAAAAGGCATATTGTTCTCGAGGCAGTGCAATACCCACGCTAGGTCTTCTTCTCCTACGAAAACAAGATCTACTAGACCATTGACGTTGAAGTTGATCGTTTTTAGTTTGATCTTGGGCAGGTATCGTCTGGTGTAGAACTTGACGGCTGTTTTGCAGTAGGCAAGGAACTGGCGGTGTCCCAACACTGGGTGATTTGGCATCAGTTGATGTCCCGATGTGGTGCTTCGCTCCGGTAGACCTTCAGCTGTTCCGGTGGATTAGCTTGAGTCCACCTCTCGATCAACTCGATCGCTTTCTTCAGGTGACCAAAGTCAGAGTAGTTGACCACCTTGTCGTTACTGTGGATCCTGACGTCGGTGATGAAGTCGCTGTGCCGGCGGCCCTCGTCATCTAGAGACTTCCAGATCGCGAACTCGACCCCGGTGTAGGACTCAGCGGGGGCCCCGGGGATGGAGTGGAGCCCAAAGCCAGCCTGGATGGACAGGATGTAGCCGTTGGGGGAGAGAGCGTGGATCGAGATGCCACGGGAGTCCCGCCACAGCTCCTCGACGTCGCTTCGATCGGAGATGACCCGCCAGCCTCGATCGATCAGGAGCTTCACGAGAAGGTCTTGCGTCATGGTTGACATCGTTCTGCTCCCTGTTCTACTCTCTCCACAGAGGCGTCATAGGCCTGTTGGAGTCTGCCGGTTGGCGCCAGCCGCCAGCGGCCTTTGGCGACACTCCGTAGCGGAAAGCAGACTCGCCTCGGGGGCACCCGAGGCTGACCGCTATCGAGCCTCTATTTCGTAGTCCTCGTCGTAGTCGGCGACTTCTTCTTCGTAGGCCGCCTCGGTGTCTGCCGCCTCCAAAAGCTCTGTGTCCGAGAGTAACCAGATCGCTTCGTCTCTCCAGCCACGCTCCTTCAAGTAGCTCTTGGCGTACCGCCAAGAAGACAGATGCGGGGCATCAGAACACCGAGGTGGAGACGCCGAACCTTGTCCTCCCGGTCCATCTCCAGGCGGAGCATGTGGAGGTCTTCAAGGATCTGAGCGGTTTCTTTGTCCTCGATGGCTTTCAGCCTGTTGGCTTCCTTTTGCTCCTCTGGTGTGAGAGTGATCTCCTCTTCCCACTCTCGTTTCCAGTCCGTGTCGCAATTGTTGATTGATCGGCTCATTGATCCCTCTTCGTACGGTAGTAGAACGACACCTTCACTGTGTCACTAGTCGTGGTTGGCACATCACCTCGTCGTAGATCTTTTTTGCTGCTTCGTACGATTCGGCTTGGAATTCCTTGATCCGTGTTGCCCCCTTCGTGAGGAAATCCTTCTGAGGATGATTGGCTGGTAGCAATGTGAGTTCCAGATCATCCTTGTTCCAGATCTCCCAGTCCTTCACGTCTTCCCAGGTCAGCTCCCACTCTTTCTCGTCCCAGGGAGCTTTACCCTTTGTGATCAGCTTCCACTCGTCTTCAGTCGGGTCACGGAACTCGCCTCGAAGCTCAGCGTCGTACTCCCCATCCCGATCAGGCCCCCAGCTATGCATCCTGCCTTCCCAGATGCTGATCCCATCAGGAGCATTGTCAAGCCCATTGTCATCGAGCCTGTAGCTACCAGAGCCTTCGTGCCAGGCTGCCCAGCAGGAACCGATAGCGTAGAGAACACATCCAGCTCCACCATTGCAGGCCACCACCAGTCGGCTGTTCATCTCTCTTTTGTACTTCGACCACGGAGAAAGCTGCTCTCCAAGATCGATGGGCTCTGCAACCGTCCAGTCTTTGTTTGGCATCACTTTTTCTCGCTCTCAACTTGATCCAACTTGGTGTACAGAATAGCTTTTGTCTTCTCTCGACGATAGAATGACACCTTGACCGAATTAGGATCAAGGTCCCACATCGGATCTGCGTCCTCGAAGTCGTTTCCAGGAAATAAAGACCCACGCCAACTACGCACACACTCTTCGATGTAGCCTCGGGCGTCAGTCTTGGTCGCCGTGGGTGGCAGTTCCAGTTCCACCACAAACTTGGCTTTGACTTTCCGCTTCATCGTCTCTGCCTTGGTTCCCAGGGGACTGCAATCCTTCCGTCACCGTTGCAACGATCGCAGACCTCGCGGTTCTGGCGCCGGCCTACAGGGCAGTCTCCCACACGATGTAGCTCGTCGGTAAAGTCTTCCATGAAGACCCAGTCCCTGACTGTGCCATGGCCCCCACATTCTGGACAAAGCACAAGTTTCCATCCTGGCCTACGCTTCCCGTTGCGTGGATACGTGTTGAGATCACGTATCCCCTGACTCGTAAGTTTCGACTCTGGCATCTTCTAATCCTTGACGCTACTTTTCGTCTGCATCTGACATGTGGTGCATTACCTTGTTGCGAAGAGGCTTCAGTCCGGCTTTGATTCGATTACGATCACATTCCTCAAGAAGCTTGAGCTTCTCCCACTGGGCCACACGTTTTGCTACGTCCATTGGGTCCTGAGACCCTTCAAGAGCTTCAGTAGGGACACCCTTGCGGATCGCCCGGTCAATGGCATAACGCAGCAGCGCATCTTGATCCTCGTCCGAGATGAGCTTCTTCTCTTCCATGACAAAACCTCATCGGTTGATCTCCTTTTTGATCTTCTCCACATCTTCCACGCAGAGTGCTTTGACCTCGTCGTCTGCCACCTTGTCAAGGAAGTACAGGAGGAGGAACCCGAAGTCCTTGCGGTTGAGCACACCTTGCGCGAGCCTGTCCCAATCAACGTAGGCCTGGTCAAAGTGGAATCCTTCATGGATGTAGATCTCAAAGGCCAACCTCGCTGCTTGTGACTGTGTGAAGTCGTTGCCTGCGATGGTTAGCATGACGGATTCTCTTGCCATGCTTGATCACTTTCTTCTGGGGTGCAATGGTCTTCGTGGGTGCAGAGTGGGTGCTCGACAGCTCATGAACGCAGTGCCGGACAGCCAGACCAAACCCAATGAGGCAGGCTATCAGAATCGCCAGGGTGAGGACGATCCAGAAAGCATTCTCGAGGCGCTCCCGAAGAGGAGGTCTTGCTTGCCCGAAGACCACTCTGGGAGGTGCAGAGAAGCTTGGGTAGCGGGCTGCAGTTCGAGGAGAGAACACTGGAGCCACTGCCAGCTCGATCACCTTCAGGTGAGTCTTGCCGGGTGCCAGACGGGTTCCTCGGCCGATCATCTGCTCGTAGAGAGAGCGAGAGTCGGTGTTACGGGCCAGGATTACGCACTCGACCGTGGGCTCGTCGTAGCCCTCGGTGAGCACGTTGCAGTTGGCCAGCACCTTGATCTTGCTCTGGCTGAATTGCTTCAGTGTCTCGGCGCGGTCTTCCTTGTCCATGCCACCGTGGACGAAGCAGGCCTTGATGTCGCCCTGGTTGAATGCGTTGGCCACTTCGATGGAGTGCCCCACGTCATGACAGAAGATGATCGTCTTCTGGTTGGAGGCCAGGGTCTTGTAGGCCTGCAGGACGTGTTCTGCATCCAGAGACTCGACCTGGTGCTCGATCTTCTGTATCGGGACCAGGAAGCCCTTGTGGGTCAGCTCGTCCATGCCCATCGAGAAGATCACACCGTCTGTGAAGACCTCGAGGAGGTCTGCATCATCGGAGCGGTATGGCGTGGCTGTGAAGCCGATCACCACTGCGCTCGAGAAGTGGTCCACGACCCGACGGTAGCTCTGTGCTGAGGCGTGGTGGCACTCGTCGATGATCACCAGGTCGAACTCGCTGGCGTTGAACTTGAGGAGCCTGCCGTTCGTGTTGAGGCTCTGGATGGACGCCACCACGACCGGGCAGTTCTCGCTGGCCTTCTGCTTGGCCTTCTCGATCTCAGCGCTCAGGCCAGCGTCTTGCAGCTTGTCCTGGGCCTGGGTTAGCAGCTCGCCTCGGTGGGCAATCACGAGGGTGCGCTTGCGACTCAGAACCTTGGGCAGTTCAGAGAAGATGACTGTCTTGCCGCCACCTGTGGCCAGGTGAGCCAACATCCGACGCTTGCCTACCATGACAGCGTCCAGGATGCTGGAGAGACAGGAGTTCTGGTATGGTCGAAGTGTTCTCATCCTGAGCAAATATAGTCGATCTCACTTTTCCTACTCGATGTCACTCCATTGAGTGTTGACTCGCTTGCACTGCCTGAGTAGCTTCCAGAGCACTACCTCTTCCCAGACTTCCCACTGGTTCAGGTCCCAGTTCCAGATGAGGATGTAGACGGACATGGCGTAACCATCTTTCGTCGATCTGAATTCAGAGTACAGCAGCACCCGTCACCAATGTATAGCTGCCGTTCAATCCGAAGTCGATCCTTTTTATTCGCATCAAGAACCAGACCACACCAGTAGCGACCATCTTGAAAGCGGAGAGCCCCACAAGGGGGTTTGTGACCGTAGAGAGCAGCGCCGACGATGCATGGTGCCTTCTTGCAGCAGAAGCCGCAACCCACGCAAGACGGATAGGCTACAGAGGTTCTGGGCTGTAGATCTTCCATGATGCCTCAAGCAGTAAGGCCTGCTCCGCGATGGATGTGGCCTCTTCCAGTTCTCCGGCTGCTTTGGCTTTCAGTGCCTTGTCACGGAGGTACCTGATCCTTTCTCGTACCGTGTCTCTGAATTCTTGTATCTGCCAGGCTTGCTCACGAGCGTATTCCTCGAGAGATTTCCCAGGTGCCTTTTCCTCCTCGTATGGGTCGATCCCATATTTGATCCAGTCTATTTCTCTTTGGTCCATCACCACACAGCCTTTTTGGATCGTCCTGAGATTGCCGATCCGAGTTTGGTTTTGGGCTTCTTCTTCCTTTTGGACTGGCGCCGTACCTTGACGCTGGTCACCGTGGAGTCTTTCATGTTCTCCACGTACGGCTCGAGAGCAGAGATGATGTCACCGAAGCCACAGTGGTGAAACGTTTCACCTAGAAGGGAAGAGGCTGCGCTCAGGAACGTGTCGTAGTGGTTGAGGGCCACCTTGCTGAGGATGTGTGTGTCTGCCCAGGCAATGCTCCAGAGCATTGCGGCGTAGGCGTGAGCACGCTTTTTGCCAGCCTTCAGCATGATCTTGTGGGTCTTGGCATCGAAGTGGCAGGTGGACCCAACCATCCTCTTGCTGTACTCGATCTCGATTCCCATTCTCTTGACTTCATCTCTGTTGTTCCAGCAGATGAACTTGATGATCTGGGTGAATTCTTTTCTGATGCGCCACGGGTAGCAGTCGCTTTCCTCTTGGAGCTGGATCCGCCGGGCTTTGGTCTCTTCTTTGCGGTTCTCTTGCATGGTCAAAGAAGACACCATGGCTCGTCGGATCAGTGATCCTGCTTTCTCTGAGCAGGGAAGGCAATAGCGCCGGATATCGTCGTGATGCATGGTCTTTGGTGCTCGCAGGCCGGTGTTGCAGTTTGGACAGCGCCAGATCTTCATGATCAGTTCCTGATGATCTCGATATGGAGGTCCATCGGAATGTCGAAGACAGCTCTGGTGGCGGTTTTCAGGTCCACGGTGCGATAGGGAAGGTTGATGGAGACTCCCACGACTTCCTCGGTGAGTAGCTCGACTCCTTGTACTCCGGCAAAGGCTGAGGCGGGTCCGAAGATGACGAGGTCTCCCACCTGCATTTCCTTCACACAGATCAGCATTCGGTTCTCCATATTCTTCTCCTCAGCCATAGTGTCTTCGATCTCAGTCTTCCTGGTTGTTTCTGACCTCATCCTCGAGGTAGCTGACTGCCTCGTTTGGCAATGTTGTGGTGGCACGAAGTACCTTCAGCTCGAGGGGCTTGGCTAGCTCTTCAAGCTTGGCCTGCAATGCATCGGCCTGGTCGTCATTGGTGACGGTGCAAACCTGGATGTCCACGTTTCGGCCGATCTGGCTGATCCCAACCACCATGAAAGTAACCATTGCCATCACGCCCTCTTAGTTCAGTTGGTTCTCGCTGCAGGGTGCTTTGTGTCCGCCACGCAGCTTGCAGTAGTCCTTGTGTTCACAGTCCTTGCAGTCCTCATTCTCGTCGACACTGGCCTCCATGTCAGCCACAGCGCCAACCAGCTTGCCGAGAACAGCAGAGGCCAGGCGCCAGTAGATGATCCCGTACCTTTTTGATACGTAGCTGCATTCCTCTAGGATCCGATTCATGAGCTGGTCGTTGAATCGATCCAGGTCTGTTGGTTGGAGATGCCTCTTGATGTCCACGAGGCATTCTCCGAAGATCGAGTTGAGAAGGTGCTCTCCGGCGTCTTTCTCTCTCATGTCCACTTTGTAGCCGGTGCTGAGGGTGACGTACTTGGACCTGGACTTTGGACGGGCCACGGTGATCTCCTAGTCGCTGCTGTCGACTACGTTGAGGTGTCCGCACTTGGTGCAAACGCTCACATGATAGCAGCGTCCGCCGTGGTAGATACCTCTTTTTTGGCACTCCTCGGAGCTGATCCCTTGGTACGTGTGCTTGCAGCCGAAGCGGAAGTAGGAGATCTTCTCGCCCCAGTAGTTGCAGACGATCCCGATTCCGGTTCCGTCGTCGTAGAAGTACAGCCACGCGTCGACCATGGTGCGGTTCTTGCCACTGGTGGGGAGCATCTGTCGGTGTTCGATGAACAGGGGTGCGTAGCTGCTGAAGCGAGTGTCCTGGACCAGCTCCTTGATGGTGATCTTGGTCCAGCCCGGAGGGAAGTCGTTGTAGCTGCCCCACTTCTCTTCGTGATCTTTCGGAGGGTTCTTGCTCTCGAGCTTGCTGATCATTGGCTTCTCCTCAATCACGGTATCGTCGATCTCACTTTTCCTGGGTCAGCTCTTCCGGGTAGTACTCCAGCCCGCAGTATCCGCACCACGTTGATCCGTTCTTGTCTTCCTTGGCCTGTCTCTCGCCACACTCTCTGCATGGCGGACCCGAGGGAGCTGGCTCTGGGCTCTCGCTCTTCTCACAGAGCCTCTTGAGGGCCTCCTTGTCGGTCATGCCGGGCTTGAGAATCCCAGCTTGCCGAAGGATCGCTCTCTCTGTCTGGGTCAGTGCCATCATTTCCTCTCGTTCTCGTCTCTGCCTAGAAGGGACAACATGCGTTGGAGAGCCTGCTGCTCGAAGGTGGTTAGATCGTCCTTCTCCATCGAGAGTAGCTGCTGCACCAGGTCTTCCGTGACCTTGATGAATCTCTCGTGGGTGCTGACCTTGGCCATGGTTCACTCCGCATCCCAGTTGATGCCGCTGACAGCGTCCTCGGCTTCCTGTCGCCACTCGTCCTCGTCCTTGACCTTCTCCACCTTGTCCTCTTCTTTTAGCATCCCAGGAGATAGACGGATGGACTCGCTCTCTTCTGACGTCGGCTTGATCGTAATTCTTTGTCCTCCGATGGTGGGGTCTTCGTCCACCTCGGTGACCTTGTACTCGTCCTCGTGGTAGGTCACCAGGTCGCCCACCTCGAATGTCTCGTCGTCGTTTTCCTCGAATCGGCTCTTGATCTCTTCGAGGGTGCTGATAGCATCGTCCAGCTCGCCCATGGTGCTTTCGCAGTTCTCGGCACGGGCCTGGATCAGATCGATGGTCGGGCTGCCACCTGGGAAGGCGTTCTCGAGGTTGCTGACCTTGTCCTCGCAGTCGCTCTGCAGTTGTTCCAGCTCGCTTTTGGCTTCCTCGCAGGCGGAAATGAGATCATCGATCTCGCCGAAGTCGCTGATGGCTGCGTCGAAACTCTCCTGCGTCGAGTAGTAGCTCGAGAGGAAGTCGCTTTGCGTGAGTTGCGATGCCTTGGGGTAGGTCTTGCTCATGTGCTTTCCGCCGTAGCGGAACGCCCACCAGTAGTAGGACTCGCCTTTCTTGATCCCTTTCTCCGGGTAGTCCTTCTGGGCCTTCTTGACCTGGTGAACGCGTGGCATGTCAGGCTCCTTTCTGAAGTTCGATGAAGGACTGGATCTCACCGGGAAGGACGATCTCGTATGGCACCACGGGACCGACGAGGCTGGGCCAGTGGTGTGTCGTCCTCAGGACATGTTTCTTGCCCTTGTACTCGACCCAGAGGTAGGTCTGCTTGGCGATGACGCTGGTGCAGCAGCCGTTGAAGGAAGGTCCGTAGTAGGAGGACTGGTGGACCTTTCGGATGATCGTTCCGATGTCCTTCTCTCGTCCTTGGTTTCCACACTCGAACTGACTGACCAGGATTGGGCACATCATGTTGTCCTCTCTCTCTCGGTAGTGGTCTCGACTAAAGTATCGTCGATCTCACTTTTCCTCCCACTTGAAGTAGAATCTTGGTCCGTGCTGGAACATCAAGGAGCCTTCCTTGCCGTCGCTCCTGCGACGCACCTCGACAAAGGGGGCACCAAAGGCAAGTACCTCGAAGTCCCGTTGCAGCTCCTCGGTGTTCCAGACTTGGCCATACTTCTCCTCAAGGGTCTGCCGGTCGGACTGTGGAGCGTTGATCTCAGCCTGTAGCATGCGTTGAAGGGTTTCTGACATGTGTTGCTCCTTTGTCCGACTACGGTATCATCGATCTCAGTTTTCCTAGCCCTCGATGTAGAGGCACCAGGTGTGTTTGCACTCGAGGCACTCTACTTCGTAGTAGAGGAAGTCGCTGTAGCCGACGGCTCGATGCGTGCATTTGACGTTGCAACTGCAGTTGCAGGGCTTGGTGTCCTCCTTCCACCACCAAGGACTCTGGAATCCGCGATCGTCGTCGATGTGCTCGGTGTGTGCGGACTTCCAGTTGACGATCTGCCGTGCCATGTCAGTGCTCCTCGGTCAGTTTGTCCTTGGGCAGCAGCCGCACGTGGGTCAGGAAGAACTCCCTGGTGTCGCCGGTCGCGGACTCTGTGGCGATCCGGATCATAGAGGTGTCACTCGGCCCACTTCTGGACTCGACCCACGCAGCCATGATGGTGGCCTCGCAGTACTCCAGGTGCTGTGGTTCGAGGTCGTGCCGCTGGATCGTTGATCCTTCTTTGGTGACTGGCCACAGTTGTAGCAGTCCTTTCTTGGGTGCAACCTTGCGGCCGATCAGGTTAGTGTGCATTCCCTTGCTTGCCATTCTAGTCCTCCTCACCCAGCACCCACCGCAAGGCGTGCTTGAATCCGACCGACAGGCCCGGCTCATCGAGCTTGGCCAAGATCTCCTTGCGGCTCTTGGTCTTCGCCGAGGTCTTGCCCGTCTTCTTGGCCACCTTGCGAGCGGTGGGGCGCTTGTGTCCGTTGTTCTTGGCCTCCTCGAGGAGACCGTCAAGGGTGCTTACCTGCTCGTCGGCGGGGAGGTCCGCCAGCTTGGCTGCGGCAGAGGCGGCGATCTTGCCCTCCTCCACGGCCTTGCGCACCGGAGCGGCGCAGGAGAGGAGCTTCATCCAGGCCTGCACGCAGTGCTTCGTCACGCCGAAGGTCACGGCGGCCTCTTCCTCGCTCCGGCCCATGGCCAGGTAGCGGGAGCACTTGTTGGCCCGGCCCAGCGGCGTGTCGTCCTGGCGGTTCTCGTTGGCACTGATGCTGACTCCGAACAGGTCGCTCTCGGTGCCCCGGCGCAGGACAGCGGTCACCCGCACCGGCTCCTTGCCCTGGGCCTTCAGCCGCTTGTTGGCCTCGCGGGCGCAGCGGACGCGCTGCCGGCCGTCCACGACCACCGGCTTGTCCTGCTGCTTGACCACGACCACTGGCTCGATCACCCCCTGGAACATGATGTTGAGGACCAAGCCCTCGTCGAGGGGCAGGTTGATCCTGGGGTCGAACATGGGATGCTTGGGATCGTCGATCAGCACCAGCTCGTTGGGGTCGAAGGTGTAGGCGTTGGTGCGGTTCTCGAAGGCGGTCTTCATTGTCTCTCTCCGTTGTTCGTTGTGTTCTCCGACCACGGTATCTTCGATCTCAGTTTTCCTAGCTGGCCTTCTTGTCCGCCCCCTCGCGAAGGAATGCCTTGGCTGTCTCGTTCTCGTAGCCAGTCGAGGGCCAGCGCGCCGGCAATCCAGACTGTTTGTTCTTGACCACGTAGTCGACGGCGTTGATCTTGAACATCTGACGTGCGGCCTCGCTGAATCGTCCCTCGACGTCCTGCTTCTCGAGGTCCGTCATTGTCTCGTCGAGGAGCTTGCTCGCTTGCACCTCCACCTCGGCCTTGAACTCGGCGATGAGGGCATCGAGCCTCTGCTGGTACCGCACCACGTCTTTGGCCTTCTTGTGGACCTCGGTGCTGTACCAGTCCAGCAGCTGCGCGGAGCGGCTGATGGTCAGCTCCTTGGCCTTCTGAGCCTCGTGGATGGTGTGGGCCTCGGCGTGGGCTGCTTTGACGGCTTCCAAGACCTGCTCGTCGGTGAGGGTGATCAGGCTGCGCATGTGCTCGTCGTCTGGGATCAGGCTTGGCTTGTCCACCATGCTGACCACGCCGATTCGGATGGTGTAGTTCATGGCGGTGCGGCTGTAGCTGTAGCGACTGATCTCCACCTTGGCGGAAGGCAGGTGCTTGGCCAGCACTTCTCGGAACAGTCCCACGGTGCCTTGATCCTTCTCCGGGTCGCCGATGCCATGGCAGCGAACGGAGACAAAGCACTCCTTGCCGTATCGACGATCCCGGCGAGCGTCGATTTTGTTGAAGCGGGTTTCGATCTGGAAGAACTGGTCGGCCATTTGTTTTCTCCTCGGTACCGGTATCGTCGATCTCACTTTACCAGGTCGACGGTGTGTCCTAGAGACTTGAGGTGCTCGAGGTACGCGTCCAGGTTGGTCCTGTAGTACTGACCTCGCTTATTGCCGTTGCCGTCGATCCAATCCAGAGTGAACTGCACGTTTCCATCTTTATCTGGTTTCGGATCTGTGATCTTCAGTTTGAAGTGCATTGGCTGTTCTCTCCTTTGTTCCTAGCTACCTACTCGTCCTTGGCCTCGCACTTGAGGATCGCCACCATAGTTTCTGGCAGCTGTCTGCGGTACTTTCGGATCAGCTTCCGAGAGAACCAGACCTCTCCGTCCGTGAAGGGGCGAGCGAAACTACGCTTGGCCAACTCGTGGCCAGCTGCGGTGTCCAGCTTGTTGAAGCCGCAGCCGTCCTCGGTCCTGGCCCCATCGCACATGCCGGCGAGGGTGCGGATCCCCTGCATTGCTGCCTCGCGCTCTGCGTCGGTGGCCACCGGGTACTTGGCTGGCCGCTTGTCTGCATTGACACCACCACCCCCCTTGCTCGAGGGGACCACGGGGATGTTGACCAGGGTCGCGAGGTCCAGGGCCTTGTCGCTGATCTCCTGCTTTTCGACGATCAGCTCTGCCATTCGGCAGTCGAGGGAGCGGTCCATCACCAGGTGCTGCACCAGCACGCTGTTGACCTGGCCGATTCGGTGCGTCCGATCTTCGCACTGGCTGACCCATGCAGGAGTCCAGTCCAGCTCCGCGAAGACGACGTGGCAGGCAGCGGTGAGGGTCAGGCCAACCCCAGCGGCCTTGATCCCGCCGATGAAGTAGCGGCAGCCGGGGTCCGTCTGGAAGCGATCCACCAGGGTCTGGCGCTTCATGGGATCGACGCGACCGTCGACAACCACTGCAGTCTGGCCGAATGCATTGGCCAGCGTGTCGATCACCTCGTGGTGATGGGCAAAGATCACGACCTTCTCGATCCCAGCCTCGGCCATGCCTTCCAGGTGCTCGATCACCTTGGGGAGCTTGGCGAGTGCAACAGCCTTGCGGGCGGCGCTGATCTGCTCGAAAGCCAGCTTGGCGCCCTCCTGCAGGGCGGCCACAGCGGCCTTGTAGGCCTCCTCGTCGCCGGACACTGCGGCGAGGTTCACGGCCAGTCGGAGAGCCTGCAGGTGCTCCTCCTGCTGCTCCCAGGCTGCATTCTCAGCGTCGACCACGGAGGCGTCGCCGTTCAGCGGGAGCACAACCACCTGGCGGCGCTTTGCTGGGAGATCTGTCAGCACGTCCTTCTTGAGCCGGCGGACCATGATCGAGGAGCGGAGTCGCTGCTGCAGATCCTCGAGGTTCGAGGCGCCAGTGAAGTCCCAGACCCACTTGCGGCCAGCCTGGATCTGCTTTCCGTCGCAGTACTTCTTGCCGAATGCAAAGGCGCTATGCCAGGCCTTGTTGTCGAGTGCATGCAGGAGCGGGAAGGCCTCCATGGGCCTGTTGAGGATCGGGGTTCCCGTGAGGAGGAGAACGCGACCTGCCACCTGATCCACCAGGCCAGGCTTGCGCGGCGAAGTCTCGGCCCAGCCGGTGGGGGTCTTCTTGAACTTGGCCTGGACTCCGAGGACACGCTGCGTGCGGAGTGCATCAGGGTTCTTGAGGTAGTGGGCCTCGTCGCAGATCATCACGCCCCACTGCCGGCCCATCAGGGACTCGAGGACTGCATCCTTGAGCCGGTCATAGTTCACGATCACGTAGTCCGCATTGGCAGGGATCGGGTTGCCATTCTCGACCACGTAGTAGGTCCAGGGTCGGGTGCTCCACTTCTGAGACTCGCGCAGCCAGTTGACCCTGAGCGAGGCGGGGCAGATCACCAGGACGGACTTGATCTCGGGATCGTTGTTGCAGACACCGATGGCCTGGATCGTCTTACCGAGGCCCATTTCGTCTGCGACCAGCGTGCCCTTGCGACCGAGGGCGAAGGAGATGCCAGCCTTCTGGTATCCGAGGTACTCGAGGCCAGCGGGCTTGGCCAGGTCGACTGCTGCGTCGGTTGCCTTCGAAGCGGCCACGACCGTGAGGTGGGGGGTCAGTGCGTCCTTGGCAGCCTGGTCGCAGTACTGCTCGAGTCTGGCTGCCTTCTCGGCAAATGGGGTCCACCAGACCTTGCCCAGCTTCGCGGCGCACGCCTTGCAGCCGGGCTTGCAGTTGCCACCGTGCCACCAGAAGCCAGCGGCCTTGGGGATCGACTTGTTCTCGAAGCTGAAGTTGGCGATCCAGATCCCGTTTTGGAAGGTGACCATGTGTCTCTCCTCGGTTCCGGTATCGTCGATCTCAGTTTTCCAGCCCGGTCTTGCCCCTGCAGGCCTTCCGGTTGGCGTCCTTCTTGCGGTTCCGGAAGCGGGAGGCCTTCCTCATGAGAGCGTCGAGAGCGTGAGGGTTTCGGCGTTTGGGCTGTTGCAGTTTCATGGCGCGGGTATCGTCGATCTCAGTTTTCCAGTTGTAGCAGCGGAGATCAACAATTCAAGATCAATAAATAGACTTCTGAATCATCTCCCCCTCGTTATTGTCGATCTCAGTTTACCTGGCTGGGCGCCAGGCTACTTCGAGGCCTCTCAGGCCTCGCCAGAGGCATCGGTTGATCGCCTAATCCCCTGGCACTAACCCAACCTCAAACGTGCCTCCTTGAGCCTCCCAGAGCGTCTGGGAGGCATTCATGATCAACCTCCTTGCCGTTTCTTCTTGCTCTCGATGAGGTCAAGCACCTGGTGTTTGGGTTGGCCTCCAGCCACGCACCGCACACCTCCTGGTCCTAGGTGTGGCATGAGCCTGTCACTCATTGAGAAGCCGACTATGCTCCCGCACCATGGACACTTGATTTTGTTTTTCACAGCTTCACCCTGTATAGGCCTTTCGGTCCTAGCGCTGTGCGCAGCCAGGCCAGCTCCCAGCCCTCGCCGCACCAGGACAGATCGTCACCACGCAGCCAGGCCCAGCACAGCTTGTTTTTCCAGTAGCGACCCTCCATTGCCTTGTACTTGCGCAGGGCAGTCTTGCAGCCAGGGTGATCCTCGAGTAGTTGCTGATCAGTGTTCATTCCCATCTACCTCCTCGTCCTCTCCGTCACAGTGGCAGTCATTGCAGTGGTAGTCCTGGCAGATCTCGCAGTAGAACCATTGGCCATAGGTGCCACACTCTCGGCAGGGAACGCAGCACAGCCCGTCGTCGGGGGCGAAGCGCTGGCCACAGCCAGGGCAGCGTGCGGTGATAGAGAAGTCACTCATGGGCTACCTCTCACTCGGCGGCGTTCTTGCACCAGTAGTGCCACTCTTCGACCGTCAGGTCGAACTCCCGGATGATGGCCTCGATCCTGGGATTGATGATCTGAGAGGTGGGCCACGGCATGTAGGGCCGCTCTCGGTCGTTCAGATCCCACATACGCTGGATCGCCTTGGCCAGCTCGAGGCCTCGGGAGTAGTGCTCGACGCTGCGCTCGGAACGGATAGCCATAGGCTACTCCTTGATCCAGGTAGCAGAGTCAAGCTCAGCCTGAACTGCCACAACGGGATCGTCTGGACCCAGCACGCGCTCGATCAGCGTCTGGGCTCGCTTGCTGGGGGTCTTGGTCAGGAAGCCCCGCCCTCTGCCGGCGTGGTAGTTGTAGCCCTCGGGCAGCTGATCCATGGTCGGATCTAGCACTGCGCCAGTCTCGTCCTCCAGCCACCAGTGCATGCCCTGGCCCAGCTTTCCGCTGTGTGGGGTGAGGCCTGACTCCTTGCCGCCGAGGAGGTGGTAGAGAGCCTCACTTGCCACGTAGCAGTGACCAGCGACGGGATTGGCCTCGGCTGGGGTTTCGACCTTTCGCAGGTCTGGGGTCAGGTTGGAGCGGATCGAAGCGATGAGGTACAAGAGGCGGTCCATTATGATCTCCTTTTGGCCTCGATATCGTCGATCTCAGTTTTCCTATGTCACGACTAGGTGGTATCGTCCTGCTCTCGAGTGAGCCACTGTTGCCACGTTGTCGTAGCTCTCGCTAGCTGGTTGATCCTCGAGGCCTTCTTTCCACACAACCACGTCGTGACGCGTGGCCTCGTGGTGGTAGGTGATCGTCGATCCGTTGCCAAGGCAGCTGACCAGCATAGCAGCCTCCTCGACGTGCAGGCAGGCAGCGCGGATCTGGTTATCCATCCACACTCGCCAGACCAGCATTGACAGCTCGTAGCCCATGAGATCCTCCTCTCAGATCAGGTTGCAAAGTAGCTTGGCAGCAGCCAGGATCGGATCGTTGTTGTCGCGACTGATCCCAGTCCCCATTGCGGTGTAGTTGTTGTCCCGGTAGTAGCGGTGAACGCTTCCCAGCTTTGCATCCCAGCTGTCCCCGTGGATATCGGCGACGTATGGAAAGCAGTCGTCGCTTTCCTGCTCTGGCCGGCGGATCAGGCGGAAGGTGTAGCCCATAAGCTTGAAAGATCCATCCTCGAGGATCTCCACCTTCGCCTGCTCGCCTGACCAGTCCTCCCGGGTGATCGTGACGGTTTGCATTGGCTACTCCTGCGCCTTGGCGATCTCGGTTGCCTCGCTGTAGGCTCTGCTGTAGCGTGTCATGCTCTCGTCTGCATTGATCCCGGTGAGGTGGGCGATCTGCGTGGCGAACAGGATCGCGATCGGGTGCCGGTTGCGGCTGTCAGTGTCCAACCCCTCGGCGCACAGGGCGCGCATTGCCTCGGCGAAGCTGATCACCACTCCGGACAGGTTGCAGGCGCTTTGGACGGCCAGTGCATTGTGCCAGTGCTTTGCGTCGATCATGGTATCCTCCTACTGGTCCCCGACGTGGGTCTGCAGGCGACCGATCATTGATCGGATCGTGTCAGCCATCAGTGCATCTCGGTAGTTCTCGATCCTGTTGATCAGCACGTCGCACA